TGTTAGCAAACCGGGTATCATAATCAGTCTTTATGACATTGCTTGTAGCCAAGATATAATTCGTAGTATTGACAAAGATATTGTCATAGTCAGTATTGAGGTAATTACTGACTGCTAAGATATAATTGGATGTTTCTCCAATAATATCTCGGTTATTTATGGTATATTTGTGATTATTTTCGTTATTTGTAATAATATTAATATTACCTTTAACTTCTAATAAATTACCATCTGCCTGTGGAACAGTTCCGATACCTACACAGCCATTATTTATTACTGTCATCAACTTATTAAAATTGTATAATATGGTCATCACTTCTCTTCTATCACCAATATTGCCACCAATTTGATTGATTCTTAAAGCAGTATCGCTATCATAATTAGTAATTTCTATTTTTTCCGTAGTATATATGTCCGTTTGTAATGTTGTGGTATTTCCTAAAACTAATAAATCTGATGCTACTGTAAGTGTCCCGTTAAGTAATAAATCATTATTATATACATTACCGACAATGAACTTATTATTATTACCAACATATTCAGCTATATTGTCAGTATTCAAATTATTAACTTTAGAAGTAATAGAATTATTTAGAGAGATGATATAATTGCATGTTTGTATAATATCATTTTTGATACCAGTATTCAATATCTCTTTGTTTAAAAATCTCAGAATAACTAAACCACTTCCTCCTGAAAAGCCGTGATTAAAATAGCCACCTCCACCTGAGCCCGTATTATCTAAGCCATTATATATAATGTTTTCGTTATATGCATAGCTCCCTCCTCCGCCACCACCAATTCCTCCCAAGGCATTTTCAATATTACTGGCACCACCGCCTGCAAAATAGTTAGAGCCTGTAATTGCATCATAATAGCTTTCTTTGTTATCATTTGATAATGAAAAAATAGTTTTAAAATTAAATAAATCCATCGTACCATCTTTAATGGCATTAAGCCCTGCGCCTCCGTTAATTTCACCACCAGCAGTATCACTGCCACCACCACCACCGTTCAATATATATCCGACTTTGCCTTTGTGATACATACTGGTAGCCGTTATAAAGTTATTAAAATTAGTCGTAAGCTGACTTATCCCACCATTACCTGCACCGCTACCACCGGCTCCTAACTCAATATTATAAGAGCCGCCACCATTAATATTTAATAATCCAAAAACAGTATTAACACCCTTCGTGTTTTCTTGAACGACTACATCAACATTATTGATATTTTTAATTACTTTACCGGCTCCGCCACGACCTACTTTAACAACGACGGTTTTCTTGTCCATCGTAGCATTATCAATATACACGAGCTCTCCGGCACCTCCTCCGCCTTCATTTGTACCTCCACCGCCCCCGCCTATTAGTAAAATATCGCATTTAGTATAATTGGGGTCATTAAAGAACAATTTATATTCTGAATAAATATTCGCACAATATAGCTCGGTAATTTCAACATCTGTCAATACCCTGTTATATATTCTTAGGTCTGATAATGAAAATTTAAAAGATGTTTGCGAAGTTCTTGAACGCCCTATATTTTTAACAACATACCTGCTACTTGTTTCAATAACTGCTCGCGAATTATATATAATATTAGTCTCCTTAATATTATTCAGATGTATGCTCCATATACCGTTGCCTCCTATAGTCCATACTAAATGATACCATTTATAAAGCTCTATATTTGTACTTAATATATGCTTGAACTCGCTGAGATTGAATATTCTCAAAGATAATTTATTATATTCGTCAGTTGCTTTTTCTAATATAATATCAATTTCTAATAAGTAGGAATTCGTAGCACCGCCCAAAAATATTACAGAGCCTTTTTGAGAAATCTTTTCTTCAAATTTAAACCAGAAAGAAAAGGTAATGCCTTGAGTAGTCCCTCCAATAACCTTGGTATTGTTAAAAATATCATAAAAATCTATTGAACTATCAAAATATGCGTATGAGTTTTCTGTACCATTAAAATATAAGTAGTTATTATTGAGAGGCGTATATTCGTATTTTTGCTCTTCGGCTACTTTAATCAATACATCTGTATTATTATTTATAGTAAGAGCATTTGTTTGAATAGAGCCAGTACTTTGTATATTAGAACTGTTATTTACCTTTTTACTATCAAAATTGAACCAATATGGAAGAACAGTATTGCGCGAACCGTCTGCATTATTATCAAATGTAGTACCGCGGTCTGGGTCGTATTTAAAAACAAATTTTTCGTAATTAGTATCGGGTATATTATTTGGCGTCAATTCGGGTTCTACATCAGGCCTTTGAATAACGATATCTTGCGGTTTAATTGTTATGACACCATTATCATCTACGAAAAGCCCTTCGCCTACCTTGACGAGGCCATAATTTGATGTAGATGTTTTAGGGATTCCGCTAACATTATATATGCGAATATCATTTTCAATATGATTAATGATTTGAGATATTACATTGTTAGAAGTGCTCTTAATATTGCTCCCCAATACTTCTGCTGTTTTTAAAATATAGTTAGAATAATCTTTGATAATATCTTTGTTATTTATAAATAGTGCATTTTCTACATTATCCCATATAAAGTTTGGCGTACTTTCTAATGTTCTAAAAGTTTCGTTGTTGAATAATATTCCTTTATCAATAAATGTGCTACTACCCGTCCCTCCCAAAGTTTGGTCGAGTACATAGTTATTATTGAATGTACTTTCGTTTATACTTTTTATTGTAATATTCGTAAGTTTGTCTCCTGAGCCTACGAACTTACTGGCTATAATATCTCCATTTATCTCCAAATCGTTGGTTGCCAACGAGAAAACCGAACGAGTAGTACCAAACGGGGTAATACTATCAGACATTATATAATTATGTATATACTTCTTAATAAAAATAAATTAAAAAAAGAATAGGATATTTTATCGTATTAGTAAATAAGTTGCCAATAATATTGTTATGGATAGCGAGATTGTAATAGGAAATATGTGAATAATCGGGCTTTTTATATAGTGATCTTCTATTTTGTCGGAAAGGAGCGTTTCTATTATTTCCATATCTTCGTTATATAAATTATTATCATATACTTCTCTAATATTATTAATACTATATTCAATAATCATATTATATTATTAAGTAATTAAATATATATAATATTTATATATAAATAACGATGAGGTCAAAAAAAAAGGGTGGTAATTGTAATGATTTACTTGAGGCTATCATTCCATTAAAAAATATTGATATAAATGCCGACGTCGGTAGATTGATATCTAGCAGAGCGTGCGATGAATTAGCTGTGAATTTGTCTAACCGTGTCAATTATGAGGTATTACAAGATAAATCAATAAGTCTTGCAACAGATAACACAGAGACCGTAGATTATTTATATATTAATAGTAGAGGAGGTTGTAAAAAAATGGCTAAAGGCGGCGATAGAGGCGGCAATAGCGTCTGTAATACTTGTATGAATGGAGGTTGCTTTGCCTGCAATAAAGGTAAGAGAAAGCTAAATGTTTATTATAAGAAGATTATTGTAATTATTCCAGTTTTATATGCAAAATACAAAAAATTTGATAAAAAGAAAGGTAAGAAAATGAAGGGCGGTTACGGGTCTTTTATGGAAAATATAATGAATGTCTCAAATCTGTCATTTGAATACAAACATTTTGAACCCATACATTTTGGCAATCAATTACAAGATATATAGATATCCGTATGTGTTGTCTTATCTTTATATATATCTTTATCTCTAAGGAAGATAGTGTTCTTTATTTTTTTCATAAGGATAATATTTGTGTATATCTAAATATTTTTTATCTTTGCCTAATTTTCCATAATTATCCAGGACTATTATCATATTACCAACTTTAATTCTAAAATCATTAAGCGATTTCTCTATCTCTTCTGTATGATTAAAACCATAGATATGTTTAAATCTCTCGGGGACTACAAATACAAGCGAATATAATATTTCAAAAATATCATTTTTAATATCATTAAATATCGGTATATAAACATATGCATCGTATCTGTCTGCTAATATGTATATATAGATTTTCATTAATTTATTCATTAAGATTATTAAATTATTATAGCGTGTCTTATCAAACTTCTTAATAAATCTGAGGTTTTTGATGATATCTAGGAACTCCTTGTTTTTAACTAGGAATTTTATATTTCCGCTATTTATATTAATATAAAAGTTGTTGGTATTCATCTCTTTAATATCATAAATATCCTTGTCTATTTTATCAATTATCTTGATTTCTGCACTATTTCTTTCGCCGAGATTTTTCTTAATATTACTATCAATATAATAGTATATTATAATAATAATCATAATTGACAACAGAACTGATGTATTATATTTGCTTATTATAAAAAATATCAGGGCTAATAAAATAGTCGCAGTATAATAATTATTTATAATATCCATTATTTAATAATTTCAAACCTTCTTTTTAAACATTAATTATAATTTTATTATATAGAAGCTCCGTCTATAAAATAGATAATAAAGGACAAAAATACAAATATGATTCCTACATACAATTTTCTGTCTTCCTTCATTAATATGCCTATGATTATATTAATATAATTATTAGTATCTAAATAATTGTATTTCTCGTAAGCTTCAGTAATATCATTGATTATATCTATTAGAGTGCCCAGCGTATTTTTATAAAGCTGTAGTATTGTCAAATTGTGATATCCGGCAACTGTCTGCTCTTTTGGCAATTTTTCTGGCAATGTTTCCATAAGACTATTCAATTTTTTCTCTATATTTGATTCTATGTATTTCTCTAGATTATTGTAAATATTCACTTTTTCATCTTTTGTTTTGGGTTTTCCTTCGGGTTTATTGTTTGCCTTTTCCATAGTTTTTTTAATACCTTCTTTATCAGTATATAAGATATTTTAAGCAAATTATATAACATCCATCATATCTATATTGGCAATTAAGTTCCTTCTACAGCAATAACGCTTCAACCCAAGTTTATTCAAAATTTCTCCTGTGTGAATTTTTTCAAAGTTCTTATATATTTTGTCTACTTCTTTTTTATCAGCTTTATCAGTAGCATCCTTGAGTTTTTCTTTTTCGGATTCATAGAAGTCCGCGATATCCGCCATTACTCTTCCACAGGTAAAGCATCTAATCGGTATAATCATCTTATATATTTAATCTCTTCTTATATTTAAATAATATAATCATTTTTTTAATAATAAAATTAAATTGATAAAAATAAAATATTATAATATAATAGTATATTATAATATGTCAATCGTTGCTTTATATTCCAAAATACAATATTTAGAAGCTGTCATTAACGAGGTCAAAAACGCCCAAGTTGCTGGTGTCTCATCTTCTACTGGTGTTCCTGGAGTTGTCGTAGAGGGTGCATCGGGTGTTCCTGAGGATAAGGTAATAGATTTGACTCAATTAAATGAGTTCAATGAGTTATCTGCGAAGGTCAGTGCGCTTGAAGTAGTTGATGGCGAATTATCCACCAAAATTGCAGAAGTTCCAACTCTCCTTTCCGCCTATGTTCCCTCGGCCGATTTTGCAGCGTTAAATGCCAAAGTAGAGAAGTTGGAGAAACTTAACAACCAGATGGACAAATTAAATAGCAAATTTGATTCCCTTATATCCAAAGTAGCTACTTTAGAATCCAATACTTCAGCTTAATTAAATAACCCCATATATTGCATATAATTAGTATTTTGGTTTAGCTTTCAAACATTCTTCAAGCATATCCTGGTCGTGTTGGAATATAGTTATACAGTTATTTAAAATATTACTATTTTTTTGTAGATATCCATAATTCTTTTTATGAGTGTCTAGTGCCTGAATGAAATATTTTTTAGCCTCTTTGTAATTATTCTGTTTATTATATATCATCCCCATAATATTTATGATATCAGAAGAGTTAATATTTTCAACTATCTTATATAGTTCGCATGCCTCTTTGATATCATCATCTGTTATCACATCCTTATTGTATATTTTCAGAAGCCCGATATATTCGTTGTTAAAATAGAGATAGTTTGCCGAACTGACAGACGAAGGATATATGCCTATTTTTGTCCCCTCAATCAAAGTATTCTTATTATAAAAATATACATTAAGCTCTTTGTTATCCTCTATGTATTTAGAAATGAAGTACTTGATTTGTAATTTGAATGTAGTGCTTTCTTCATAAACCTTATTGCATATTTTAGGTTTTACAAAATAACAGCTTTTAGTTATTAGTTTATTATAGACGGTGCGAAAATTTACGAAGTTTTCGCCATTATTTACGGTATTCAAAGATAAAAAGAGAATATCCCACAAATCGCAATTATCCTTCTTAGTCAAATCATTTATCATATCGTTGATATTATTGATATAGCTATTACTAATTAGCATATCATCTTCAATAATCATATGTAGGTCTTCCTCGCTTTTATCTTTAATTATCTTATATAATTCCCGATGCTTCTCGTAATTAGATATTTGACAGGAGTTAAGCATCGTAATGTACTCATTATATTCGTTGTTATCTTTAAAAGGGCTATAATCAACTCTGCTATTAAATACGCTGATATTTGTATCAACAGTAGAACATGAAGGTTCGCTTATAAGGTTAATAAAAGCCTGAATATTATTTTTAGCACATAGATTTTTCAAGATAGCTACGACATTATTGATGTTAGTTATCCTATTCTTCAATTCTTCTGTAAATATTATATAGATATGTATATTTTTAGCCATTATATATAATAATATTAATAATCTTTTTATATGTATATAAATTATTACTATTATTATTATATTATTATTATATTATTATAAATATGGATAACAAAGATAGTAGCAATGGCTGGTCTGGCATACCCGAAGATATTGTATATGAATATCCGCAACCTGAAAGATTGGTTGTAATTGGGGATATTCATGGTGATATTAAAAGGTTCAAAAATATATTGATAGATGCCAAAATAATCAATGAAAATATTGAGTGGATTGCCGAACCTAATAATACTATTGTTATTCAAATGGGAGACCAGATAGATAGCCTCAATAGAACTACAGACGTTGATTGGGAAGTAATTGAAGATATTGAAATGATTACTTTTACAAATATATTGGATAAATTGGCTATAGCTAAGGGCGGTCGCTTAATATCTATAATAGGGAATCACGAGTTTATGAATACTCTGGGAAATTATAGTTATGTATCTAATAATAGTATTGCTAATAATGAGAAGAGAAGAAGAGAACTTTTTAAGCCGGGCGGGCAGATATCTATCATATTAGGTAACAGACCTGTTGTTGTAAAAATAGGCAATATGTTATTTTGCCACGCTGGCTTGAAGATATCGCATTTGATAATTTTAAACATCTATAAGAAGGACATTGGATATGTTAATAGGTTGTGGAGACAGTTTGTGCTTATGAATAACATTAGTGGAACAGAAGATAGTGATATATTTAGAAGAATTATATTGAATGACGATGGTATATTATGGACGAGAGAGCTTGATAATTCCGAAGATATGGAGATAATGCTTAGAAGTTTAGGATGTAAATATATGTTTATAGGGCATAATGTTGTTGATGGTATTAAATTTGTTAATAATTTATTATTTTATACAGACACGGGGATATCGCGGGCATTTGGAAATAACAGTTATCAATATATAGATATTGCGAACTTTAATGTAAGCATAAAAACAGTCAGCATATAATAAGGAACAATAAGGAACATTAAGGTATAATAATATATAAGAGGTAATAAGGAGAATCTAATACAAAAGGGTATGAATATCAGTATTACAAAAAGAGCTTGGGAAAAACTATTTAGTATAGCAAGAGGCAATAAAAGTAGGTTTTTGCTATCTGCTAAGAGTGGCGGTTGTAATGGCTATATATACAATATTACAAAGGTTGAAGAAGAGCAAGAATTTACAGGGTATGGAGAGAAGAGGACTATAATTTTGGCGAATGATAATATATCTGTTTTGATTGAGCCACGCTCTGAGATACTCCTTGTGGGGACTACGGTAGATTATGAGAAGGGACAATATGACGAGAAGTTTGTATTCAATAACACTGACAATAGCAAGAAATCTAAGTGTGGATGTGGAAAATCTTTTTCAATGTAAAAAATAAACCGATGTATTATTTAGAAGGGATATAAAGAAATTTAAAATGCATAAATATCCTTTTATAATAGTTTTAGATATAGATCAAACTATTATAGGAACGGTTAATCAATTATGTAAGGAGCGCGAAGTATTAGAATACATTTATAATTTATGCAAAAAAAACAGGTTAAAAAAATGCATTAAGCAAAATAATATAGATATGCAAAAAGAGTTAAGGGATGGCTTATTGAGGCCTTATATTAATGAATTTTTAAATTTTTGTAATAAAAAATTTAAAAATGTAGAGATATTCTTTTATACAAATAGTAGTTATAATTACACTAATACATTTTTGGCTACAAATATTAAGAAGGTTTTGAAGTTCAAAGTAAATAAACCATATTTTACGAGAGAAAACTCTATGACTATAAATGGTACAGTTAAGAAATCTTTAGTTAATATATTTCCTTATATTATTAAATCTCTTACAAAAAAATATCCTATTATGAAATATGAAAAAAATATAGAATACATAATAAATAACCGCTTTATATTTATAGATGATATAGATAAAAATACATTTGAATATATAAATAGACAGATTATATGTCCGAAATATGATTTCAGGTATTATTATGATATACCAAATAAACTTGTTATTAAATACAAGATAAACCCTGAAATATTTAATAATATAGATGTATTAAATTATTTACATAATACGAATATACCTATATATAATAAGAATGGAAATATCCATCAGCAAAATAATGAGTATATTAATTTATGGAAAGAACAACAAAAGAAATATTCAGAGGTATCAAAAGTAAATGATGAGTATTTTAAGGATTTAATAAAAGATCTGTCTAAAAAATCAATTAATGACATATCTATATCTGATAAAAATATCAAGAGAATTAACGAGAAGTTTAAAAATGTAAAGTACTTCTAATTTCGTAGTAGTCTCTCGGTAATTATAAATATACTTTGATTAACATAGCAGTTATTGAGACACAAGACTATTCATATTTTTTTCAATTTAAAATTTGAGTACATCTCTTGATTTATTTTATAATTTATAAAAAACTTTTGAAATTTTTGAAAAAACAGAAAGATGTACTCAAATTTTAATTTTCAAATTTTATAAAAATCCGGTTTCTTTTTGATACATCATAAAGGTACTATAAATAGCCAACGACAGTTTTTTCTATCGCCTTCATATAAACCCGCGTTGGGTGCGGGTTCCCCTACAGGGTCTCCCAAATCTCTCAATATTATGCTTGAAATACATTGTATATAAATGATATAAAGGATATAAATGATATAAATGATATAAATGACAGGAAAGGTTGTTAACGACGACATAGCTGGGTCGGGTTCTTATAATTATGAGGCTGTTATTTTTGATGCTTATAAGTGTGATACAGATAATGTTATAGATGATGCTATCACAAGCTATCCCTTATTACATATGGAATCGCGTAGAATATTCTATAGTAAAATCTTTAATCTTATGAAAAGTTCTTATAATTATGAGGCTGTTATTTTTGATGCTTATAAGTGTGATACAGATAATGTTATAGATGATGCTATCACAAGCTATCCCTTATTACAGATGGAATCGCGTAGAATATTCTATAGTAAAATCTTTAATCTTATGAAAAGTTCTTATAGATATTAAATGGATGTAATATAATAGAGTATGAGTATATATTTCAAGGACCATCCTGAGTTCAGACCTAATATCACACCGAAAGATATGTTTAAACAGGGTATTATGGGTGGCTCATATTTTAGAAAAATCAAATCTCCTAAAACTAAAAAGATATATCAAAATCATCATAAGCATTTTAAGTTTCTCAAAGATATTCAAGACAATTTAATAATAAACCAAGAATATGACAAAAGCGTTAATTATTACAAAGTTGAAGTTGGTACCAGCTATGAATACTGGATGGAAAAGAATTGGATAAAAGAAGATATAGACCCTTATGGATGGATAGAATGGTATTGTAATTTTTATAATGGACGCAGAACAGAAGATGATATACGCCAAATAAACCGATGGAAGAAGTCTGCTGGCCCCAAGGGTAGATTTAAAAATCAATTACAAAACAAAGTTAATGAATTGAGAAGCAATAGTGATAAAATATATCCACGATTAAGACAGACACTTCTTCACTGGGCTTATGACAGCCGTAAAATGAAAATCATATAAAAAATGATTTTGTATATTAATATATATTATAAACCAGTCGTGTGCTCTATGTCTATCCCTAGTGCTGTTAATGATGCTATAAATGAGATAGAGTTTGCTGAGCTCGCTGATGACGAAGATATTGATGCTGGACTTGTTGAAGAGGACAGAGATATTTTAGGACTTACTTTGGATACTGCTTCGTCTTTTGATGTCATACTTAATAAGAAAATTGAGGAAATTAATGAATTATATGAGTTGAAAACAAAAAACAAAAAAATGATATCAAATCCTAATGAAGTTAATTTTATGGATAAGAAGTTGTATAATAAAATTAATGCAGCGATTGACAAAAAATACAAAGAATCTAAGCAATATAAGAAAAAATGCGAAGAAGAAGTTCAAAACGCTTTATAATTCTAATAAACTATATAAATATATATCATCATATATTAATATGACTGATATATATCAAGTTAATAATGTCGTTGATAACGAGATGATATATATTATTAATAATAATATCAAGGATATCAATAAAATAGAGTATATTTACAAAAAATACAAAGACTCTACGAATATTGATAAAAAAGCTATTAAAAATAGAATATGCGAAATTAATAATTATAGAAAGGTACTTAAAGAGCTTGTAAAACAACCTATTATTAAGCAGAGAACTAAAGAATGGTTTGATGCACGAGAGAATCGTTTGACGGCGAGTGATTTACACGATGCAATTCAAGAAAAAAAGGTAAGTGATATGATTGCTAAAAAAAAGGCTAAACTTACGAAGGATAATACTAATTATAATTCTATCAAGCCGTTAAAATGGGGGACAATGTTTGAACCTATGGCATCGCGTATATATTCTGAAGTTAATGGAAATGTTAATATATACGAATTTGGGCTCGTTTGTGATAAGCAAAACGAACATTTCGGGGCTTCTCCTGATGGAATTAATGAACTCGGGATTATGATAGAAATCAAGTGTCCCTATAGTCGCAAAATAGTAGACGACCATATACCTGATAAATATTTCATGCAAATACAGGGACAATTGGCTGTTTGTAATTTGAATGAATGTGATTATATAGAATGTATGTTTATAGTGGTAGAAGAGAGCGAATATATAGAAGAGTTTGCAAACAACAAAGATGTCAATATTAAACACGGTATAATTGCAGAATACATCTCAGATATGCGCAATTGCGAATACACTTATTTATACAGCGATAGTAGCAGTATTAATAAGACAGCAAATGATAATATAAAAGATATTCGTAATAAAATAGATGTATTTAATGAGAATCCCAAAAACTCTAATTATAAACTTGAAAAACTTACTTATTGGAAGCTGGACAAAATAAATACGCAAAGAGTAGTATTTAATAAAAGCGAATGGGAAGCTATTAGCGACAAAATACATATCTTTTGGGAAAAAGTTGAAAGATTTAAGCTTCTTCCTGTTGAAAGAATAAGCTTCATTAATGACGATTAGCTGATAGCTCTATCTATTAAATGCCGTACCATCTGAATTCTGATAAACTATTTGTTTTATCTGTAGGTTGCCCTCCTGACGTATATCTTTCATTTGAAAAATTATTAGCATAAGGATTTACGAAATATACCATAGTCATACTTGTAGGAATATTATTAGTCAGACATACAGAATTGTATGCTTTATTATCTATTGTATAAGCACCTTGTATATTTAAGCACCCACACGCATGCTTGCTATCATCAGTACTGCAATTTAAGAAACATTGTTTGCTGTTACTTTTAATATTATCTGAAGACAAGAAGGTTCTTAATGAATTAGTATTACTATTAACAATATTTATATCAGTTATAATTCCTCCTGTATTTGTTAATCCCAAGAATACTATAGAAACTAAGGCTCTCATTCTAAAAGTTTCAGGGCATTTATAATTATTCACAACAGTATAGTTGGTAGAACAAGATTCATAATTAGTACCACCGGCTCCTCTATTAGAATCTGTTACCTTTATATCTTCTACATTATTCTTTAAATATGGGGCTTGTGAAATAAATACATATATGGGGAAATATAAATTATTATTATTTGGATTAAGTAAACTTGTCTCTCTTATAATCGTTTTTATTTTTGCATCAATTTTATTTGTTAATTCTGTAGTATTAGCATATTCGACATAGCCTACATTAGAATTATCGGTTAGCATTACTTTGTAAGAATTAATATATTGAATAGCATTTATAATATTACCCGGGTCAATTTTAATGCATCTGTATGCAAGCAATAAATCTCTGTTTCTTATATCAATATATTTTGTTAAATATATATTGTTATAAGTGTCGGAATCGCATTTATAAGCTGTGTGATAATCATCAATTACTCCATTTATTCCATTTACATCTCCTCTTAATACTTCGCTTGTATATTTGGCGCCATCTATAAGATTATTAATTTGTACTAAAACATTATCTAGATTACATTTTACACCATTAGCGGAATACTTGTCTATAAAGAGCTCCTTTATATCATAATTACAGACACTGACAATATAGAATATGCTTAAAATAACAAATATTATAGTCAATAATAATAATAATAAATCCTTCATTTTCATTATATATATATTATAATCTCTATATTATTTAATTATTTTAATTATTTTAATTATTTTTATTTTTACTTATAGAGGTCTTGTAATATATTTTTGGGTATATCTTTGGGTATCTTTAGAGAATATTATGGCGCTTCTAATTCAGTAAAACTCAAACTATATGTAGCATCATTTGGTTTCTCTACTTTTAAATCTCCCATAGGATCAACGAATAGATTCCAACAGTTACCTCCGGTTTTATCACACAATTCTAATCCTTTAGAAGTAGCGGTTGAATCTGTAAATATTTTAACTCCTTTTTCAGCAGTCAGATTACTTTTAGCTATTGTTTCCTTCATTAATTCTAAATTTGTAATATCAGTATTCTCCCATATTCTATCGCGAATCTTGTTGTTTGCTATATTGTTGTTATTTAATCCAAAAGTGAAAAACTTATTTAAATTAGCGCTTGAATTATCAAACATATTATTATAGTCTGATGCAATATAATTGCTGGTGCCCAATATATAATTACTCGTCTTACCAAACTTATTATCATAAACGGATGTCATAAAATTGCTGGTGCCCAATATATAATTACTCGCCTCACCGAACTTCTTATCATAATCGGATGTCAGAAAATTGCTTGTGTGTAATATGTAATTACTTGTATTACTGAACCTCTTATCATAATCGGAAATAATATAATTGCTGGTGGATTTAATATATTCGTTGTGTATATTAAACTTATTATCATAATCGGTAGTTACCTCTTTTTTTAATAAAATATTGCTATCGTCGGATTGTGCTACTGTGTCATTAATTTTGCTTTTAACAGCTTTTTTATATTCAAAATAATCATATATTAACCAAGATAAAACACCTATTAAGGCTAATAATATTAATGTCAATATAATATATAATACAACATCTAATACTTCCATTATTTTTTCTTCTTTTACTATACTATCTAATAATTTAATTATTTTTATTTATTTGTTTTACATTGTTATTCATTATATTATAGTAATTATTTTTGTTAAATTTTTATCATTATCTTCGTTTCCCATATTTTCATATTCTTCAATATTATTACCACCAACTTTGTCTTCATCGCCACCGCCAGACCCGCTATCATCGTCTTCGCTATCATCGTCTTCGCTATCATCGTCTTCGCTATCTTCGTATTCGCTATCTTCGTATTCGCTATCTTCGTAATCTTCCAATACTTCATTATCTAATCCATCGTATTTGTCATAATTTTCATAATCTTCAAACTCGTCAAACTCTTCATTGTTGCCTCCGCCAATCTTAACAAGGTTTTTCATTGTTTTAAAGTTTTTATGATATTTTTCCATAACCTTTTTAACATTATTACTATATTTATCTCTGTCATTATCTTCATCACTATCATTATCTTCATCACTATCATTATCTTCATCACTATCATTACTGCTATCGCCGTCATCACTGACATTATCATCGTCATCTCCTGCATCTCCTGCATCGCCGGCAGTATCGTCGTCTTCACCTTCTATTTTGTGTTTGTGTATATATTGCTCGGTTTTGTCGTGAGGTATTTCAAGTTCATCTGTATTTAATCGCAATTGTATTCCCATCGCTTCAAACTCTTGAATTAAAAGCTTGAATGCGTATGGTGTTTGGATAGCTACTATATCATCATTATTACAATTTTTACAAACATTAATATCATTGGTAATATTTAAGGCAACCAGAGTTCCGCATCTTTTACAAGCGCACCACATATATTTATCAGACCTTTCCATCATACTTTCTTTTAAAAACATAGATATTCCGTGGCTTAATACAGTATCTCTTTCCATCTCACCGATACGCAATCCACCGCCTTTTCTTCTCCCTTCGGTGGGTTGTCTCGTTAATTGAGTCATAGCACCAATACCGCGCGAATTAATTTTTTCGGCAACCATATGTTTTAATCTAAAATAATATGTGGGACCTATAAATACCTCGGTATCTATTTGGCGACCCGTAAAACCGTTATACAGTATCTCATTTCCATATTTTTCATATCCGTTATCTTCAAGCTTTTTATGTATGACCTCGTTATCTATCGGAATAAATACAGTGGCGTCTCCCAATAACCCATCAAGACAACACATCTTGGCAAATATACATTCCACGAGGTGACCTATTGTCATACGCGAAGGGATAGCGTGAGGATTTATAATAATATCGGGTTTAATACCATCCTTCGTATAGGGCATATTTTCTTCGGGTATTATCATCCCCAATACACCCTTTTGTCCGTGGCGCGAGGCATGCTTGTCGCCAAACTCGGGCTTCTTAATTTTTAAGAACTTAACCTTGCATATTTTGGAATCATCGCCCGATATTTTATTAGATATGTATATATTATCAACAGTGCCATATAGCGAATTGTCCGTACTTATAGATACGTCGGTATATATAGTCTCCTTTCTCTGTTCCATAAATACGCCATTCTCAACCTCTATGTATTTTTCCCTAATACTTATCATACCTATTATAATAACTTCTTGCCCCTGCGGGATATATACACCCTTTCTAATAAAGCCGTTTTCATCTATATATGAATAATCCTTCTTTTTAATCCCTGTTATTTTAATGCCACTATCTCGCATTTTTATAGGATTCCCGAAAATTATTCTTTCAGTATCAGAAATAACTTTACTCGTCGCTGTAATAGATTTGTAATATGATAGATAGTTTAATCCCCTGTTAATCGCCGCCCGATTAATCATAATACTATCTTCTTGATTAAAACCCGAGTATGTCATAATGGCAACGATTGTATTAAAGCCATTCGCCATATAATCACTTGAAGTATATTGAGCTATTCTCGTATTTATAATTGCCCTTTGCGGATAATGGAGAACATAGCTCATAGTATCAAATCTATTATTAAAGTTTGTAGCATACATTCCGATAGCTTGTTTAGATTGTGCAGCGTGGAATACATTTCTTGCGGATTGATTGTGATTACACATTGGAATATTGCCTGAAACTACACTTAATATTGTTGAAGGATGTATTTCTAAATGCGTATGAAGCGGTGTTATATCTTCCTTATTCATAGCTATAAAACTCGTATCAGTTTCCTCGTTATCTAAATATTCTATACATGCCCCTTTATTCTCAAGCTCATTCAATATTTTATCATAGAGCTTTCTATAATAATTATTATACCCCTCAATATCTCTATTCTTATCTCCGCTATCATCACCAAGACTTTTTGGTGTTTTTTTGCCACCACTGATGTTAAAAATATTTGATATGTATCCGCCAGTATATTTTTCAATACTTGTAAGGACGCTAGTAGTATCGTCATCAATTGGTTTATTATAGATGTCTCTGTAATAATAATCGTCGGTTTTCTCGGCTTCATTTAGTTTATTATATGAGCCGTTTAGCATATCAAACCAGTTATTAAAGTTATTATTTTTATATACCAGGATATCATTGTGGGGATATTCGGACTTCTTATTATTTTTCAAGATTAGTAGAGGCCTACAGGGTCTCCCTGCTTCCGTAAATATTCTTATTTCGTTGTTAGGAATACTCCAAGATATAGATATTAATATATTAATTAGTCCGTTTCTCCTGTACGCTTTTAATATTCTCGTTATAAATATGGGGTCTCCTGTATATCCATATAAAGAACCATTCAAAAATACGGCAGTTATATTTTTATTTATTAAAAAATTGCATCGGTTTAATGGAATTATCCCGATATCTGTGAGACATTTCTTTATATTTTCTACATTAATCCCCGCAGTTATTTTCGTCAATAAAGCCATATTTTTGAGATATCCTATAGAAGCTCCGTCGGGGCTTTCAAACGGACACATCATACCCCACTGTTGCGAATGTAATCTGTGAGGGCTCGTGATTTTTATGCTTCTATCAATAGGTATATTGACACGACGCAAATGCGATAAATAACCTATATAGCTGATTCGCGATAAATCCTGGACGATTCCGAGCTCTGGGTCGCTATTGCTAATTTGCCCCCAACGGCCTTTGAGAGATTTTGCGAATGTCTGTGTTATAATTAAATAATCTATTATTTTGTATATATTGTTATTGTTTATTATTTTGTCATATTCGTTCTTCTCCTTATAAGAACCGTAGTAATATTCTCTGTCTAATCTAATTCTAATATCATCGCGCAATTTTATGTAAGATTCTTGAAATAATTCGGTAAGTTTAAAACCGCTTATATCAACGCGTTTATATATATAGCTATCTCTGTCGCTGATAGGCAATGTTCCTATTACCGTTTTAATAAATTGTAAAACGAGATATCCGAGATACTTTCCTTTATTTTCTATATCCTCAATATTAGGAAATATATCTGTCATTATAACTGATTTAACGTGTTCGACAGTAGCATATCTAACCTTTTTATATAAATAGTTCAGCGCATCATCTTGCGTATATATACCATATTCCTTTTCATTATGTATATATAGCGAGCTAATTATGCTCGGTCTTATGAAGTTTTGAAAATACTCTCTTTCTATTTCATCTCCATAATCTCCAAATATAGCATCGCATATATCCTTATCACTCTCTATTCCGAGCGCCCTAAATAAAATGAAGAGAGGTATTTTTTCTTTGAATGAAGGGACAGAGACTAATATTGAGCCGTAATTGTATTTTTTGTTATTATATTGCACCTTGATTTTTTCATCGCGATATACGCCGTCGCTTTTAATAGGAGTATCTACGTAAAAAATTTGAATCTTTGAAGGTTTTACAGAGCCTTTCTCTGCAACACAGAGAATTATCCCTTTATAACTAAATCCGTTAGGGTCATCTGTTATTTTATTGGTAAATAGTTTGTTCGTAACAATATTTTCCTGCGCAATTATTACTTTTTCTTTGCCGTCAATAATAAAATACCCACCCGTATCATAAGGACATTCTCCCATCAATTTCAATATATCTGAACCATTATTTTTTAATAGACAGATATCACTATGGAGCATTATAGGGATACCGCCAATAGCTATGTTTTTGAACTCTACATCTTTTACTGCTCCTTTGTCATTTGTAATCCTAACTAAGACATTGGTGAATAGATGGGTCTCGTATGTAAGATTTCTCATTCGCGCGTCATTTGGTGTAATTAATTTAGGAGTTCCGTTTTCAAATGCAATGGGTCTATCAACACATATATTGTCGCCATTCAATCCGCCAATATAAATATCAACTTTTACAATAAGATTCTTATTGCTATCGTCCATTTTAATCATAGTAATAGGGTTATTAGATTTTATTATTTCGGGTATCTTTACTTTGACAAAGTTTCTATAACTATCTAAATGATGTCCAGTAAAAGGATATTTATGATCTTTAAAATATAAATCTAATATATCCCATTCATTATTAATCATTCTTCTAATATTATATATTATATATTATATATTATATATTATATATTATATCTTAAAAAAAATTTACTAATATCTAATATCCTAATTATTAAAAATTACATTAAAGCCTAAATCATATATTTTGAGTTTCCCGAGATTACCAGGAGATGTGTCTAATATGAGGCTAAAAGGCTGTATGTTTTTACTCGTAAGATATGTTAAAGTGATTGTATCTTTATTCTCAGGCGGATCCCCTTGTATATGCAATAATCCATATAAACCATCAAAAACAATTTTTCTATTTTTCGTATTTTTGAGATTTTTACCATATGCAGCCTGTATAATAGTATTCGGGGTACCATTGTTGTTATATAGTGTTAGTACTCCTTCATTATCAAATTCCATATAGTAATTATCATCAAATGATTTGAACTTTATATACTGCGGAACTGTTATATCTTTTGATAAATATTTACTATCTTCAAATTCAAATATATTGCCACCGTTCAATACATATTCGTAGTTTATTAATTTATCACCCCACGGCATATAATGAAAGAAATTTGAAAACTTAGGATTTTTCTCATCTATTTTAAACATACTAAAGGTAATCTCTTGAATGCCCGGATAGCTTTTCCCGGGTTCTGTTCTAAATTTTATATCATTTGTTATAGTATTATTATACGACCTGTTTATTTTATTTCCTCCTGTACCACTTTTCCCTGCATATGCCAAAGATTCTGATATAGAATCGCGGCTTATTTCGTCAATTTCCTCTTCTTCTAAATTGCCTTCATCGGGCTTAGCTTCTTTTTCTGCTTCATCTTTTATTTTTTTATATTCTTTTATTATATCTTCATTACTTTTTGAATATAACTCGCTAAAATCTCTGTTCATATAATATTTCATTGTGTATTCTTTAAATTGTAGACATTTAGTAGGCATATAAACACCTCCTCCGTAATCACCCTTGATATGATTTATATCTTCGCCTGCACCTTCTGATACGCATCCAAAATCATCACATATATTATTTAATGACCTTTTTAAAAGGTTATCATATCTTGCTTTATTAGATTTTTTTACTTTGTTATCAAGAGCCTTTAAGAAATACGAATCTTTGCTCGTCATATACTCCATCCATTTGTTTTGATCTGTGTAAGTAAACAGAGATGGGTAATAGTTGTAATAATCGCCTTCATTTTTCATCAAATTCGGAATATATATGATTATTTTCATCATTCCCTTGAATGTGTATTTCTCAAAAAAGGTGTTGGAGAAATCGTAGCTCACATCAGAGAACATCCGCTTTAATACATATTTATCATCTTTTGATATTATCTTGGCGATTGATATATATATAGGGAGAGGCAAGAGAACATTATTTCCTTGCCTGAAAGAAGGTTTGACTTTTTCTTTAATAATATTCAGGTTTTCAATTATCTTTTTTTCAATATCGTACATATTGCAATTGAACTCTTTATAACACATATTTTCATTGATATGGTCGCGGTCTTTGTACTGTTCCATAGTCATATGGATACACCTCTGATGTTTTAAGAATGATAGCTTGTCAGTAGATACAAACTTTTTAAAATCATCTGGATTGCTCTTATCTTCTTTTGCTACAGCAGTAGATGCTATTACGCGTTGATTAGGAGCTGCATTAGCTTTTGTAGCTTTTTTAGCTCCTCCGTCTGGGGTGTTTTGTGTAGGAGGCTGAGGTGGTTGAGGTAATTTATAAATAAGCATTTATTATTATTATATTTTATATGGATATAAATAATTGTATAGATTTATGTGTTATCAATAATACGGACTATGACATATCGTTGGTAGTATTCAAGATACTTGATGGGAAATATAGATATATATCAAATAATACTTGGGAGTATTTGGATAAAGATAATAGGTGGATTAGAGATATAAAGCAGAATAATTTTAAGTATTCTATTAAAACCGAGGTATATACTTATTTTATTAAGAGGGCTATTGAATTGTGTGATAAAACTGGTGATACAAATATAATATCTGGAAAACTCTTAGATATATCTTCAAAACTGAAAGAAGATAAATATATATCTATGATTATTAAAGAAAGCAGGCAGTTTTTTATAAATGAATAATAAAAACGAATATGATTTATACAAGATGGTTAAGGAAAACTATAATATCAATAGGGATGATATATATATTAAGGATATATCAGATGCCGGAAAGGGCTTGGGCTTAGTGCATTTTAAAAACTTAAAGGAATTATTATTAAAAGACAGTTATTTTGAATGGAATTTCTGTATTGAATATTTTGATAAATGTAACCGCGCGTATCATATCACTTATAAAAATATTAATTTTTATATTCTTTCGGATAAACCGATTACTAAAAAAGCGCGTGAGCATTTGTTTAATAGTATATATCGCGTTTTTTTGATTAAAATGCTATTTAATATTAAGCCGACACAAGATTTCAATTATTATATATTGCTCAATCCTATGAAACGCAAGCTTCCTAACAAAAACGGGGATAGCATAGGTGCTGCGAATATTAATGGAGGTTTCACCTATATTAATTCAAATAATGTATATATTGTAAGAAAAGAGGATTACGAGAAGGTTATATTACACGAATTATTACATCACCATCACGATATACATTTTGAGGGATGGACTAATGCAAACATTAAGCAAATAAAGAATATGTGCGGGATAGCCGAGAAACAATATTTATTACCGAATGAGGCAATAATTGAAACATACGCTATCATATTAAATACCATATTTTATTGCATTGAACACAATTTGTCTTTCGCCAATTTCAAGAAGACACTTGCAAAGGATAAAGAGCATAATATAGCTATCGCTAAAAAAATATTGGCTAAGCAAGGGAAAAATATGTGGTATGAGAAAACACACTCATATTGCTATATTGTATTGAGAGCAATATTTTACATCTATTTCAAGGAGTTCGTGCGGATATACAGATATAATAACGATGATGACATAACTTCATTAATTATTATGTATTTTCCAAAAATCCTAAGAAAAATACGAGAAAATGGCCGAGGAGACAACCGCAATAAATACATCAAACAGACAATATTTAATAACTTTTAGGCTGTTTTAGGATATAAATAATAATATCAGTATATTTAATAAGGTGTCAGCGAGGGATACAAATGTCAATTGAAGATATTAATTATCTTAAAAATAATAGTATAAAACAGAATTACACATTTTTAATAGATAGTACAGACCGAGATAGGGATAAATATCCTAATCCTAATAAATATGTAGTAGATTTCACAGTTCCCTTTAAAAATGTCATTGGTATGGAAATAATTGACGCGAGTATTCCGCGTACTATGTATAATATAGATGTTGAAAACAATCTATTATATTATTATTTGGGACCTGACGAGAACGACCCTATAATTAAGAATGGCGTAACTGAAAAAATAGCGTGTGATATAATTACGAGCAATTGCGCGTATGTTGATGGCTATACAAAAATAACTAACGGGGGCTTCATAGAGCTCAGTAATAACATAAATATATATAATATATATTCAAATAATACCACAGGGCTTGAGATAAATGCTAATGTTAATAAAAGTGTTATAGGAGGAACCGAGATAGGAATAACATATTCTTTTAAAATTAAGGCAGAAGCTACATACAATCCTGCGAAAAATAATACATATTGTATATTTAGTTTAGGATATTACCATTTATGGAAGCAAACAACAGATAAATACACTGGAATGAGCGTCAGCGTCGTCAAGAGAAGTACTGGAACTCTCTATAATATCCAGTTTATTATGGGAGATGGTAGTGTGACAGGAGATACGCAAGTAATTACAGAGGTTGATTTGGAGGAAGAGGTTCATATATGCTGGACAATATTTGAAAATAATTGGGTAATATATATATCTAATAATTCTCTTTCAATAAATATTACGAGAACAATAACAGTTGCAAAAACTATTAAGAATGTATTCTATGTCAAGAAATATATAGGGAAATCTCTTGCGGCTCCTATTACTAACAATCTGAATGGCAATTTATATAAGGAGTCTTGGACGGCTGATATGAATGCTGTTATGTATATAAAGGATTTCAAGATATATAATAGGGCGATCAGAGCTGACGAGATAATATTGTGTAAAAACAATAGTATCTTGGATATGCCATTATGGTACAAGCTGTATGATAATAGCACGAAAAACAGTGGGAAAACAGAGTTGATAGATTACCCTGATATATTTAGCAAGATGTCAATTGATACAGGGGATTATACATTGAAAACATTTTTATTAAATTATGAGGAAATAGAAGATACTGAAGTAGGATTTAAGAAACACTCGGAGCCTGCTGAATTGACGAACTTATTAGATATATATAGCAGATTGCCTTTTATATTTGATATGGGACGATCTACTATATATGAAAATCTTGGTTTTGATTTATACAATTCTATAAATCCCAATTATATCAACGATAGATATCAGTATAAGCCTATATATAATAGTAATCCAAAGATGTATAAAATGTTTCATAGTATATTAAATACAGATGTTACGAAAGTAATACTTACTATACAATATGATAAGCATCTAATAACATCACCAGGTATCGTGTATTTAATAGGGAATAAATATATTGTATTAAAATGCCCGGAAATAGAAGAGCATCTGTTCGGTTCTTTATCATATTCTAAGTATTCTCTTGGTTTAGCTAAGTTTCGCGTAGATAATGTAGGTATTAATAGTGAAAGGCTGGTAATTACTAAATTGCCTATAAGAGAGTTTCATCCGATTGGCAAATTATCAAGAATATCTCTTAGATTTGAAACAAACCGAGGGACGCTATATGATTTTAAAGGTGTTAATCATAATATCGTATTTGCTATTTATTATTACGAACCAAAACAGAACAAATTCCCAGAAGGTTCAATATTAAACCCCGAATATAAGATGAATTATATAGATTACAAATATTATCAGGAAGAGATTGAGGGAGATAGTGAAGATGAAACCGAGGAATATTCAAGAGATAATATAAATGACTATAAAAAGAAGGAGATTGACTATAGCAACGAGGGAATAAAATTAAGGCAATATAACGAGCACTATGTAAATAAAGATGATGGCGATGTAGACGAAGATGATGATGACAATTAATACGCTATCATTATGATGTCATAAAAAGGGACTGGATTTTTTCAAAAATTGAAATTTTAAATTTGAGTACATCTTTATGTTTTTTATAAATTACAAAAGTTTTTTATAAATTACAAAATAATTCAAGAGATACACTCCGCTACTCAAATTTTAAAATGAAAAAATATAAATATTCTTGTGTCTCTTAATAACTGCGTATATTTATAATAATTATTGAGATGCTGTCACAGGCTTTAGTTGACTGTTGCGGACTCTTCTAGCTAACTTCTTTTATTATAGCATTTACATCAAATTTTTTTAGAATATCACTATTAATTTTAGTAATATAAGACTGTTTATTAGTTAGGGCATTGCATTTGCCAATCAAATCTAGTATATTAGTTTTTTGTTCTGCAGTCAAAGTTATAATGGGATTAATGCGTTCTTTGTAATCATCTATGGATTCCAAAACTATTTTAGAAACATCATCGGTTGCTACATACTTTTTTCCACCATCCTTTATAACTATATTAAGAATTTCGTATAATTTTCCGTTAGTTTCTATAGGTGTTAATTTTAACTTAACTTCGGCAGTAGCAGCAGTCCCAGTATTATCTTTTGGAGCCCCAATAGTTATCTTAGGAGGTGCATTTTCATAATATTTGCCATTTGATGTTAGAGTAATAGAATCTATACCTTTATTTTCATCGCTTTTAACAACCATATTATTTATAACAGCAGATACAGGTTCTGATACTGTATTAGCAACTGCATCCACTTTATATTCCGCAATACTTGGTTCAAATGTTATCTTGCTACTATCGGCAGTTTCATACTTGGTCCCTGCTTTTCCAGGGGTTATTTGTATTCGTTCAATTTTGTAAAGAGGGGGGGTAGTTCCGTCTATTGGGGTTAATATAGCAGTAGCTTCTGCCTGTGTAGAATCTGCTACTGTAGGTTTAGGAATAGTTATTTTAGGAGGCCTGTCTTTGTAATATTTTCCTTTATTATCTCCAAGAGTTATTGCTGTTATTGCTCCTACATCATTAACAGTTATACTTGCTATAACAGCATGGACAGGTTCAGATGTTGAAAATCTCTCTATAATGATGCTGCTACCGCCGCCGCTATAATTATCAGCCATACACCCATACATTAATACAATGAATATGGCAAATGCTAATATTAATGATATATATGTAAAAAAACTCTCGTAATCAATGAATTTATTCATTTAATCTGTAATACTTAAAGATTATTATTTTTATGTTTTTATAATTTATTTCCATATATATATATAGATATTATGACAGATTTAAGTTTATTATATGGGGGAGACGACAATTTATTAGGTGATAATATGGATAATTCCTATTCCCCGCAAAAAATTAATAAAATGAATAATAATGAATCGTACAATGGCGGGCAGCATTCGCCTCAGCAACAGGCTCAACAGGCTCAACAGGCTCAACAGGCTCAACAGGCTCAACAGGCTCAACAGGCTCAACAGGCTCAACAGGCTCAACAGGCTCAACAGGCTCAACAGGCTCAACAGGCTCAACAGGCTCAATACAAGGTTGAAAATATACACAGTATGAATACATCATTAGTCACGATGAATAATAATAATTCATATAAACAGCCTGATAATGATTATTCAAGAAGGAAAGGGAATGAATATAATTTATTTGATAGAATGAACTTAAAAAGATCGGAGGTTATTAAGCTATCATTATTTTCTCTTGTAATCGTTCTAGGTATTTCAATAGATAGAATGCTAACATATTATTTATCTAAATATATTGGTGATAATATACTAACCGATTTCCAAGAGTTCTTACTGAGAATAAGCTACCCTATAACTATCTTTTTATTATTATGGATATTCAAAGCTATATAAGGCATCAAAATTTAATTTATAAATAACAATTAACAATTAACAATTAACAATTAAAAATATATAAAATATATAGTAATAAAGGCCAATAAAATATTGATGGGTAATTATAGTAACGCTTTTTTAAAGGATGTTTTTGTAAGATTTTTAATTATATTATTATTTATTGCGGTGCTTGTTGTAAATATTGAGAAGATTAGCAATTTCGGCTCCAGTAGAGCTAAACTGTTATCTGTATCATCAAAAGAAAATAACCCTAGCTATGATAGTTTAAACTTGCAGTATTGCAACTATACTCCTATGTTTTCTGATAAAGATACCGTAGATTACAATAATTATAGATTTGTAATTATATACGGTATCCTGTTTTTCCTATTTTGGTATAATACTATTATAAATGTATTTTCCACTTCAGCAATGTCCAATGAAATAAAAATTCCATTTTATAAAACATATTATAACTATGATATTTATAAAAATTATAATTATGAATACACCTTTATACGCAGTCTTCAAATATTTATTCTCATAGCCTTCTTATTTCACTCATATATCTTGTATAACGAGTTTATGGGTACAAATGAAGAAGATATTAAGATACACGATAATGTTAAAATAATAGATTCTACGATTATGGAAAATATAGATTGTGATTTAATTAAGATTCATGATCCTTCAAAGGGCAAATTTATTACAAGAGATACTCTCAATGGATATTTAAAAAATATAGATACATTGAAAAAAAAGGCGGATGTAGATAAATATGTTAAAATGTGTATAGCAATTATATTAACTAATAAGAACAGCAATAATGCAAAGAAAACAATTAAGGATGTTCAAAATATATGCGATAACCCGAAATGTATATATAGCAGATTAGAAAATAATATGGAAGATATATTCCCAGAAAACATAGATAAACACCTTGATATAATAAGGTCTGCAATAAAAACAGCAGGATCGTATGTATTAAACTCTCCTCAAATTTTAGAATTATTTACTAAATATAAAGAGATAAGAAAAAAACTCGTTGATAGCTTTAATATTATAAAAAGCTATAAGTCTTCCCACGTTATTTATTATAAGTTTGGGCTAATTACAACAGTTCTAGCAGGTATATTCTTTGCCACATTCGGCCTGGCATATTTCTTAATTTATGATATAAAGTTGATTAACGCACGGTTTTCTATGAACGACTTACCATTACCATTTGATTATTTTGTTAGCACATATTTTAATACAGCCGTTGTTTATATAGTAGCAATGATTGGTATTTATATAGCGTTTATTATTAATTTCTAATGACAAACCTGTTAATTTTTATTATAATTATTAAATTAGAATATATATTTAATAATAATGAATGATATGTTAGTTAATATTATTACGAATATAATATATATAGTTGCTGTATTAATAGTAGTAATTTTAATATTAGCACTTATAAATTATACTTTATATACAATATATTCTATTAAAGAAATAATTGTACATAACACAAGCGAAGATGCTATACACTATAAGCTCAAAGATATTTATAATTATAAATTAATAAACTATGTTAATATAATCAACACGAACAATAATTATAAATACGATATATCGAGCGAGTTTAATACAGCTACAGCATTTGTAATTGATATGAAAGAGTTTACGCTAAATAAGCATCCATTTGATAATACTAATGATAATACTAAGCCTTTGTTAAAATATATAGACCTTTCATATCTCAAAGATTATGTAGATAAAGATAAGATTGAAGACAATAAGGTTCATTTTAAATTGAAAAATATAGATGCTCAGAAGCCAGAAGATTTTATGATATTATACGAATATATAGCTATAGGTGCTACACCAATTGAAGGATCTCATCCATTAGATAAAACTAAAATAATAGCAAAATACAATAATGGCGATAATACGAGCTATTATATCATTGAATATAATAAAAAAGGTTATTCTGAATATTCAAAAAATAATACCGTGGATATTAATATAAATAAAAGCCTATATGGCGATATTGTATCATTCAGTAAAACAGATACAGCAACCCCGTCATCGACATCTAAGAAGATAATTGCAAGGGATGGAATAATAATCCTTTATATAGATGATAGCAAAAGTAGTGATAATATTGTTACAGTTAAGGTTAATAATACAGATATTTACGGGTATATATTGAATGGGCTGTTTATGTTAATTCCCACGACATTATTGTGGTCTAATGATAAATATGCTGCGGGTCTATATGTAAAAACAAATAATAATTTGTACGAGATAATTTTACTATTAGTATTTCTAATAATATTCATCGTATTAATAGCATTAATAAACGATTTTTACACATATTTATTTAATATTGGAATAAATAGCAAAATAGCGGATGAACTATTTATTACAAAAATTATGAACGGAAATATTCATTTGATAGTAATAACATTATGTATTATTATTTATTGTATAATACATAGTATCGTATATTTTTTCGCATTTATCAGCGGAACTTATAAAAAAATCAAGGCAATGTATGGCGATTTAATTGTTGCCGATGAATATATTAGAAATGAAACGAATAAGCATTTAATATCTAATAATTACAATAGTGACGCAATACTTGAAGCATTTAATGATATCGCTTATGGTGGTGATATTAGCTATGTCGGTGGGAAATACAATGTAATCGATGGAACAACCAACCAAGATATCTATGATGTTAAAAAGAAGTTTGAAGAAAAGATGATAGCTATTAATTACGGTTTTAATTACGATGAAAATATATACAATACAAATAAATATACAAATACATTCTTTACAAAAATGAAAAATATATTATTATATTCAAAATATGAAAACGGATATAATGGTGAAGCTGATATAAATAAAACATTATTATTGGTACTAATCATATATTTATATTTTGTTAAGAATAATATTGATGACCCGTATATATTAATTAAATTGAATAAGCTGATATTTGGAAGAGTTGCTAATATAGGCATACCCGAAATAGACGAAGAGATACATAACACCTTAACATTAAGGTCTTTACTTGGACACAATTTAGAAAATAAAGCGATAATAGATGGTTTAGAATATGAAAGTGATCAGATATTTAACAAGACAATAATTGAATATAAGCTACAAGTTAATAAAAATGTTATAGATTTTTCAAATAAGTTATATGTAGAATTGGATTATTGGGGTGCTGTATATTTTTTCAATTTATATTTAGTATTAGAAATAATGATAGGATGCCTTGTAATTTTGGCAAGCTTATTGATTATTAAATATACAGATAATGATATGAAGGAAAATGTAGAAAGATACATTGATAAAATGAAGAAGTTAATTGAAACAATGGTAGATGAAATTAAAACAGCTGTTTTGGGAGTTGTTTAGATTAATAATTTAAAATATTATTATGTAATAAAAGAAGGTGATATTATGCCTTGCGAAATAGCTTTCATTAATGCGAATGAGAAATATGATATGACATTGTTTTTTATAAACTTTTATATATCTTTAATAATAATAATAACCTTGTTAATATTGACAAATACTATCTATAATTATTATGTATATAATAACATTCTTTCAGAAAAAATATATAATGATACGAATGTAATAGAATATGAAGAACTTCCCCTGAAAGATAATGAATTATCATCAGAAAACAAGATATTAATTGGGGAAACTGTTGATTATAAACTGTTTATTAGTATTCTTCTTGACCAGAATATGTATTACAATGATAAATATTTCACATTAAATATAACAAATATATTATTAGATGTCTTTGTACTGATAACAATAGTATTGGCGATTTTTTCAGCAATCTATGTTGGTATTTCTAATATTACGCCGTTGGCATCCCTTACTAAGTTAAATCTTGATTTTACCAAACTTAAAGAATATATTAAACAATATTGTTATTTTCTAAATAACAACAGTTGTGAAGAATTTCATTTGTTTAAAAGGTTCTCAATCGTCGTAATATTTGGAGTGCTAAGTATTATATACGGGCTAAGGCGCTATCATCGTCATACCCCTTCCATAAATTATGCAGATTATTTAAATTTTGAAAAATCAAAAGATGGCAAAAACTACGAGCCTAAAAATATTGAAAATATGTTAAATACTATATGTGATAATAACACGGATTTTTTAAAAGAAGATTCAAATATTACAAAAATAATGAACGAATTAAATGGACACAATATACATACAGTCAGTATTATTAAAACTTATGAAACTGCAGATCTTGAAAAAGCTTCTGTCGATGCATTAGATGCTTATGTCGATGCATTAGATGCTTATAATAAAGCAACTGATGATAAGGATAAGGAAAAACTTAGAGAAGCAGCTTATACTGAATATGATAATGCTGTTACTAATAAGACTATAAACAAGTTTATTACTAAAATTAAAGAAATCAGTGCAGCAATAATTATGGCTAACAATGTAGATAATAAGGATAATAAAGATTTAGATTTTGTAAAATTGGTCTTAGTATATCTTAATAATAAGAAAATATATAATGATAATATTAGTAAAGAAAAAATACATATTTTTGATTTGGAAAGAACATACGTACAATCCTTATTAAATATAATAACGAATGTAATCCCAATCCCTTATTCAAAATTAGATACTTTTAAAACCAACAATTATGATATAGAGAATGTTCTAATAGGCGCAATTCCCTTATCAATCAGGAGTAAAATAAATAATTTGGCGGATCCTTGTGCTATTTCATATACAAACGTTAATACCTTTAAGAGCGACCATAAGGAGAAAGCTGGATGCTATTATAATAATTATCTATTTCAATTAAAAGAAACTTCTACTAAATTGAAACAGGGTTTGATTGCTATATTAATAGCATTTATATTCTCTATGATAGCTATTATGGTATTGTTTTATTATATTTATATTAATTACAATATTGATAATATGAGGTGGGCTAAAATGACAGTTATTAAAATGAAGCGTTTATCTATTTATAACCCTTTAAACTGGTTATTAAGCAATATTATGATATTTTTAAATTATGCAAATAAGTAAAATAATATTTAAGGAGATATTATATTTTACTATTTATATGGATACCGAATATTTATTAAATATTAAAACTATACAGGCTGCTACATTTAAACAAGTTATAGATGCTCTCAAGGAGATATTGATGGATGTTAATTTGGAAATAGATGAGACTGGAATCAAGATAGTTGCTATGGACAATACACATATTGTTCTAATACATCTCAAGCTGGATGCGGATAAGTTTGAGATTTACGAGTGTGCCAAGAAAACATATGTAGGCATTAATATGCTGCGGCTCCACGCGCTTATTAAAACAATCACGAACAACGACATATTATCAATCTATATTAAAAAAGATGACCCGAATCATTTGGGTATAACGATAGAAAATAATGATAAAAATTATAAAACTAATTATAAATTGTCTGTATTGGATATAGATGTGCTGAATCTTGACATTCCGCCTGTAGATTTTCATACGATTATAAATATGCCTTCCAATTATCTTCAAAAAATTATTAGAGATATGAATAACCTTGCCGAGTTTATAGAGTTTAGAAACATAGGCGATAAGCTAATATTAAGTTGTAAGGGGGACTTTTGCGACCAAGAGACTATCCTTGGTTCCGAAAAATCGCAATCAATCACTATAAAGAAGAATAGTACCGACGAAGAACAGGAGATAATACAGGGTATTTTCAGCCTTAAATACCTATCAATATTTACGAAATGCACCAATCTTTCAAATAATGTTGAGCTATATCTTAAAAATAACTACCCTATTATTCTCAGATATACCATCGCATCTCTAGGAGAAATAAAATTGTGCCTATCGCAACAAGATATATCCCAATAATCTTTTAGCCTTTGCTGTAGGATACACAGAATAATAATATTTTTGTGTAATAAAAATTAGATTTTTTTTAATTTAGGATATAATATATATTTATAATATATATCCTGTAATTTAAATAATGCCTTTCTGAGGACTATCATAACTTCATTCATACAATTAATATAATTGCTTGAATATACAAACTCTTTATCATTTATAATATAGTTAATTTGTTTTTTAATTTCAACGAAAATATTCCCGAATTTGTTTACTATTGTATCCATTATTATATAAAATATGTATATAAGTTCTTTAAGTAATTACAGAGGTCGCAAAAGTCTAGAAATCGGCTTCAAGAGAAAATGTGCGTAATTTAGAGTGTTCCTGTTTTCCACCTACATTTGCCTTGCTATATTGTGAAACGCGGCTTTCAAAGAAATTGGATTTGCTTTCAATTGATATTCTATCCATAAAAGGAAAGGGATTATTTGAGTTCCATATTTTTTCATAATTTAATTGAGTTAGCAATCTGTCCGCGACAAATTCAATATATATAGACATTAGGTCTGCATTCATTCCAAGCATAGAACATGGGATACTTTCAATAATAAAGTTCTTTTCTACTTCAACGGCTTCTTTAACAATTTGATGAACGGTTTCCTGAGGCAATCTATCAACTATCTTAGAATACAAAAGGACTGCGAACTCAACGTGCATTCCCTCGTCTCTGCTGATAAGCTCGTTAGAGAATGAGAGACCTGGCATCATCCCGCGTTCTTTGAGCCAGAAAATACTACAGAAGGCACCGCTGAAAAATACTCCTTCAACAAGGGCAAATGCCAACAGTCTTTGTGAGAATGGTGCGGATTCGTCATTAATCCACTTGAAGCACCAATCCGCCTTCTTTTTAATACAGGGCATATAATTGATAGCATTAAGTGCCTCTTCTTTGTCATTAGCTTCTTTAAAATAAGTGTCTATTAGAAGAGAGTATGTTTCTGAATGAATATTCTCAATAGCCATTTGAAAGCCATAGAAGAACTTAGCTTCTAGTATTTGTACATCATTTAAAAATCTTTCGCCCAAATTGATATTTACAATTGTATCACTAGAACTGAAAAACGCCAATATTTGCTTAATAAAAAACTTCTCATTCTTATTGAGCTTATTGAAATCATCTAAGTCCTTTGATAAATCTAATTCCTCAGGTGTCCAGAAGACACTAACAGATTTTTTATACATTTCCCACATATCATAATGTTCAATAGGAAAAATAGTCAATCTATTTGAAGGTATCAATAAAGGTTCATTATTTGACATACTATATACTATTATAATAGTATATATTTATATAATAAATTATCCTATATTATTAGAAATATTGCTGAAAATGATGTCTCAAAAAAGACCGAATGATAAATCCGAAGAAACAATGCATTCGCAAAAGCGTGCTACTCTAATTACATTTGAACAACAAGAAATAATAGATTTAATAAAAGAAAAAGAGAGGGAAGAGAGGGAAGAGAGGGAAGAGAGGGAAGATGAAATAATACAGGACGAAGATATTTATAAAAGTTTATCTATAGAAATAGAACAAGATGATGAGACACGTGATGCTAAAGAGCCAATGCGTTCACAGTCGCAGCAAGAGTCGCAGCAAGAGTCTCTACCGTCTCTACAGTCTATGCCCGCATATAATAATCCAGTTGCTAGTAGCGCAGATAGAACACTTGATCGAGATTGTCTAAAAATGATAGAAGGTATCTATTTAGATTGTCAAAATGATTTAAGAGATTTTTTTGATAGTAAAATAAGTGAATTAAATAGGGTTTTTGAGTCACGAAAATTAGCCGATGGTAAATTTTTACAAATTGAAATAAACACAAGGGTTCCTGGTAAATTTCTTCTTGAAATTAACATGTCTAAATATGAATATGACTCAGTAGGGCGGCGGCGCATAATAACATCATTTGAATGTGTACACTTTAGTCTATTTACGAGATTTGAAAATGGGGCTCTTACAATTAGAGGTTTGCATTTTACTTTACCTAATGATATAACAACTGGACGTAATAAAATATATTCGCATTTGTATATAGGACATAAGTTTGCAGAAAACTGTTTATACTCAATATATGCAGCTAATAAATTTATTATAACTATATTAAAATCTATAGGAACTTATTTTATTACACAAAGGAGTATCAGTAATCCTGATGAGAGTGCCAAAGAAAGTGTAATAAAGTTTATTACACTTTTGAGATTGAAATTGGAAGAAAGACAGGCTATAGGCCAACTTTTAATAGATTTAGGGGAGGAATATAAGAAATATTTTAAAGCTCGTGCAGCAAGTGGACCACAAAGAACAGGGGGGATGAAGATTATGAAATATAATAAAGTAGTTGAAAAAAGCAATAGTAAGGACGGCAAAAACACATTAGTTAATAACAAAGAACTTAAAATAAATAAGATTAAAGATAAGATAAAGATATTAAAGCAAGATAAAATAAAGAATAAAGATAAAATTATCAAGCAAATTAAATTAATTGAAGATATTAAAACTAAAATTAAAATAGAAAAAGAAAGAGCAAAGCAAAAACACAAAGAGAAAGCCTCAATAATAAAAAGGAAAGCCTCTGTATCCAAAACTACAAAAACTACCACAGCAAAACCAAAAACTACCACAGCAAAACCAAAAACTACCACAGCAAAACCAAAAACTACCACAGCAAAACCAAAAACTACCACAGCAAAACCAAAAACTACCACAGCAAAACCTAAAACTACCACAGCAAAACCTAAAACTACCACAGCAAAACCTAAAACTACCACAGCAAAACCTAAAACTACCACAGCAAAACCTAAAACTCCCAAAACTACCACAGCAAAACCTAAAACTACTAAAAGACAAGCTAATAAATGAGTGTTATGATGAGCATAGGACACAGCTATCGCCGTTGTCTTCAGCACATCTCAATCTTTTTTTAGCAAATTCAGGGTCAATTGTCATTTGCTGAGTTTTCGCCTTTGGTTTTGTTCGCAGATAATAAGAACCCGTCTTGAGACCCTTAGAATGTCCGTAAAAATGCATAGAAGACAATTTTTGGAAATCAGGTTCTTCTATGAAGATATTGAGGCTTTGCGTCTGGCAAATATATCTTCCTCTGTCTGCTGACATATCAATAATAACACGTTGCTTAATTTCCCAAGAAGTTTTATACAGCTCTTTCATAGTCGCATCAATATTTGGGATATTCTGAATGCTTCCCTCGTGCAAAATAATAGTATCCCTCATTTCCTTATTCCATATTCCCTTATCAATCAAATCTTTAATCAAATACTTATTTATCACAATAAACTCACCGCTCAGAGTCTTTCTCTGAAATATATTATTGGTAATTGGCTCAAAACTTTCATTAAATCCCATAATTTGCGAAGTAGATGCCGTGGGCATAGGAGATATCAAAAGGCTATTGCGAACTCCGTAATTCATTATTTCAGTCCTCAGGCTTTCCCAGTCATATCTATCGCTCGGCTTTTCATTCCACAAATCAAATTGAAAAAGCCCTTGAGATATAGGACTGCCCTCAAATGTACTATATGCCCCACTATATTTATTTTTAATATTTTTAATTTCAAACTCATTAACATAGTCGCTCATATTTTCATCACATTCACCAGAAGCTATTTTATTAATAGTATAAAACCTTTTTTTTGACAATTCCATAGAAGCTTCAACTGCTGCGTGATAGATAGTCTCAAAAATATCTTTGTTAATATCTGCAGCCTCTTTTGATTCAAAGGGATGCTTGAGCATCATAAATACATCAGCCAATCCCTGAACGCCAATTCCAATAGGCCTGTTTTTAAGATTAGAAACGCGACCCTTTTCAATAGGATAAAAGTTCTTATCAATTACTTTATTCAGATTTTTAGTAATTACTTTGACAACATCGTGAAGCTTCTCATAATTAAATACGCCATTCTCAATATATGTAGGAAGGCAAATTGAAGCCAAATTGCAAACCCCAGTTTCCTCGGGAGATGAATAAATTAGAACCTCTGCGCACAGATTGCTTGATTTGATAGTTCCTAGGTTCTTCTGATTGCTCTTTTTATTCGCAGCATCCTTGTAAAGGATATATGGAACTCCTTGCTCTATTTGAGATTCTAATATTTTAAACCAGAGGTCTTGAGCATTAATCTGTTTATTATATCTGCCTTCGCTTTCATATTGTTCATAAAGTTTAATAAAATCATCACCATATACATCGCTCAGTCCAGGGCATTTATCAGGACACATTAAAGACCAGAGCTTATTACTTTTCACTCTTTCCATAAACAAATCAGATACCCATAGAGCCATAAATAGATCCCTGCATCTTTCTTCCTCACTCCCGTGATTTTTCTTCAATTCCAAAAAGGCCTCAATATCACAGTGCCAGGTTTCAAGATATACCGCGATACTCCCGAGTCTTTTCCCTGCTTGGTCAATATATCTCGCAGTATTATTAAATACTCGCAACATCGGTATGATTCCGTTGGAAGTTCCATTTGTTCCTCTGATATAACTACCTTTACCGCGAACCTGATGAATATGAATGCCAATTCCTCCGGCATATTTAGAAATCAGCGCCATCTCTTTTAGTGAATCATAAATGCCAGCTACGCTATCGTCATTTACAGAGCAAAGGAAACAGCTGCTCAATTGCGGCCTTCTAGTTCCTGAATTAAATAGCGTCGGTGTAGCGTGTGTGAAATATTTTTTACTCATAAGGTCGTATGTCGTCAGAACTTCTTTAATGTCATTACCGTGTATTCCCAGAGCAACTCGCATCCACATATGCTGTGGCCTCTCAATAACCTTCTTATTAACACGGGTTAAATATGCGCGTTCCAAAGTTTTAAAGCCGAAATAATCAAATGTAAAATCTCTCTGATAATCAATATAGGTATTGAGCTTCTCCTTGTTTTTACACACTATTTCATATAGCTCATCGGATACTAGAGGGGCATTATTATTATGAATATCCTTGTTATCATAAAGAGCTTGAACGGTTTCAGAAAATGAAGGAGATGTATTTTTATGATGGTTTGAGATAATAATACGCGAAGCCAAAGTATTGTATTCGGGGTTATCCAAAGACATACTGCCGCACAAATATGCAGCCATTTCATCTAATTCGCTTGTTTTAACACCGTCAAAAATACGCGAGCATACCTTCTGAGCTATCTCTGATACATTAATATTTAGCTCACCTGATAGATTTTTAAGGCGCATAAGGACCTTGTCAAAGCTGACATCTTCATATTCACCATTCCTCTTAATAACTTTCATAATTATATTATTATATTAAATAATCTCTATATATATTTATGGGAGTGGGGGATAGGGGGAAACCACCCTATGGGGGAAACCGCCCCCAACGCGGGTTATAATGGGGGAAACCGCCCCCAACGCGGTATTAGAAAAGGCTGTCGCTGGCTATTGTCAAGGCTATAGAAAAGGCTATTTATATAACCGATGATAACTTAAAAAGAAACCAGATATTTTATAAAAATGAAAATTAAAATTTGAGTACATCTCTTGATTTATTTTGTAATTTCTAAAAAACTTTTGAAATTTTTGAAAAAACAGAAAGATGTACTCAAAATTAAAAATAAAAAAATATAGATATTCCGGTGTCTCAATAATTGCTAAGAATCTTCTTAGTATTTTATAATAATTATTGAGAGGCTATTGAGAGGCTATTGAGAGGCTATTGAGAGGCTATTTATATAACCGATGATAACTTAAAAAGGAACCAGATTTTTTCTAAAAATTGAAAATTAAAATTTGAGTACATCTCTTGATTTATTTTGTAATTTCTAAAAAACTTTTGAAATTTTTGAAAAAACAGAAAGATGTACTCAAATTTTAAAATGAAAAAATAAAGAGTTTCCTGTGTCTCAATAATTGCTAAGAATCTTCTTAGTATTTTATAATAATTATAGAGAGGCTGTCATGGGTTATAGAGAGGCTGTCATGGGTTATAGAGAGGCTGTCGTGGGCTATTGGGAGGCTGTCGCGGGTTATTGAGAGGCTGTCGTGGGCTATTGAGAGAGAGAGGGGGGGTGTATAGGGTGTCGTAGTCTAATATAATGCCATTGGAGGATTGCTTGTATCCATTGATTTTTATAATCCCCCTGTGTTCCTTGCTATGACAATCTTTACATAGTGATGCCAGATTATGTGTGGCATTTTTATGAGATGAACCTATGAATCCGTTTTCATCTGCGTCCTCCTGATATTTAATGTGATGCGTTTCAACAGCAATACCCTGACATATTTCACATTTATCAATCTTCTTCTTCCTGTTATAATTAGATTTCTTGTTTTTAATTAGGTCTTTATCTATATTTGTGAATTCTTTTCTAAACATCTCAGCCTTTTTAAGGAAATCTAATGGCATATCAAGAGATTTACATACTTCCAAGCCATACATATTAGAACCCTGACCATCCTGTATTTTCCTATTATATATGATTTCATTATTTTTGCCAATATCTATTTTAATATGCTTGACAAACAATTTATTATCCTTGATATGCTCTTTAATGCAAGACATCTCTGTTAGTTCGTGCAGATGCGTCGCAAATATAAAAGAAGCCCCTTTATTTATCAGCATATCTATTCCAGCAGATACAATCGCAATCCCAGATATTGATTCAGTCCCGCAGCATATCTCATCCCCAATAACCAAGCTATATTTATTACATCTCTGTAATATATTCCGCAATTCTGTCATTTCCACTGTGAAGCTTGACATTCCTTTATATATATTATCCATCCCCGAAATCCTCGTAAATATTCTCTTATACGGATAATACACCATTTTTTCGGCGGCTACAAACATACCAGATTGAGCCATAATAATATTTAAGCCAACTGCCTTCATAAATGAAGATTTCCCAGAAGCATTTATTCCATATAACAATATGCCATCTTTATTTATCCTGACATCATTCCCTACATATTCAAGCTCATCGTGTAATCTCTCAATCAACGGATGCCTCATATTTTTCATATTAATAAAAGACGATTCCCTCTCGCTCTCACAGTCGTCGCAGTCGTCTTCGTCTTCTTCGTCTTCGGCTTCTTCGTCTTCGGCTTCATCAGAAGAATCTAAGGATATTATAGGTCTTTTGTATCGGTAATCAAAGGCGTTTTTGGCATTATTTGCTGCTATATCGGTTCGTACAAGATATTTAATGAGAATATCAATATTTTTATTATTTATTTCTATAAACTCTCTAACAAATTCATTATAATAGTTCAATACGAGAACCGCAATTTCTTCATTATATTTGCTGATATTTTTTGAGAGCTTCTCGGTTTCGCTATTAGTCATCTTATAATTTGACGAAGAAGATGATATCAGCTTTTTGTTGAATTTGCCAATAATAGCCTTGTTATTTTTTAAAGCCGTCTCATATCTTTTCTTAGTTATTAAAATGAAATATTCCTGATCCTTATCATTATAATCTATCTTACATAGCGTGCTATCATTTATGCCGATACGGTTTATTTCTTCGCATAAAATCTCAATATCTCTATATGACTTCTTGATACCCTCGGCATTATTATCAATATCTTCATATACTCCTTGTTTAAATATATTTCCCCAATTATTTTTATCAGCCAAATTATATTTAGAAGCATTCTCCAAATCCAAAATATCCTTATAAGAATTCGTTATAGTATGTACAATTGATATAATAGTCTCATCGGTTTTCTCGCCGTCGCCGTAATCCTTCAAGATATTATAGATGCCTATACAGGCCTCCATAGATTCATTAAAGCTCATCCAATCCTGAGGAGCTACCTTATTTAAAAGCAGTTTCCGCTTGAATCTCTCCAAATCCCCAATATTAGCCAGATATTTGCGCACCTTTATATAGCTATTTTTATTCAGTAATTTGTCAATATCGTCGTAAGACTGATTGATTTTTTTAATGTTTATCATAGGCGCCAGCAACTTCTCTTTAAAATATCGCGAACCGAAAGCAGTCGCGCATCTATTTAATACATCTATTAGCGGCTTATCGTTCTGATACAAACCCAGAATATTTAATTGGACGGCAGAATTAAACTCAATTGTCATATTATTATTATTCTCAAAAATCTCAGGAACTTGTAGCTCTTTTATAATATCTGCGTTGTGTTCGTGTGCAAATTGTAATAGACAACAGAACCCTTCGCGCGATATAGTGAGCCTCTCCATATTTAACATTTCAATTATAGAAATCAGCCCCTTCTTCATAAAGAATGCCTTCTCCAATATTTGCGTCTGATTTATTATGCTCTTGAAAAACTCTATGTATTTACATTCGCCCCATTTATAATGAACCAAAATGTTATTGATATTCAAGTTTTTCAATATCTTTTTCCGCTCCTTCTCATCAATTTTATCACCCAATATAATTAATTCAATAGGATTATATGTACTTATCATACGGAATACTTCGTCATTCGCGAGTTCGGGGTCATCCTTCGTAGAACCCACTTCGTATATGAAGGTCTTCCCGGTTGATAAATCAATCCCAGATATTCCTGCAATAATATACCCGTTTATTATCTCGTACATTATAACCATCATATAATTACTTCGCTTATCTGTAATATTTATATTGGAGCCCGGAGATAATATCTCGGCGACCTTACGCTCCCTATTTTTATTATTGCCGGCCATCTGCTGTTCCTGCTGAATAATTACAATAGTATAATTGTTATTCAGCAATATTTGCGTGAATTTATTAAGAGAATGAATGGGAAACCCGGCCATCACATGATTATTTAATGATATTTCGGCAATAGATTTGTTTTTTTTTGTAGTTATTATACCACATATATCAGCCACCTTGTATATATCATTGTTCTCTGCATTATTATTTTCGTATATAGTGTACATTTCATAGAACGAGCCAACTTGATAAAGAACAATACATTTCTCACCATACTGCTGTTTGTATTTATTCGTATATTCAATATATTCATTAATAATCATTGTCATTATAATATATGTGTTATATTCTTAAATAATAATAATATAAGAAATATATTTACAATCATTATAAATGGAAACTCAAAAAGAAAATGAATTGAAAAAGGAGTTTGAAGATGTTCTAAACAAGCTCAATAATATTGATTTGGAAATTATGGGCTTGTCTGATACAATTAAATTGGAGTTTTACAAATATTACAAACAGGCGAGGACGGGTGATTGTAATATTGATAAACCGTGGTTTGTCAATGTAACCGCTTGTGCTAAATGGGAGGTTTGGAACAGTATCAAGGGAATGACTGTTAATGAGGCTATGGAGAAATACATAGAATGCTATAAAAATTATATTCTAAATCCCTAAATCCTCCAAATTAAGCCTTTAATAATCCTCGCGGGTTAATCTTAACACTATCAAATATACCTTTATCTTTAGCACTATTCTTCATCGTCTCCATTTTATTATTACACCGACATAAAAGAAAAATGAGACAAGACTATTATAAAAAAAAAATAATTATGTTATTTATCTTTTCTATCAATGTAAATGATCGCATTTAAGCGACTAACTACAATTTGACGGTTCTGTTAAAACGGTTTGTAGTTTTTGTAAATCAACTCCTCTCTTATACCTTTCTGGTCGTTCATCATATTCTATATAATAGTTAAAAACTTTTTGAATATTTTTACAACCATTCCGTTTATTTTCCATTTTATATGTTAGGATAGAATGCATCTTACGTTCTTTTTTTGTTTTATCTGGTAGATAAAGGTTTTTACTTAATTCTTCTGTCTTGTAATTTAGACACGAAGTTCTATATTCATCTATGTTATAAACCTTAAAACGCTCTTGTAATTTTCTTTTTTAACATTATTTATTGCATCTTTAAGTTCATTATTTAATTCATCATATTTAAGAACTTTTTTATTAAGTTTTAGATAATGTTTTATTTGGTTAAAGCAATTTTCTATAGGACTATTTGTTGCTGGTGTATAGGCAATACTAAACAAATATTTATTACCACTATTTATAATAGCATCTTTAACAAATTGATTATTATGACTACCCGCATTATCTAAAACAATCAGATTATTTTGTATAATTATTAAATACATTATCTTTCAAAAAATCTACAAATCTTTCTTTATTCATACCACCTTTTTCATATAATTTATATCCTATACATTTTGAATTATTTATTGCTACTAATAATGTAAATTTTTTGAATACATTATTATCATCCGTTTTTGAATGCATCTTTTACCTAACTTACATTTACTATATTCTAACATCATAGCGGGTTTAATAGAAGTTTCATCTAAACAAATAATTTTATCTAATGGATATTTTCTAATTTCATTATAAAAATTATCAAGTTCTTTCTTTTGTCAGTTTCAATACCATATCTTGTTTTAGGAAAATGTTGGTGTTTAGTTCTTTTCCTTGTAATATTATTGTCTCTCAATACAATACCTAAATGTTGAGGTGTAATATTAAATTCAGGATATTTAAGCATTATTAACTTTTTCAATTCAATCATAGTAATTTGTTCGTTATTGCTTAACATTTAATAGCATATACGAGATGTTCCTTTGTTATTTTATATGATATGTTAGTTCTATTATGTATTTTAATTCTTTAACTTCATTATATCTTTCAATCCATCTTGCTAATGATTGTTTTTTACAACCAAAAATATTACAAACATAATCTAAACTAAAACTATTAGATAAGTAATATTTAACTGCTGATAATTTATAATCTTCTGTTTTATGCTTCATTATAATTAGCTAATAAAAATAAATTAAGTTTTGTCTCATTTTAAATCTTCAAGGGTGTAAATTAGTTTTATCTAATGCATTTTTAATATCAAAATCCATCAACTTTTTTTTTAAATGCTCTTTTTTATGCTCTTGCTATATTCGCTTCATCTACTTTTTCTCAAGCTGAATTTTTTATTCTTTTATTCTTTTATCTCTGACTCTGGTGCAATATACTATTTTGTTAAATTTTTACTAGCATTATAACCTTCTATTTCTGCTATTTTTTCTACATAGTTCTCGTATGCGTTCTCGTATAAGTTCATAAAATAGCTATGTTGATACAATTCAAGTCTTTTCCTTGATATATCAGCGCCAGTGCTGTATTTGAATATTGTTGAACTATTAGAATGTTCGCTTATAATTTTAGTGTCTTTCTTAGCATCTTTATGTAATGTATTAATATCAAAATTGAACCATATTTTATAATATGCATAGAGAACTGACATAGTCATCAATGAAGGAAATATTATAACAGGGTTTAGAGATATAAACCCGTATATAATATAAAAGATTATTGATATAATACCCAATATAATATATATTATCGTGTTAATAAAATACATTACTATTCCATATAAGACACTTATATTGCTATTCATCAGAAAAGTTATAATTATTAAGAATAATATAAATAGTATAAATTGTATAATTGTACCAATAATTGGTGTATTCATAGCCTTAGAATATAAATAAGGAATTTTCTTGTATGGTATTGAAATAATATATATAACTACTGTTATAAACCCATTATTACACATAATAACTCCTATAAATAAATACACAATGCCGATAACTAATATATATAGAAAATTGATAACAGAAATTATAATATATATCATATTATAAATATATAAAAGCATAATTATTATAAACAAGCAAACCGACAGAAGCAAAATAATTGGATATGTTAAAATAAAACTCTTATATAATTCGTAAGCATTTGAATAATCATCAAACATATTTTTATGTTTCGTATCAATTTTGACAGTAACTGGATTATAGTTGATCTTTATAGGTTCTTTGCTAAATATATTATAATTAGCTTCATCTTCGTCGGGATTCGTAATTTTAGATTTAGTATCTTTTATATAATCCTCGTCATATATTCCATAATTTAAAAGTCTAATCGCAAACATATTGTTTTCATTAAAATACAAAAACTTACAATATTTAAATAAATACTTCAAATATTTTACCACATTAGGCTTATCAATGTTTGTAATGTTAGTATCAATACTTTGATGTGCTATACTTTTTGCATATAATACTCTTTTAAAATGCGTACTATCCTTTAGCTTATTAAGATAAGAAATATATAGTTCGTCTCTTTTATCAAATAATTGATAGAAGTCATTAACATTATTTTTAATAGTTGTTTTAATTTTCAAATCATTATTCTCAGCTTCTGTTATTATACCTTCTATATAGGCTGATATTACAATATAAGCATCTACTATATATTTTTTTATTGTTGTGACTGGATTATTTTTATAATCAGTATTAGATGATAGCGAAGCTAAAATTTTAGCTCTTACCTCGGTATTTATATCTTCATCAATTCTCGCTTTAATATTTTTAATAGTATAATAATAATTGCCATCTACTCCGCTACTATTTATAATATTGCTATTTTTTGTAAGTGTGCTGCTTGAATCTTCTTCTTCGTAGCTTCCCAAAATACATATTATGGCTAATGGGTCATACGGCATATAATTTCTATATTTGCCTCCTTCTAATGTTTGAATGCTTTCGCATACATTATGATTATTTACAACATATTTCTCATCGCACTTTTTATAGCACTTAAATAATCTTCGTGTTTTATCACTCTCGTCTATTTTTCTTCGCCCATTGTTGTTTCCCAAATAATAATATTGTATTGTGAACCAATCGTGCCACCTATCCGTTAAATTATTACATTGTGACTCTTTTTTTTCCAATAAATAATATATAGGTTTAGTTTCATTATAAACAATCTTTTTTTGCGCCGTATCCTTTTTTTCAATTTCAATTTTGTCTATATCGGCAATCGCATCATACCCAGAACCTCCATCACCATCACTAACAATTATATTTTTTATTTCCCAATACTTATTTAAAGATCCGCTTTCACTTCCCTCTTTCATAACTGCGGTTGCCTTTGCTTTCTTTCCATTGAGTGATGCAGGTGATTTAATTTTTATATTAGGAGGTTCGCTGTTATAATATCTTCCATTACTAATATGATTAATCTTAGTAATAGTCCCATTATTGTCTACTATTATAGGCGCAGATTTATTCAATTCAGCATCAAATGTTTTTATAGCAAATAAATCACTTGATTTATCAATTTTGTTAACATCCATAATATATTTTTCTTTAAATAAAAGCTCCAAATCCTTGCTCTCGCCATTAACATTGTCTACGCATTTACTCATTTTTTAAAATGCCTTTTATGTTAATATTATATTATAATATTTTTATAATCGCTCGTATCTTCATTTTTGGCTTTTCCGCATTCTTTAATTCTAACAGTGCAATCATCATATACATAATTATTATTTGTCCCGCATTTTGGAGCATATATATATTCGTTATTATTTGTACCCCCTTTATCAAACATATACTCGTGCTGTATACCATAATATTCTGATATCTTAGGATTGTCTTCTTTCTTAGGCCTTTTAATATTATATACCAGTGTCTCATCATTTTCAATACCTTTTATACTATCACTTATAGCGGTGTCTTCTATTTTAATTAATGATTTAGTATTTTCTTTACTATATTTTGACCCTGTATTTGTTATTATTATTTCTTTAATTTCATAAAGCGGTGGTGTAGTTCCAACTATCACGGCTGTTTTTAATGTAGCGTTTGCTTGCACAGAATCTTGATCTTCAGGCTTATTTATAATTATTTTTGGCTCTAATAGATATTTGCCATTCCATCCGGCTTTTAACTTTATTACTGATATTCCACCTGTATCAGAGATAATAATTTGATCAAAGTCTATTTCTGCGTTACTTATATCATTTATATATTTATAATCAAAAGTATATATACTATCATATAACCCATCACTATTATCTTTATCTTGTTTAGGTCTGTCGTATATTATTGGTGTAGTGTCAGATAGGCTATTTAGAAAATCGCTAGAACTATTGGCATATTTGCTGAATCTTGAATAGGCTGCTGATAATTTATCAAAGAAGGTGTATATATTTTGCGGTAGTCTTTGTAATACTGAAATGATATCGGTATTATTATTTGCCCCGCTTCCTTGCATATTTTTTGAAAAAATGTTGAAATTGCTGGGACCAAGCAAGCTTCCTGTTCCAACACCCCCTGAATTTTCGGAAGAAGAAGTATCATCGTCTTCGCCAAAAAATACAAATAATATGAAAACTATAAATCCTACTAATATTGCTAATCCGGCAAAAGGCTTTGTCCACATCATCATAACCTTCCATATATTAGCAATAGCGGATGTTATAGTCGTAAATAGGCCACCCGATAAACCCGAAGAGTTATCAACTACCATTTTTACATAGCTAAAACTTATCTCATTATTTGCAATATTTGTCTCATTGTCCATTTTATCATTTTCCTGTTCTTTTTTAAAATTTTGCTCCTCTTCAAGTTTTATATTTTCTACAGCATCGTGCACAATATCTAAATAATCTTTTGATATTGTTAAAGTATTATATGACAATAATTTTTTGTTAGATTCCAAAGAATCCCTTATTTCTTTCAGTACTTCATAATTAGGTTTAAATACTCCGTATTTAAATATATAGTTGATAGCATATAGCATAATTACATTAAGCAATATTCTTGAATTATCAGCATTATTTAATACTTTCGGTGCAAAAATGTTCATATATTTTTCTGTAAATAATATTGCTAGTCTGTATAAAGGATTGCCAAAATTTTTAACTTTCGCAACAGCATTACCAGTACCATCCCCCGTAGCTTCGGCAGCAACAGAATTATTATCAGTTCCGGTGGCGGCCCCAGGAGAGCCTCTTTTGACTACAGCTCCTGAAGCAGCGCTTGTCAAAGCACTAATAGGGCCTCTACTGTCAGCAGCGCTTGTCAAAGCACTAAGAGGACCTGGTGCTTTAACTGATTCTGCAAACAACTTCGCAGGATCGACTCCTGTCATGTTTACTAAAGCTCCAGCAGGAGTAAGATTATTAGCTAAAGAAACAAGAGCGGCGGCCATTTAATAAATAAGCTTTAATAATTATCTATATAATTATTTTGAAGGTTTAATATGCCCAAATAAATAAATATATATTAATTAAATGTATATTTATTTATTGATATTTTTACTATTAATATATACCTCATTTTATTATATATTTATTGATGAAATCTCTATATATCAAGTTTCCATAAACAATTTTGATTTTGAACTTTTATATAAAAAACAGCCCATAGTAATCTCTGATTATATTAGCGATATCAATTATATTCTCGCTAATTGGTTCAATTATAATATTATATATAATCTAAATAATAATTATATATGGCAAAAAAATAAATATAAATATCTGTTAGTTCAATCTATATCTGACAATCCTGTAGAGATACATCTATGCAATCCTTCTTCAAAAATTACAAATGGCATCCCAGATACAGACAGTAATATTACATCTATCCTATTAAATAATAAGTCTATCATAATCCCCTTTAACTGGAATTATTATATTTCAGGAAATTCTAATATGTACGGTATTCACGATTATATCACGATTTGTACGGCGGTATTATAATATAGCAATATTAAACAAATGATGTCATCGGTGGGGTTCGAACCCACGCGTACTAAAGTACATCAGATCTTAAGTCTGACCCCTTAGACCACTCGGGCACGATGACATAAAATGCCACAAAGGCTATATTATATGAAAAAATGATTTATTGGTATTATTATGTTATTGTATTATTTTGATTTATATATATATAGTATCAAATCCTTATATCTTTTTATTGCCCGCCCCAGACTTGAAAGATATAAAGTTTTGATATTATAAGCTATTTATAGCCTCCTCTCTCCTCTATGGAAGATATCGGATATATCTATTATTTGATTCACGCAACGAATAATCCCGATTGTCTTTCGTGGAATGAATTGAAAGTGGGAGATTTCAATACAGATGACCAATTCCCTGGAGTTTATATGTCAGTAATCACAAAAGACAATATAGAGAGCGAGAGCATATATCCTGGAAAATACCTGATGATATTTTCAAAAATACTGCTCGGCCAAAAAAATTATCATATAAATGCCCGGGATTATAATGGCATAATCTCAGAAAAAAACACATATTATCCCTGGAACTTGCGCGAGTTTTTGGATTGTAAAGATAACTGTTCTATGAACGAGATTATTTTTCACGATAACATAGATATCAAATATTGCCTCCGCATCATTACAGCGAATGGCACGGACTACAAAAGCCTGCTCCCAAAAATATCATTAGATTCTCCAGGACTACAACCTGATATATCAGCGCTACCATTCTACTGTTATCCTTTTGAATCTATGTACACCGGGATAAATCCTTTGCCTCCAAGTTCAAAAGAATGGTATATTATGATGTCTAAAATGGCCGATATAACAACTGATGATAGCGCTTGCATAAATGATATCAGGGAAAAAATTAGGGAAAAAGCCGAATATTTATATATTAACCGTGATAAGCAAAAAATAAAGTATCTAAAAGAGTCTCCGAAAGAGTCCAGGGTATAAAAATTGATAACCTATAAAAAAAATAAAAATATAATGGACGATATTATTGACAACTTCGGATATATAAGTATATCAGAAAATAATGAATTACTAACCTATATACACACATTAGATATAGATTATAATCTTAAAAGATATTTATATTATTTAATTGAAAATGATAATCATACAGATTATTTAACTATATACAATATATGTATGGAGAATGATATTGAACTCCCGCCATTCTAAATACATCTCGCATATCCATCATACCTCCTCACCAGTCTTATCAGCCTTGCCAGTCTATTTCTTAGCCTTTTTTTTAACTACTTTGGCATCTACAATTCCCAATCTATCATTTTCATATTCTTTCAAAATATTATTGCGGTGCTCATCCCATTCTTTTTCAAGTTCATTCAAATCATTCAGCCACAAATCTTCAATGTTAGTATTTTTCAAATTTCTCAGCCTTTCATCCAACTCATTATATTCCCGCTCCAATATAACCTTTCTATCATATGTCAGCTGTGAAATATGCATCTTTAACAGATAATTAAAATGCTTATAATTAATGTCAGCATCTCCTGCTTCATCGGCTTCATCTGCTTCATCTGCTGCATCGGCTGCACCTGCGGCCTCTCCCAATTCTTTTGAAGGTTCATCGCTTCCCGTATTGATTGGTGGGTAATTTAATTCAATAAGTCTTGCAGTAATCTCCTTCAATTTTTTATTCATAATTTTAATATTTCCTGCAATTACATCAAGGATAAACCTCATTTTATTGCTTAGCACCTTAGCCTCTTTTTCAAGATTTTTAATTTGGTAATTTTTTCTCTCAAAATATTTCAATATCCTTGTCTCAGACCATTCCTTGATAATTTCAATTGCACTATCATATTTTTGAATAGCACCATCTTTGTTGAAGAGATGGATATTGTTAATACTGAGATTCTTGCTTGATTGCAGTTTAAACAAGGTATCAAAGTTGCCCTCAATAGTAGCCTTAACACTCGTGTTGAAATGTAAGATAAACTTGACATTCTTTGATGTATAGTGATTCTCTATGTATTTCAAGTTATTTAATCCGTTTGTAATCATATTTTCAAGCAATTCCTTATAATCTTCCGTCCAAGTTCCAATAGGCAACTCAGTTATCTCTACTGTAGAATCATCAATCCATCTATAAACACCCTTGCTAATATATGAGTTTTTCTCGGCTTTAATAATAGTTCCTTTAAATCCCAGGTAATACGGGGTAATATCGCTGATTTCCAAGATATTGATTGTATCATTAATAGTTTCAAGGTCTTCCTCTGTCTTTGCAACAGCACCCGACATTTTAATGACATTGCAAATAATCTTACATATATTAATCAATTCGCTCGGGTCAAATTGCGGAATATTTGTAGAATATCCAGTTCCAATACCAATACCACCATTCACCAGAATCATAGGGATGATAGGGATATAATATTCGGGCTCTATTTGTTGCCCATCATCGTCCTGATAATTCAAGATAGCGTTATCCTCCTCCTTAAATATCAATCGGGTTAGCTTGGATAATAGCGTGAAAATATATCTCGCAGATGAAGCATCCTGGCCACCCTGACAACGGCTGCCAAATTGGCCGTTGGGACTCAATAGATTGATATTGTTAGTTCCGACATAGATTTGCGCCATACCCACGATAGCCTGTTGAAGCGAGTTTTCACCGTGGTGATATGCCGAAACTTCGCCGACATATCCAGATAATTGCGCTACTTTTATTTCATTTGTGTATAACCTTCTTTTAAAGCAGGCATAAATAATCTTTCGCGTGCTTTCCTTGAGACCGTCGCATATATGATTGATAGACCTCTGCAAATCCCGATTAGAGAAATGAATCAAATCTTTATCCACGAAGGATTTGTAATCCACATTTAACACAGAATAATCCAATACATTATCCTTGTTATAGTTTTGTAGCCATAGCTTTCTGTCATCGGCTCTTTTCTTATTAAATGCCAAATCTATGACTTCGTCGGCATTTTCATCATACATATATGTTACCTTCTTCATATTCTTAAAATACTCCTTGGCCTCTTGATCGTTTGAAGTGCCAAGTCCTTTGTAATATTTAATTTTCCACGAACTCTTCTTGGCTACATCGGTTTCGCTCCATCTTTCGTAATCCGACATATTATAAAACTCAATTACATCTTTCTTGCTATTCGTGGCTTTAATAATAGGCGTAAGCATAGAAGTGAGAAACCCAGAGATTTCATACAATTCGTGCCACATACTTTGAAATATATTGAATACAAGACCTTTGATGTGGCTTCCATCGTGATCCTGATCTGTCATAATCATAATAGAGCCGTATCTAAGCTGGCTGATATCAGTATATTTCTTGTTCTGCTCCAAGCCCAAGATTTTTTTAATAGCAGTGATTTCGTTATTATCTGATATTTTTTGCAGTGTCGCATCCTTTACATTTAGAATCTTACCACGCAAAGGAAATACGCCGTATCTGTCTCTGCCAATAACACTAAGACCCGCAATAGCCATCGTTTTAGCTGAATCTCCCTCCGTCAAAATTAGAGTACATTCAGCGCTATTTTTCGTACCCGCCAAATTGGCATCATCCAGCTTGGGAACGATGATGCGTGATATTTTCTTTCCGTCAGTTTTCACAAGCTTCTTCTTATCATAAAACTCGGTGATACTAAGAGCCTTGTCAATAATTCCGGACTTGAATAATTTTTCATAGAACTTGTCGCTCGGTTCGCACTTTGAGCCAAACTTGGCGACAGGCGTCGTAAGTGTCTCTTTGCTCTGTGAATCAAAGCTAGGATTTACAATCAGCGCCTTGACAAAGATTATAAGATTATCTTTGATATGCTGGGTTTTAACGACCTTCTTCTTTTTTGCCAAAGTCATATCAACGAGATTCTTAGTAATCATATTTGTGATATATTCAATATGTTTCCCTCCCTTAATCGTATTAATTCCATTGACGAAAGAGAGGTATTCAAATGAACCTGATTTTGAAATAGATGCAGCGATTTCCCAGCGTTCCCCGCAAGATTCATAGACTAGCGGTTGCTCCTTCTTATCCAAAAATAGCTCGCAATATTTCTCAAAATCCTTAATCAATATCTTTTCGCCGTTGAAATATACAGAGACATCTTTGTTAGTTGTAGCGCAAGCATCAATTACCCGACGATGAAACAATTTATAAATATCCTCTGTAATATTTTTAATCCCGAACCTTTCATAATCAGGCCTAAAGGTAATTTGGGTATAGGGAGCTTTTGAAGAGGCTTTGACAGTGGGCTTATCGCGCTCTGTCATATTATTCCTGAAAGTCTGAGTATATATTTTGTTAGTATAGTGATCTACGGTTTCTATGATAAACTCCTTTGAAAATATGTTGGCAAGCTTGCTTCCATAGCCATTCTTGCCACCCCATATCTTCTCCTCGCCTTTATCATAGTTGGTGGATGTAAGAAGCTCACCGAAAATTAATTCGGGAACCCATAAATCGCCATAAGTACTATGCTTTTTGATATCAATACCGTTCCCGTCATTAAGAACAGAGATGACACCGGTATTCTTGTCAATAGATACTTTGATATTCTTGACGTGCTTGATATTTTCTTTTCCCTTAGCTTCCTCGGCCTTCAAACGCATTGAATGGTCTATGGCATTTACAATGACTTCATCAAAAATCTTCAAAAGTCCCGGAATATATGTCAGTTCATCGGTATCCATTTTGTTTGTAGCAGAATCAAAGACATAGCTACTGATTTTTTGTGATTCAATAGAGCCAATATAAGTATCTGGAAGAGCAAGAATATGCTCCAACAATTCATACTTTTTATATTTCTCTTCAACAGTTTTGTCGGTCTTGAGAGGCTTGCTGGGCTTGGCTTCTACTTCTTTCAAAGTTTTAGGAGGCATTCTAATATATAAGCTATTAATATATTTATATAATCAATTTTTATATTTGCGACTAAAAAATAAAAAATAAATTAACTTATTTTATATAGATAATGGCTATATTAGATATAACTAATAACGAAGAGTATAAAAAGATATTGATAGGCAATAAAGTATTAGTTATATATTCCGCATCATTCTGTAAGCCTTGTAAGGAGATATATCCGTATATGCTTGAATTATCTGAAACTTACAAAGATATAATTTTTATAAAGGTTGATATTCAAAAATGCGAAGATATAGAAGATATCAACAGTATCCTCTCTATTCCTCATTTCAGGTTTATTAATAATGCCCGAGAAATATGTTCGTTCACAGGTGCCAACAGATGCCTCATCATAGAATCCATAGAAAAACTAAGATTATCCGACAGCCATATGGGGGAACCCGTCCCCAATGCGGTCTATAATGGAGCCTCTCAATAGCCTCTCGAACATATCTATATAATTATTATAAAAATACTTAAATTAATAGAGCATTTCTTGAGACACTGGAATATTATTATTTTTTCAATTTTAAATTTGAGTACATCTCTTGATTTATTTTGTAATTTCTAAAAAACTTTTGAAATTTTTGAAAAAACAGAAAGATGTACTCAAATTTTATTTTACATTTTTTTAGAAAAATATGGTTTCTTTTTAAGTTATCATAATGGTAATACTAATATCTCAATAGCCTCTCAATAGCATGCGATAGCCTTCTCTATAACCTTGACAATAGCCCCATAGTCCCTCCTATAATACCGCCCACATAGATTATATAAAATTATCAGAAGATATTATAATATATATTGTTATTTTTTGAGTATTATGTTATCAGTAGGTATTCCTGCTGAATTGAAGGCGAATGAGAATCGCGTATCGTTGATTCCAAGTGATGTCAAAAAGATTGTTGATGAAGGTGTCCTTGTATATTTTCAAAAAGGCGCGGGACAGTGGGCTGGCTTTAGAGACTATGAATATATAGAAGCAGGAGCCTTTGCGCAAAATACCATAGATGAACTATATGATACAGCAAGCCTTATTGTAAAAGTAAAGGAACCGCAGGAGAGTGAATATCATCTGATAAACGAAAAGCATACTATATTTACATTCTTCCATTTCGCGAGCAACAAGGGGCTTCTAGAAAGAATGATTGAATCTAATGCCATCTGCTATGCTTACGAAACAGTTGTTATTAAAAGCGACGATGGTAAAATACACTACCCCATTTTATCAAATATGTCATCAATTGCCGGAGACCAAGCATTTATTGAAGCGGAATCATTTATATCAAAAAAGATTCCAAATCACTTTTATCATATTCCTATAACAATCATAGGAGCAGGGAATGTAGGACATGCCTTTATGAAAAGTGCCATTAGAATGGGATACAAAAACATCTATCTTATTGACAAGGACGAAGAGAAAATTAATAATATTAAGAGAGAGGCGGATGATTGCCCTTCTACAAAAGGCATCGTCAATATCTATAATATGACTGAAGATAATCTAAGATTACTTATGAGAAAATCTATTATAACAATTGGGAGTATTTATAATACTGGCGCTGAAACAAATAAATTATTGACTAATGACATTCTTGATAGTATGCCCGCTAATAGCATTATTATGGATGTGGCAATTGATCAGGGAGGAATAACAGAACAATCAAAGCCGACTACCAAAAATAACCCTTTTATTGTATATAAAAATGTAAGTATTTATTGTGTGCCTAATATTCCGAGCTGTGTACCTCTAAAAGCCTCAACATTACTCTCTAACTCAATAAAAGATTATGTCGTCGCCATAGCCAAGCATAGAGAATACAAATATCCTGAATTAGGCAATTCCAAATATAAAATATAATCTCAGTTATAATTCCATATCAAAAATAATTATAAAAATTGATATCGTATGTAATTTATTTTTATTAACATTACAGTTACACTAATATTCCAGATAACAATGCAGTTCCTATCGTCCCTCAAGATTCGCCCGTATATCGTGGTATTTGCGGTATTCATCTCGTTATTTGTGTTCTCTATGAATATAAGAGGAGCTTATTCGTATTCTGTATCATTTCCCACATATAAAAGGAATCTCGCAGTAATCTCTAATGCTGATATTAAATATTTGACAGACTATGATAAATATCAGCTTATCAAGCTATTTAATAGCGTACCCCTGCTATTATTTAAAAATCAAAAAATTAATCCAGTAGAATATTACGAGTTTTGCAAGCTATTTGACGACAAGCACACTAATGATACTATCCATCCGTTTGAATATTCAAAAGTTGATATTGTCCCTCAAATTGCCCTAAGAGGTAATTGCTATATCAAAGACCTTCATGGTGTCAGAGATGTTCGGTTGAAATATAGCGAGCCCTTTAAAAACTCACTCGTTTGGCACCAGGATATTGTAGGTCAAGGAACTTATTTGCCTCCCGTAGTTTCTAGTATGTATATGATTAAGACACCTACAAGGGGGGGCAATACGCTTTTCGCCAGCCTTGAAGATGCATATGACAGTATTGATAGCAATATTAAAGACAAGATTTACGATTTAAAAGTCATTTATTCAAATACGAATATGGGAATGATGAATACATATTTTGATTATACAGGATATAATAGGGTAAAAAATAATGAGATGAACTTTGAAAAAGTGGAGACCATTATTACCAAGATGCCTCTCGTTGTTTATTCAAACTATAATAGGAATCGCAAAGCCCTAATGCTATCTCCGTTCCGTTTTACGAAGTTTGATAAAATGTCTTGTGGAGATAGCTTTGATTTATATAGAGAAATTATGTCAAAAAATGTAGTTAATAAAGATAATATTATTGATATTAAATGGGAAAATAATGACCTACTCATATTTAATAATAGAAAACTGATTCATTCTTCATCGCCTACATTGGAATACAAAGATATGGACAGGCTATATTACAGTTGCTTTGTAGGAACTAAGACACCAATTGTTCCCTGCTAAGAAGTCAAGATATAAGGGAATGCTATAAGCTATATAATCGGTTCATAGTTTTATTATAGATGCTGGAGGATATAATTTCGCTACATATATCGGCTATACTTTTATTCTCTACATCTATATATATTATATTTTTATTATTTCTGACAGCTTCTTCGTAGCTCTTTTCGTGTAATTCGTGGATTCTTTTAATATGTTCAAGCTTGATATTTTTCTCGGCTTCTCGACCTCTTTTTTTTATTCTATTAAAGCATATTTCGGGATTTGACCTTAAATATACATATCCACACGGTTCCCACAATTTATCGGTAGTTTTATGAAGCGTTAGAATATTTCGGTATTCTTCTTCAGTAATACTTTTATCTTCATATGCCTTCTCAACAAATACATTTTTGATGAAATAAGGGCTCCGTTCCATCAATATAATAGTATTAGATTTTTCTTGTATCCAGCATCTGTCAAGCCATACTTTTATTTGAAAATTATAAGTACTATTCTCAGTATCGTACATATTTTTGAGATATTCGCTCCAATTTTCAACAGGCTCTAAATCTACTGGTGTTTTATAGTTTTTATGAAAATAATTTAGGATACTCGTTTTATAACAACCTATATTACCATCCAAAGTAATTATTGGCATTTTTAATAATTATATTCATATATATTTATATATCATTTTTCATTATTTTACTTTTATATATCAGCTTTTTGAAATTTGCGTATTTTAATTCGGTAGCCTTGGTATCAGTAAGCTTCTTAATGAAATTATTAATTATTTCATTGAACTGTTCCATAATTACATCAAGCATTTTATCGCTTATTTTTACATTAAAATTATTGAATATCTTTTTCATTTTCTTCTTTACCGCCTTGTTCAATTTAGAACAAGCCCCTCCAGTCATCTGTAATCCCAATGCCGGTCTTGCGACATTATTTGCAAAATCAATATTCATTATATCACCGCTTACATTTTCGGCTCTATAATGTCTGGACTCATCTACACCAAAAAATGCAGAAGTATTAAACGCACCACCTTTCATTCCCCCTTGAGAAAGCTTGTTCTGCTGTTGGCCATTACTGCCTTTTATGGATACTAGGACAGTAGTAGATTTGCCTGTAATTCGCGAGGAATTACAATATTTATTGATATAGTGTATTAAATAGTTCATATGGTTATTTAATATTTGTTTGACGCCCATTTTGAGACATAAAAGGGCACATAAGGACGCAATATTAAAAATAAGTTTATCAATATATATATTCATTAACATTACTATTTTTCCTTCGTCCATTTTATTAATAGGCTTTCGGCGTCTTATACTTTTCATTAATTCAAGAGAACACAATTTAATATCTTCACAATCTATCATATATAATTATTACTACTATTATATAAAATGAAAATAATTATATATATTAAGAAGATTAAGAACAATGGAATATTTAGAACTTGACGAATCTAATCCGGTATTACATAGAATGAACTTTTTAAACGGTCGTATTGATGCCACAAATAATAGCGCATTTAATATTGAAAAATCGCGCATAAAAGCTTCCGAACATCAAATAAATGTTATATCGCGCAATCTTGATTGTACTGAAGTATCTAAGCTTTTTTTTTCAATAGACAATATCAATCTATTGCAAAGAGGCATGCGCAATAAAATATTAAATGATACTTCAGGAGAAATAAATATATCGCGACAAAGCGATGACGAGCTAAAAATTATTATGCGCTCTATTTATTTTCAATATGGGAAGAATAGCACATTTAATGTAAGGGAACAGGTTTTGTCGTTAAATACGCGCACGATTGAGTGGAGTGTCCCTGAAATTATTTCAAATATCAAACAATCGCAAAAATACCTGCTGGATATCAGTACAATGCCTGTCCCCCTTGAAAGATCTACGCTTCCTTCAACAAAAGGAACTAAAACCTTAGATATTACAAATAGATATTAATAAATAATAGCAAATAATAAATAATATAATATTATAGAAGTATAGAAAAATATATATAAAATGAGTGGTTATATAGATACTGCTTTTTCCTATGATGAATCGGATTTAGGCTTAGACCCCGAAACTAAATTGCGCTTTAAACCGAATAAGAAGGAACTTGAACTATTCAAATTAGAAAAATTAAATATGTACAAGGGAACTTGGATGGTTTGTTTCGTATATGGTATTACCGCTATAATTCTTCTGTCTGTCATATTTTTCACGGAATGGGGAAGAACATACATTTATAACAAGTTTTTCCCCGCAGTTATTACATATGTTTTAGGCGCAATTGTTATTATAATATATTTAATCGTTTCTATATTTAGCTTAGTACCCCGCAAACTAAGAAAAAGCGTAGAAACATTACCTGTATGTCCTGATTATTGGAAATTAAAAAAAGTTGATGAGGAGGTAAAAAAAGATATGAAAGATAATATAACGAAATATTCTACTGGTAAAGACAATCCTATAACAGAAGACCAGAATTATAAAAGAGGCAAAAACGACCAATATATATTAAACAGACCGGATGACATCAATATATTGACAGAAGATCATGTATTAACTTATAAGTGTGTTCCGGATCCTGATGTATATGGTGATATTGATGCTCTTAAAACCCAATTGGAATTGATTAATGAAAATAATAACATCTATTATAAAGGGACTACACACTATGATTTTGGAAAGGATATTTCCCGACCTAAATATTTATATGTTAATTCTTCTAATATAAATCCTGATTTGGAAAAATATGCGGAAATAACTGGTGTTTATAAAAATACATGGACTACACATGAAAAATCAGGTAACGCATATTTTGATAATACAATTGTTAAATATGATAACGGCGCTGGCATTAGGTATAAAACAGATACAGATGCCGATAGAATACATGTTGATAATACTAAACCCTTGATATGTAATGAATTATATCCATATTTACTTGATTCTATGGAGGACAAAGAGAAAAATCAAGAGTTAAAATGTGAATATGCTAAGAAATGTGGTGTTTCTTGGAGTTATTTAGATTGTTATGGAGATAAGGGAATATTGTCTTCAATACCTTTATCTGTTACGAACTCTGCTGCTTAAAGAGTGGCTACTATGTAAAAACAGTTTATTTTCACAAGGTTTTACATATTCCAAAAGTTTTTCTATGAAATTCGCTCAATCCATGCGTTTTTAAAGCTGTAAGATGATTTTTCGTTCCATATCCCTTATTTTTTTTAATATCATAGCGCATTAATATAGGATTGTCTTCAACTAACTTATTTATCAACTTAGTATGATAATCTTTGGCTACTATTGAAGCTGCAGCAATAGATAAATAAGTCGCGTCTCCTTGCAATACGCATTCGTACTCTATCATTTCCACGTCCTCTCCCGGCGGAATATATCCCTTAAAGTTCGGTCCATCTATCAGCAAATAATTGAACGGCTCCTTCTTATATGCCTCATTTATAGCCCGGTTCATCGCTTTCATAGTAGCATTTAAAATGTTTATTTCATCAACTTCTTTATTAGATACTTCACCGACTCCATATGTTATGCAAATATCCTTGATATACGAAGCCAAAAACTCTCGCTTTTTTTCAGATAATTTTTTAGAATCCTTAATTTGCTTATAGGTATCATCTGGAAAACTCTTTGGAAGCACGACACACGCAGCTATAACAGGTCCTATAAAAGTCCCTCGCGCTACCTCATCAACCCCTGCAACTACCTTATCCTTGAGGTTTTCTGCCGTAATAATATAATCGCCGCTCTCGCCGTTATCGCTCATAATATTTGTTATAGTTATCTATGTAAATAGAATGCAGTCATTTTTTATATGAATATCGCACAGGAATGCGTCTAAAAATGCTATTTAAAAATGTGTGTATAAAGTGTATTACATTAAATACGCTTATTACTTTTTCTATATTTTTATGCCCTCTTGGCGAAATTGGATATCGCGTTTGACTTCTAATCAAAAGAGTGTGGGTTCGAGTCCCACAGGGGGTAATAAAATGTTTTTCCGATTATTATTATTTAGATTTATTAGATAGAACAGATCTCTTTTTTGTGATGAATATGTTTTATATATTATATGATACTATTACATCATTATATATGAGGTGTTTTGTAATCAGCGAAGAAAAGGGCGATTTATATTATTCTATGTAAAAAATTGACTGTCTTATAAATATTAAATAATCATCATATCAAATATGATTCAAGAAATTATAGTAGTTATTGATGATACTCTGTATTGCCTTGAAAGAGTTATCATAGACATCTTATTGTGTCTTCTAGTATTTTCTCTGTTGATGGGGGAGACCGCCCCCAACGCGGTTTTATTGAGAGGCTATTGGGAGGTTATTGGGAGGTTATTGAGAGGCTATTGGGAGGTTATTGGGAGGTTATTGAGAGGCTATTGAGAGGCTATTGAGAGGCTATTGGGAGGCTATTGAGAGGCTATTGGGAGGTTATTGAGAGGTTATTGGGAGGTTATTGAGAGGCTATTGAGAGGCTATTGAGAGGCTATTGAGAGGCTATTGAGAGGCTATTGAGAGGCTATTAGGAGGTTATTGAGAGGCTATTGAGAGGCTATTGAGAGGCTATTGAGAGGCTATTGAGAGGCTATTGAGAGGCTATTGAGAGGCTATTGAGATATTTATATTACCATTATGATGTCTTAAAAAGAAACCAGATTTTTATAAAAATTGAAAATTAAAATTTGAGTACATCTTTCTGTTTTTTTAAAAATTTCAAAAGTTTTTTAGAAATTACAAAATAAATCAAGAGATGTACTCAAATTAAAAAATGAAAAATATAGATATTCTAGTGTCTCAAGAACTGCTCTGAATCTAATAAGTATATTTAGAATAGCCTACGAGAGTCTACGATAGTCTGTTTAATAGCATTTCAATATCGTTGTAATAGGCTTCATTATAATCACAGTAAAATACCCCGTCAGCATACTTTTTGTCAGTCTGATATCTATTAGGCTTGTTTGCTCTATCTATGGTATATTCTACAATTTCTCCAACGACTGTTATATTATTAGCAGTTAAGCGGCCACTCTCTATCGTTTTGATATATTCGGCATTTCTATAATTATTAATGAAAAGCATCTTGTTATAATATACGTTTTCCCGAGAATCTTTTTTTTCTTTGCGGTTCTCTAATATATTATTATCACATAGTACATCAAATAATACCCAAGCCAATGATTGAAGGTCAAGCATATAATCAATTATATATTTTTTATACATCATAGTTGCCATATATAACAGGGTACCTACATAACCTTTGTATACTTTCATTTGTCGTACTCCCTTTGCGTTGATAATATTTTCAGACAATCCAAAATCTATTATTTTAATTTCATTCATATTTTCATTAGCAAATACTATATTATGCGGTTTAATATCTAAATGGATGATTGATATATTTTTTTTAAAATTACAATTGTGCATAGATTGTAAAGCTCTCAATATTAATATAAATATTCTCTTTATCTTTGAGATATCTCTATCACCTCTTAATTGCCTCAAATCTTTCCCTAATAATTTTGAAACTAGCACATATCTACCAATATCTCCCTCAACAAGTTTGCCTATACTACCATAAGCATATACTTTTGACACAATAGCATTAGCACAATTAACATTTAATAACTTCATAATATAATATTCAGTCATTATTTGATACAATATCTTTATATTCATCTTCTGTAGTATATCGGGAAGTCTCGGTTGTATCTTTACAACTACATCTTCGCCTATCATATCTCCTCCTATTATTTTACCAACATATAACAGCGATCCTATATTTTTATATAATTCTCTAATAATTATAATTTTTATAGGCTTATTATTAATATCATTGAGCACTATTACATCATTTAAAAATAATTGGGATAATTTCATAACATAATCAGTTATATTGTTTTTTTTTCTATTATACTTATTTACAATATATCTTAGATTCTCCTTATAATTTTTATTAGCCTTTCGTTGAGTATAAAATGGCAAAAACTTTAAACTCACTTCTTGCTTCGCTGGCTTCGCTGGCTTATATTGCTTAATTGACTTGACAACCTCGTTTTTTTTAATAGAAGAAGATACAATAGATTTATTTATAGATTTGCCATCTATATCTAGTCTCGCATTAACAGATTTGGCAACAGGGACTGACTTGAATGACTGAACCACTGGAGATTCTCTTATTTTCTTGTTTTCGTCGTTAATGTTTTTATTGATATTTATAAAAATCTTGTCTATGTTTCTCTTTGATAAACACTTTAAATAGGTGCTATATTTTATGTTATCATAGTAGCTACTATTTATTACATCAAGGAAATATTTTGCTGTATTTATATCAAAATGTTCGCTGAGTTTTTTAGCAATATACAGCTTATCTTTTTTTCTTATAGTTTTGCTCTCTAAATCATTACTCACAGTTTCATATATTTTTAATAGATCCTTTTTAAGTAAGCATTTAAAATACTTATAGTAATTGATATTATCTATAATAATATTTTCTGTAAAATACTTAGAATTATATTTTTCAAAATGTTTAATTAAGAATTCAATTATATATTTTTTTTTCATAATATATTATATATATTACTCTTTCTATATTATATTAATACTATATATTAAGTTATGATAATTAATATGTTATATTTTCAATTATTTTGCATAAAAATTGATTAGATATAAGAATAGATAAAATATCCAGAAAATGGACTGCTCTCTTGTAGCTCAAATCCTCTTTGCAAATGATAAGGCTTTCAAAGGCATTTGCAACACCAATGAATGCCAGAAGATTTGTGGTGTTTGCAAGGCCGCTAAGGAAAATCTACATATAGCCGAGAATCGCGCAGAACTGTATGCTATTCGTATATTCAACTATTTGCTTAAAAAATCAGAAAGCATCTCTCGTGAAGAGAAAGATGTTATTGAAGATGCTAGTAGAAAAATGGCAACATCAGTAAATATTATGTTTAACAAGGAAACAGCTTTGTTTCGCAGCTGTTTCATAGAGCATATATTGATGGATTATGTTGAATTATTAAACCACAAACTGAGATATGAGAATGGTTTTGGAGTAAATTATTATAATGCCGGTTTATACCACCCTTATATACTCTATAATTATATGACAATTATCAAGATTATGGGAATTGATTTTGAAAAAGAGTTAATTAGCCTAAAATCAAGAAAAATGGAAGAAAATAAAAATAATTACAAATACATAATGTATAAGCTCTGGAATATTCAGGATATCGTCAAAATACACAACGCTTCCAATTGCTGTAACTGATAGCCGCTGATAGCCTCTGATAGGATGCCTTAGATAGCTTTATGTATATGTATATGTATGTATGTATATGTATGTATATATCTTTTTATAATTGATTGCATCAAGATTATACTCATCATAAAAATAAAAATTGATTATGTGTATTATTTTTAATAACACATTACCAATGTACGAATGTTATATGAAAGAGGTCGTTCACGAAAGTATTTACGATTATTGCGAACATATCTATGAGAGCATCAGCTATAACAATAATAATTGCCACGATAACCGCGATATTTTGACATCTGATTTAAATAATTTTATTGAAAATGAAATTGAAAAAATGAGCACCTATAATATCAATAATATCCTGCTATCTTATGGTTTTGATAAAGCCTTCAAATATTATATTGATAATAATTATAATACTATGGAAGATCAAGGCTCTTCGGGTATCAGGTCATTAAGTGATATCAAAAATGTTCATAGTATTACCAAGACGCTTGTATATTTCCTTATAGTATCTTCATTTGAAATTAGATAATAACATATTCATTATCTTCCTCATATAGCTCTATGCGTATCTTCTTACTATACTCTTCTTTAACTTTTTCAACAGTACTGTTATTTTCTAAATTATAAAAAAAATTGCCTATTTTTATTAATCGCCCGCCATTTTTAGTCTTATATATTGGAAACTCTAAATCATAATATTTATACTTATCATTCGATAGAATTTTAGGAGTTTTTCTCATACAATCCTATTATAATATAATATTTATAATATTTATAATATTTATAATAAAGATATTGTTATAAATTATGTGTATTTTTGCCCAATATAAAGATATTCTTGGTGTTCCAAGAGAGGGAATACACGCCACACGCTTATATGATTATGCCATCGTGGATTTTGTTATGACTTTCATAGGTGCCTGTATTATAGCATATTTCTTCAAAATGAATGCGTTCTTCGTATTTTTATATTTATTTATACTGGGCGAATATCTTCATATCCTCTTTTGTGTTGATACCAAGTTTTTGTCAATTTTTTTCAATTTAAAAAAAGACACAAAAAATAATAAAAATTGATAGTCTATATAAAGATTAATTAATATATATATACAACGATGAACGTTCTCCTCCCCAAGCAATTCAATGTCGACAAGATTAAGTATTCTGAAATGAAGATTATGAAATCAGGTGCTAAATCTGTTTATCTTAATTATCAAGGTTCCAAAATCAATATTCAAACCCCTGTTCTATCAATTCCCTATGGCGTCAATGATAATACTCAGTTTATCAAGGATGACCCTAAGAGAAAAGATGAAGCTCGTAAGTATGATATTACGGCATCATTCAAGGGAAAGGACGAGAATCCCAAAGTCCAAGCATTTCAAGATAAGTTGATTGAACTTGAACAAAAAATCTGTGAAGACGCGAGCAAGAATAGTGTAGCGTGGTTCAAGAAGAACTTTGAGGGAAATAAGGGTGCTATTGAGAATATGTTTAGCCCTATTGTTCGTCGCGATAAGGACAAGGAAACTGGTATGTATGCTGATAAATATCCTCCTACTTTCAAGGCTAAGATTCCTTATAATTCAGATGAGGATAAGTTTGACTTTGATTGCTATGATATGGATAATAACGAGATTGATTTCAAGGACTATGTTGCAAATCTCAAGGGTGGAAAGGCGCAATTCATTATCCAATTGAATGGTCTCTGGTTCTCTGCGGGAATGTTTGGATGTAGCTGGAAAATTGTTTCTGCCAAGTTCCAAAAGATTAACACTTCCAAGATTACCTTTGTAAAAGATAGTGATGAGGATGTTGTAGATGATGAAGATGAAGACGATGAAGATATTGATGTAGATACTGAGGTAATTTCCAAAGTATCTGCTGTAGTTCAAGATAAAAAGAAACCTGTGGCAGCTGCTGCGGCTCAAGTTCCAGTATCTGTCAAGGCTCCAGTAATTTCAAAGGAGGAAGAAGAGGATGATGAGGATGATGAGGAAGACGAGGATGATGAGGAAGACGAAAAAGAAGATGTCAAAGAAGAGGAGGATGAAGAGGAAGAAGAGGCTGAGCCTGAGCCTGAGCCTGAGCCCGAACCCGAACCGGTTAAGAAGGCAGTTAAGAAGGTTGCTGCTACTAAGAAAAAGTAATGTAAATAATGTGGTAATCTAATGTATTCTCTGGGATTCTTATATTATAAGATAAATAATAATATTAAAACAATTAATCCCATTATTACTCGCCCTAATGGCGATGGTTCTTCTGTGTTAAAATCATATATCTCTATGTTTTGTGATATTATTTTTCCAATCATATCCAATATTTTATATGCAACTGGAAGTGATAAAATAATAAATAATAAAAAACCATAAAATGATGTTTTAAATTTGCTTATATATGTATCTATTGTATTTTTTTGTTTTTCTTCAATTACATTTTGAGTATGTATTAGAGATTGAGAGTTTATTGGAGTATATGCAAAGTCGGGCGTATATTTGATATCATATGTATTTGTGTTAATATTCATATTTGTATAACAACTTTAAATATATTCTACATAATAATATAATAAAAAATTATTTGCCAATTCTGAAGCATTATTCCTATTCATCGCCCCCATCAACGTTTCAAGATTTGTATTTATACGAATATTATCAATAATACCACCAATTCCCATATGTCCTCCCGCACCTACCGCTCCCATACCACCTGTTCCGTTAGCTAATAGCCACGCTGGCAAATTATTATAAAAGTTATTTGAGCATAAAGCCATAGCCTTGATAAAATTACAGCATAATATATAATATTCGTTATTGCATTCTTTGAACATCTTTATGGCATCTTTGCAAAAATCAAATATCAAGGTATCTGCTCTGATTTCATTAAAATACTTATTACTTTCTGGAGTATTGGCTGAGAATAATTTAAAATATTTGATTACTTTTAGGAAATCCGCATCTTTTAATCTCTCAAACCATTCAGGGCTATTATAAAACCCTCTACTTTCTATTTCTAACGACAATTCAGTAAATGCGTGCATATTGTTTTCCCACAAATATTCATCATTCTTGATTAGCAGGTCATTATATTTTATAAATATATAAAGATTCTCCAAAAAATCCTCATCCAACTTATCACGATTATAGGGATTATAAGGCTCCTGCTTATTCTCTCTACATTTTCTAACAAAATACTCCAATTCTACAGCATCAAATACATACTTACCGCTTCTCTCTCTTTTCTCTTCACCATAGGTATTCTTATTATTATTGCATAATATATATAATCTTTTAGGAGGTATATCGCATATATTCTCTCCTGTAAAAAGTTCATCAGTATTTATATAATCACCTCGGGCGACTCCTGACTCATAATCCTCTAAGTTAAATATATTATCTCGTAGCCTATCTCTAATCCGTTTCTTTATTCTATCTCTCAATCTTTCTCTCAGTCTTTGCTGTATCTTGCAAAACTCTTCTATATTTATATGATTGCTTTCCAGTTCGCAAGTATTTTTATTAATATTATAGAGACGCAAATAAATCTCATTCTTACTATATTTGCGGTCGTTTGATATTATATTATTCTTCTCAGCTATATTTAATAATATCTTGAATGGTATGCTTTTTAATAAGTCTATATATAACTCCTTGATATACCCAAATCCAAAATTACAATTAATATGTCTATATAACATATATAAATCACCTACGGTTATCTCTTCTTTGTCTTTAAATACATCATAAAATATCTTGTGTATATAGCCAATCTTAGTATTCTTATGATACCTACAATATAATAAGTTATCTCCTATATTACGGTCGCATAAATTAAAATTATTATATCTACATATACATCTCCCAGCCCCCGCAGAAATAATCGCTGCATCCCCTGTATCCATCGCTGCATCCCCTGTATCCATCGCTGCATCCCCTGTATCCATAGCTGCATCCCCTGTATCCATCGCTGCATGCCCTGTATCCATCGCTGCATCCACGGCTTCTCTGATATCCCATCCAATATTATAAGCTATGTCTCCAGCATCTCCGGCATCTCCGGCATCTCCAGCATCTCCGGCATCTCCGGCATCTCCAGCATCTCCGGCATCTCCGGCATCTCCAGCATCTCCGGCATCTCCGGCATCTCCAGCATCTCCGGCATCTATGATATCTTCAATTACTATATTAATATTTTCAATATTTTCAATATCATATTCTATGTAATCTTCTATATTAATATTGCGAATACATCTAAATATTATATCGTTCATTTATATTTATTATTAAAAATAAGTATATGCTTCTTATTTACTATAATTTATTATTTATATGTATTACTTAGAGTAAAAGTTAGGCGCTACTTAGGAGACTTAGGAGACTTAGGAGACTTAGGCCGGCAATAATACCCCTGCATTTTTATAGCTATTGTAATCATATAGCTTATCATTTAATAGCACATATTTGACGCCATCTCTTGACACAACCTTGCCTCTGTCTGTTTTCACCCTTTCATAGTTTTTATATTGAGTTATTTTGCCATCATTCAATATATTCTGTGTAAATGCCAATTTATCGTCCTTCATATTTATAGGCCAGTTATAGCATTTATAGCCATTCTTCAAAGGCTTATTAACATCAGCGTGTATCACACAATCTATTGAAGAGGATTTTAACATATCCAAGAAGTTCTTGATTAACTCCTCTTTTTTGTTAGCCTTGTCATAGATATGCTCATCAGTAGATAGTTCGGCGTCCTTTATTTTGAGCGTCGGGTTTTTTATTAGCTGGTCATTAGTAAACTTCATAATATATTTATAAACCCCCACATTTCTATCTTCAACAGGCAATCCCATATGACTACAAGTACGAACAGCGCGCCCTATTACTTGGTCTATACGCACAGAGTTCCAAAAATACTCAGTTATCAATACGCGTCTTACATTCTTCAAAGATATACCCTCGGCGCCCGATTGCGTAATCATCATAACCCTGACAAGCTTTCCATATCTTTGTTCCAGGCCTTCCCCATTATTCGGCAAGCTACTCCTAATAGTATCTGGAAGATTCGCAAAATCCCCGTTAAATAGATTCATTAATATATTGGTCTTTTCTCTATCAGAATTGAACATAACATATCTTTTATTATCATATTTTTCATCAAATACATCGGGGTCTTCTAATATATACCCGTATTCATCATTCTTTATAACATTAATCTCGGCATATCCGTGTTTATTTAGAACCTCCTTGAATATACCCAACCCCTCTACAACGCGAAACTGCGAATACACAAGGACACTCCCCGGCGATGTATTTACATCTTCCAACATTTGCGCAAACTTCGGACTATAGTATTCGCGCAAGTTCTTCTTTTCCAAATAATCTCCCTTCTTTATATCACTAAGTGCCTTCGTTAATTTTTTATTGTATTCAGCATCTATCTCTTTATTGAACTTCTTTTTATCACTATCAGCATCTTCGCCGTCCTTGCTGTCCTTGCTATTTGCGCCGTCTTCCTCATTCATTGCCATTTCTTTTTTCTTCAATGTCCTTATATCCTGAGGAAATTCGCGAGGTATTTCTTCGGGAAACGCAAAATTACATACTAATCTACTGAATGCACGATATACGGAGCTAACTTCTGCAGATCCTTTGTTTCCAAACTTCTTCTTGCGGTCATCCATCGCTATTTCTTTAATACGAACATCTACATATTTTTTGATTTGATGGTCGGTCATATACATATTTCTAATAGTCTCAGGTAATAGCGAGGGAAATAGTTCCGAACCCGATGTCTTATAATAACTCAAAATGCCTAATACGCGTCTTTTAAATAAATCCTCGTTAATTACCTTGATATTTTCGGGATCCTCGTCATTTATGAAAAACTTGACAAAATCCTCTTTTTTACTCGGCAAAGCATAGTTATGTTCGGTATCATATTTAGTACTCAAAGATATACCCGATTCATCAAAATTGCCTTTGGCATCCATTTTAACAATATCATAAATTAGGCCTTCAAACTCGGAATCTATTATATCATCATTGTTATAATTATCATATACTAGATTGAATTTAAAATCGTCGCTATTCTCATATACAAGGAGCTTGTCTATTTTTTTATTACCGCATTTCAAATATTCCACTTCATTTATACAATTTTTACGCAATTCCTTTAATGTCGCCACAATATTTTTAATGTTATTTCCTATTATCTTTTTGTCAACTGACGGCATCCTCGGTGCATCTTCGTTAGGATTCTTGATATACTTGTCTATTCTCGCTTTCCCGCGCTTTTTAATAACATCTACAATCTTTTTAATAGGAGCGAGAGAATAGGCAAATATGACATTATATTTTTCGGTCAAATAGGGCTGAGACAATAGCCACGATGGAACCGATAGTCCCTGTGATTCAAATACAATATTTCTGCTCTCTTTCAAAGCATTCTCCAAATTCAAATCATTCAATTTATCACAAGAGTTTTTAAAACTATCCGTGCAACTAATGCCACCTTCGCCCTTCCTTACATCATAATAGGCCTTTGCAAAATCTTCTTGCAATTTATCACTGGGATTCTCGTATTTTTCAGATATACACGCCTTGTTATTATTACATTCCTTTGCTACCTTCTTAATTATATCTAATACGCGCTTCTTATATTCCTTGTTCTTTATCACCAAATCATCTATATTTATCTTCGTATTCGTCGGGTTCAACTTCAAATATTTAATAATTTCTTCTGCCATCTTTGTTTTTAAGGAACCCGTCGTTCCGTTCGTTACTATTAAATAAGGCTTCTTGACATCTATTCCATTTCCGGGCTTCGCAGACTTCGCGGGCTTCGCAGGCTTCACATGCTTCACAGGCTTTTTTCCGGTATTCGCATCGTTTCCTTCGGCATTAACAGCTTTTATTATCTCTTTTATAATTGTATCTTCGTCCCTATCCCATTCCTTCTTTACTATCACCGATGATACATCATCTTTGCGAACATAATTTATAGGTAATAATATAATATTAAGATTCCTATTGTCGTAATATAATTCATCAACATAATCGTACAATTGTGCATTTGACAACTTATTTATTATTTCATTCTTATCGGCTACGCCATCTATTATAGGGATTTTATAAGTCTTCATCGGGCCTCGTAATAAATTGATTAAAAATGATATTTCGTATGGATGATTAATTATAGGTGTCCCTGACAATAATACCAATTTAACATCTTTAGCACTAACAATATTATTGTATATTTTCATAGCTATTTTGGAACCGTTAGCTATTCTGCTAATAAAATTATGCACCTCATCAACTATTATAAAGGAATTATCAAAAGGATTGTCGCCCATTTCTTTTATCATTTTCATAGTAATGCCATTATAATTTATAAACTTATATCGGTTTCTTATTATATGCGTTATAGTCTTTTTGATATCCTCTTTGTCATTTGAAGCCATATCAGAGTATTTAATATTATCTATAACTATATCGGCATCTTCTATATCCTTCTTATATAAAGGAACCCATACAGTTCCCTCTTTTTTTACCATTTGCTTATTTATGGCATACTCTTTGAGCTGTTCCATCATCTTGGCATTCGTTTTAATAACTTTTAGGCAAGTCCAAGATTTTTTTAGATTCAAGCCGATAGTAGATATCTTCATCAATTCGTTCTCATAATTCTGCGATAATGAAGCGGGAGTCATAATAATAACATTTTTACGATTAATATATCCTTCGGAAGCTGCTATTGATGCAGCAGATTTACCCGATCCTAAACCGTGATATAACAAGATGCCTCTGTAAGGACTGTCAAATTGCATATAATCCTTGACAATCCTTTGCTGCGGAAAAAGAGACACCTTGGATACATCTAATTCACACGAATCTTTTGTACATTCACAAGAGGCTTTAGCTGCGGCTTTTTTGTGATATTTTGAAGGATGAAATATATCATACATTTTTTTGTTATAACCAACTCTATTTGGAAGAACCCAGGCGTTTGTTTTAACTTCTATATTCATACGCTTATCTCTAATATAATAATTCAAATAAAAAAATATCATATTATTAGATAAACTAAGAATAACCGAAAAAATAATGCATAATATTGATAAATTGTTGGATAAATGCGAGTCTATGACACTATTATGTACTAAGGCATCTTCTCACTGGAGTTTTGTCAAGTTCTGTTTTAATATACCTCTCGTATTGACTAGTTCAACTATGTGTATTATAAACAGTATCAGCGAGGACGCAAATGCTATCAAGATACCGAACATTATCGTAAATGCCGTAAGCGTCCTTATAATGTCTCTTACAAATAGCGTAAAGGCAAGTGAAAAGTTTGAAATATTTAAAAAATTATCCCAGCAATTTATGCTTCTCTCTCAAGAAATAGAAGCGTGTGATGGGCTGGTCTCAAAAGAAACCTATAATATCTTATCACTAAAATATGACAATTTAATACAGGATTGCTCTTTTGAAGAGATACCTGTAAAATATAAAATAGAAGTCGCCAAATGTTTCTCTGATGCCGAGAGACATATACCCATTCAATTAAATGGCATCATAGGCAATACTAATGTCTCCAAAAGACTCAGTGGAAGCAGAAAAGGAGCGCAAATGGCTCAATTACCACAAGAAGCTCAGATTGTAGCACAAGGAGCATCCCTTGTTAATATATCAACGATCCCGCCAAAAAACGATTTAACTACAACGACGGCGACTGGTTCCGATACTAAAATATATGGTGCTGGCGAAAATGTATAACTTAGACTACACTAGGCTTTCCGCTTTTTAACTTTTAGAGATACATAGTGATTACAATAATTATTATAAAAATACTTAAACTATCAGAACAGTTCTTGAGACACTGGAATATTAATATTTTTCATTTTTAAATTTGAGTAGCGGAGCGTATCTTTCTGTTTTTTCAAAAATTTCAAAAGTTTTTTAGAAATTACAAAATAAATCAAGAGATACGCTCCACTACTCAAATTTTAATTTTCAATTTTAAAAAATCTTAGTTTCTTTTTACTACACCATAAAGGTAATATAAATAGCTTACGAGCCTCTAAATAGCAATTCATTTAACCTTTTCTAATACCGCGTTAGGGGCGGTTTCCCCCTTTAATTATACAAGAATCCCATATCTACTGTATCCATATTTTCATCATCATCTTCTCTGTCATATGTCATAAGCATATTTTCATCATTTATTTCTTGTTTAGCTGCGCCACCGGCTCCTTCGGCTCCTCCGGCATTATCATTGAATATATCGTTGAACTCGTTGTTATTTTCATCGCCGTTGTCGCCAGGTTCAATAACATTATCAAAGAGATTATTGATTTCTTCATCATCCTCCTTTTTCTCTGCAAGTAAATCTTGTTTAAATCCAGCTTTTTTGAGTTCTTTTATTAGAGCATTCTCTTCTACTGTTATTTTATTGAAGGCCTTTATTTTTTCCTGCTTGTTTTTCTCACGCTGTTTATTCAAAAAATCTATGTTTTCATCTAATGTCGGGAAAGTTATTTTAATTATCTTAAAAACATCATCATATACGCTGGCAGTTATCTTGTATATATATTGACTGCTTATAATATCTGATATTATCTTTCCATTTAAAGTATTGCCAATATTAAAAGGACAGCATAATGCCATGCTAACTATATATTTATTTATAATTTCTATCTCATTCTCAATATCATCGTTATATATTTTATTCAATTCTTTCAAATCTATTATAATATCCCTTAAATCCTTTATAGAATTCGTAAGCAATACTTTGATTTCCTCATTATTATCCTCGGCTCGCAAGTGTTTATAGATAGTTTTTATAATTGCCCGAATTATATTAAGATATTTTATTTTATCATTAGATGCTTCTTTGCCGCCTTTACCGCCCTTGCCGGTCTTCCTAACATTATTAAAATTGTTAATAAACTCATCGCCTGAATGCTTTGAGGTTTTTGTCAATAAACTAACATTAGATATTATACTATTTTTTATAGATTTTATATTGCCATTCTCAAAATCTGCTATAATATTATCGGGAAATACGCTATTATTCTTTCCCTTCATTGCTTCAAGCCATCTCCTAACTATCATAGAATTATTATTCATATCATATATATAATCGTCCAAATATATACGCTCAACAATTTCTTCGGCATCGTCCACATCGGCTGTCTTAGCAGTCTTTTTGGGGATGAATCTCAAATCGCGAGGCTTATTTGTCATCTTTTTCTCTGCATATTTTTTCTTAAATCCTATCAGCTCCGGGCGATTCGCATTTTTCAAATCAATATCTTCATTAAAGCTATCATCCAGCTTTTTCAAGCAACAGCCATTTAAAAACTTGTGTATCTTTACATAATTTACATCAGGCATATATATCAAAGATTGTATATATTGCTCCCTACATAAGCTGTATTCCTTCCCACATTCCTTATTTTTTAATAAACTGCGTAATTTATCTCTTTCTATTTTTCCCTTCTGCTCCTTCTTTTTCTCCCGACATATATCATCTTTCTTTTTCATTCTCTCCAGATTTTCCGAATAATATTTCTCAATCACTTTGTAAGTATTTTTAAACATATTATCGGTTTCTATCAAAAACTCATTATTACTATTATTTATCAAATAATCCGTGGCAACCTCTATGATATATGACATAACACCGCGATCCTCTTTTTTATTAAGAGGCGAACCGCAGTTATCCCAATAACTCAAGAAATTACCATTTAAATAATCAACATCTATGAATATCGTATCATTCAATATCTTATCTTGTAAGTTTATTATACAATACGCCAGGGCATTTAAAAACATATCATTAAACTCCTCGCACCAATTTTTATTATTAGATTCTATAACATTCCCTACATTATCATCAATATCCGAAAAAGGTTTATCTCTATTATTTATTAATGCCAATATAGATTTGGGCGATAATTTATCCAAATAATTAAGCATCTCTTCGCTTATTTCCAAGTCATTATCTTGAAACGCCTTAATATACATATCGCGTCTCTTTGATATACTGCGATTATACTTGAACAGCTCGCTACATAATGCATCATAATCAAATTCAATATTAGCCGATTTACCAATATTATTCAGGATATTCAACATATTCTCCAAACTATCTACAAATCCCAGCTCATTCTTATAAATAATATTTGTTATATATTTCTCTATATCATAACGACTTAACTCATTATATCCAGTTATATATCCAATATCTTCGGCGTCGGCGTCGCCAGCTCCATTACCCACATCATATGTAGCTTCCTGAGTCTCAAACTCTATCATAGGTATTCCCTCATTCTTATCGTTATAGTGGCTATCTTTTATTTCTTTGTGTTCTCGGTATGATATTAAATATTGCTTACCGTCCTTATCATAGTCAAATATGTGATTTCGCGAATATTCATTCTCTTTTCTGGCGATTTCGTACTTCTTTACAATAATCTCCTTCTTTTCGTGCGTCTTCAAGATGTCATCAATAGATTGTATAGCCTCCAAGATATTGCTATTTTTCAAAGAATGCGTTATAATATCTAATATCTCTAAGATAACTGCGTTATCATCTGAGTTTCCAATACCCATAGTTCTTATAGTGTCAACTATATCATATGTCTTCAAATCCTTCAATGGCTTTATTTTGTCAGTCATTATATTATTCTCGCGATAGTCTTCCAAACTCATCTTATTTTTATCCAAAAAGTCTATTACTTTTTCTGTAATGTTCAATAGCTGGATGCTCGTATTCAATTTATCAAAGAATATTAACTTCTTATTTATAATATCCGGCTTCTTAATTTTAACAGGTCTTGATACATTCTTTCGCTCCTTATATTGTTCCATAACATCAGTGAGATAATCGCATAAAATGCCAAAATCCTCCTTATTAATAAAATCCAAGGATTTACCAAACTTATTCAAGACATTCTCTATGTTATAATAATCAAGCTCAAAGCTATCTTTGAGATACTCTATGATATTGCTGATATCCGGTCTGACGCCCTTTATTAACTCGCTGACATTTTCGCAATTTTCCGAAGATACATAATTGATATTCATATTCATATTTTTCGTCGTCGTTAAATGCGATGTTATCTTAGTGTATAGGTAATCATTTATAACAGTCTTTGGTATTTTGTAATAAGCAGATATTATAGGGATATTCACATCATCTGCCGGGAACACAGGGTAATATATGGGAAATCCCTTGTCTCGTGGTTCTATTGTGATATTTATCTTGGCTTCAGGCTTAAATCGCAGTTTCTCAGAATCTTTATTGTATTTAATGCAAAAAAAATATTTTTCTTTTGCTATATCGTGATTTATAACAGTCTTCTTTTTCAAATTATTAAAATTGGCAACTTCGGTCTTATCCGCCATATCCGCACTATAATCATTCTTTTCGGCTTCGGCATCAAACACATAATTATCATAATTTTTCAATTTCCCGCGATTACCATCTATATCATTTATTATATCGTAAAAAAGATTTGTTATATTATTGGCCTTCTTCTTATTCGCAAACAATTCAAATAAACTGTTCTTTATTTCCTCGCGAGACAACGCTATAAATGAAGGATTGTCTTTAATGATATCATCTAAACTCATTATTTCAAGATATTCTATGTCATCCAATTCTTCTTCCTCAAAAATATACTCGTTGTCATTGATATTAATTGACATATTATTTTTCCCTTTCTTTTAATATATAATAATATAAATTATGATACATTATTATCAATTGCGAATTTATTCCATTTTGTCTTAATATCAACTAAATAACTGACAATCTCCTTGCATACTTTATCCATTAATGCGATAAACATATATTTGTCAGTAATATTATCAAGAGTTATCCTTATAATCATAGTAGATTTGAGAGGATGCGGACAAATATAGCCTATGAACTTGCAAGTCATATTATTGACAGTTTTCTTGTTCCTCACATAATTGTCGTGTACATACGATTGTATAATGTTTCCCAACGTATCGTCTTCATTATCAATGATAAACTCGTATGTCTCGGCAATATCTTGGAATTGCTGTATTTTTACAATTTCCGTCGTATTAATATTAACCAATTCGGTCATTAGATTATTCAACTTGGCTATAACAATATCCAGAGATTTCGGGATTAAATATCGGGGACCCATATTAACATTAATATGCTCTATGTCAAACTTGAACTTCGTAGGGTCGCCATATTCATTCATATAATATGCTCGTTCTTTATCAAGCAAGCTCTCATATTTCTTAGCTTCCTTAGGATCCTGGATATACGAAAAGTTTGTCAATGAAACCGGGTTAAAAGATGCATTATCTCGCCCAGTTCTTTTGACAATATTCGCCTTCAAATGTAGATGTTCGCCCGGTCTCAATCTCGTAATCAAGATATTATGTTTTGATACCTTGTTTGGCGGAAATAACTCTCTCAGTTTCTTCTCGGTAATTTCTACATCATTAAAGGTTGCCTTGAAATCCGAGGTTTGCACATTAATACTCTTATTCGTAGTATTATTAACATTCAATTCAATGACGAGCGAATTATCCTCATAATTCTCAATTTCGTCAGCCGTCATACATATAGGAATTAGCCCGACGCGATGTATAATAAACTCGTCGTGTAATGCTCCCGTATTAGTTATGACACTAACAGTAGGCTCCTCCTTCTCTAGTTTTTCTCCGATTGCTCCCAAGTTTGGAATATCCGTCATAATAATCCTTCGCATACCATTGACAATCGCCAAGTCAATATCATGAATATCAAAGCTGTGATTATTTGAAGGGTCGGCCGAATCAAACTTATAATTGTAAAACATTCTATTAATATATAGTTTATTATATTTTTATCTTATATAATCAATTTTTAAAAATAAAAAACATAAAACCAAAGAAAAACATAAACACATAATACTAAATTATATCTTTTTATATCTTTTTATTTTTTTCATATAATATGATGTATATTATTAGAATTATCATAAGTATCATAGGTATTATTGATAGTATAGTAACAATCCAGCTCCACACATAGCATTCTCCTTTTGTTAAACAAGTTATATTGTAAGCCGTCAATAATATGACAAACAGATATACAAAATACGCTATTAAATATAGTCCCGGGCCTTCCAAATACACATTCAGTGCAAGAGATATTATAGTCAGTATAATACTAACTGCAATATACACCCATCCCTGCGTTGAAAAATAGTCCGACATATATCCTTATCTATCTATTATTATTAAGATATATATTTTTTGATATCCTGATACACAGACATCTCCGGGACATCTATGAAATCAGGGTGTTCATAATTGCAAAACACATTGATGTCCTTGATTGCATTTCATTAATTGGATTGGTTGCAAAGAACTGAATAAGCGTCTTGATATTTTTGACATCGTTGCATTGGCATAGATAGTAATAAATATTTGAGCTCGTAATAAGCTTCTTGCTGAATGTTGTAATTTGTAGATTTCTCAGCTGCGCCAAGTGATACTGGATAATTGGCGCAAATTGCTTGTCCATCTCCTTATTCATCTTGTATCTCTTATAAGTTGGATTATATGTCGTAGTTGATTTATAATAGCTGTAGAGGCTATCCTTGATAGTTGAAATAATCGTATGTACAAGATATGTAGGGTCAATCTGTCTCTCGTTATTATCAAGCGGAATCTGGATATTAGGGTTATATGTCGCGATATAATCCTTAATAGTATAATTCTGCTTGTTTTTCATATAGACGCTAAGAATATTCATCCATACATTCGGGTGGCACGGGTCAGTCTCTTCGCGATAGTTAATATACATTGAGGATATCTTGTATAGTCGCGAAAAGTTCTCTCCATCTACCTTTTTCTTAATAATCAATCCATAGCTTTTATTCTCGTTGATATATGTATTGGCCTGATTGATATCTGCGAAATAAGCCGGATATTTTACACCCATATTAAAAAGCTCTTGGATAGCCGATTGATTAATATCATATTCTTCAAGCGTAATTCTGTTTTTCGTATTGATATGTACGAGCTCCTTATAATTCTCGCCTAGCATATCAGTATAATCAATTATATGCTTGTTATCATAGTGAATCAAGACAAACTCATAAGCGTGTTCGGGATTCAAATTAGATGCAAACATAGCCCGCAGAGTCTCTCCGACATCATCTGGCGGAATGTGCGAAAGCATTTCAGCAGTTTCCGGAGATTTACTATAAAATCCATATAGTACCTCGTCAAACATCTTACCGTGCGATTTCGTAGGATGCGAGAACTTTGAACTATTCGCGTCAGGACAACTGGATGTCCCGAAATACCACTTATTCTTATAATTATAAACAGTAATAATAGTTCCATCATAAGCCTCATAACATCTATCGGTATTGCTGTAATTCGCAGAAATATATTCCTCATAACTAATTCTTCGTGGAATAGAATTGGCATATGTAACGACAACATTATTATTATATGAGAGAGAGAAGTCCAATACAATACTCCGACATTGCTCATAAAGTTCTTTATATTCGCAAATATCACTCATCTTGTAATTATTATGAAGGAGAACAATATCCTCGTTATCTTTGAACTTCTTAACCTTGATATTCGGCCAGAAATGATATTTTTTCAGCGTATTAATAAGAGTATTTGCATAAGTAGTATTGCCGTCGTAATTACTGTAAGTTTTTTCAATTAATTGAGTAAGATTATTAGGGGGGACATTGGACGAAGGCATATCACTGCTCATAATAATACTTTGTTAAAAAATATATATATTTAATTGCTTATATCAATTTTTATAAAAATATGATGAAAAATTGACAGCTACACAAAAAATAAAGAGTAAGAGTAAAAATATCACTATGTCAGTTATTTGCCAAGAAGAATCAGAATCTGATAATAAAGATATTGTAAAATCAGGGAGATTCTGTGCTATCTAATCTGTCCAATAGATATTCGGCGATTGAATATACAAGGTCAAATGATATTCTTTTTCTTGCTATATCCTTGCTTTCTCTGTAATTTGTTAGGAAAAGCGAATTATACTTTTCTCTATGTTCCCGCAAGTATTTATTGAAGCTAACGATTAATTTTTTCTGCTTCTCTTCATCTATTGCCGGCTCTATTATTAGCGTCGCATAAGTCCGCGCCGATTGATTAGGTGTATTATCTATATATATATCTTTATTTTCTACATATGATAATCCTATCTGTGATGTAATATTATCATCTATACATTTAACAACGATATTTGTATTATATTTGTCAATATTCTTATTAGTAAGTCGCGTAATTGTATAAATACTATTTAGAGGCAATTTATATATTTCGCCACCAATCATATAGTTATTTTTAGAGTTTAGCTCGGTAATTATATTAGCCTTTGAAGGATATATAGTTATATCTATCATATTATCGCAATAACATTGTTTTAGTTCAAATTGAAATGAGCAGATTGTATAAGATGTATCAGAAAACACTTGTTCTTCAAAGATATTCAATATAATAATCTTGTATTTTTCTAAAAATAACTTGCGCAACTCTATATCCGCCTGACGAATAGAAGACCAGAAATTTAAAGGGATTATAATAATCCCGCCCGAGCAAGTATTGCTTATAATATTCTTGATAAAACACTTGTACAAATCGTTGACATTATATTTATCAAATAACTTTTTATCAGCACTTTTATTTCTCGCGAGATAAGGCGGATTTGTTATAACATATTTATTATTATAATCTGGTGGCTCATTTATCGTATCTCTCTTTATAATATAATCCTTCTTAGGCTCTATATCATAACACTCTATGTTATATTTAATATTTTTGAGATTTCCGGCATTTTCTATAAAAGCTATAAGGTCGCCATTACCCGCAAAAGGCTCAATGATATCAAAGATATTATCGGGTATAGTAATATTTTGTAGAATATATTCATTATTTGTCGTGTAGAATTGTCCTAGCGCCTTCTTAGATTTATTAGACATCTTCTCTTGAATATCTTATTACTTTATAATATTATCATTTTTTATCTTTTTGTTTTTGCGATAGCCCCCCTCTGGCAATAGCCCTAACAATAATAGCAGTACATATATATTGCTGTCATTATTAGAAATACCGTATATATTCTATATAATGTCCTGTCATCTATATAATTATTTGTACCAATATAAGCCCCTGCAACTCCACCAAGGATACTTCCGGCGGCTACTATAATAGCTGCATTAAAATCCAAAAATCCGTGCTGATAATATAGATATAATCCTGGTAATGCATTAGGTATCGTATTTAAGAAAAGAGATATCGCTACAGCTTGCTGAAACGAAAAATCATAATAAACTAATAAAGGCAATAGCAAAATGCCACCACCAATACCAATCAACCCAATAATAACTCCAATTATTACTGAGCCAATAAACAACTCTATAAGCATCTATATTATTATTTAGATATTTATAATAACACCCGCGATTACAAAAAACAAAACCAATAAATAAAATATAAAAATATATATCCTAATCTACCCTACCCTATCTTACACCATCTTATAATTTATATTTTACTCAGAATCCTTATCCTTCTTCTTCTTGTCAGTCTTAGCCTCCTTCTTGGCCTTCTTGGCCTTCTTAGGCTTCTCATCTTCTTCAACTACCGCCTCTTCCACGACAGGCTCCTCCACCTCCTCAGTCTCCTCAGTCTCCTCAGTCTCATCTGCTTCCTGAGCTTCAACAGTCTCTTCTTCCTCATCAGCATCAACAGCATCAGCGAGAGTGGCCTTGTAAGCCTTCCACTCTTCGGCGAGCTTAGAGAACCTTTCGGTATTTGAAAGCTCAGGAAACTCTTCGCGAATCCTTTGCTGATTGTCCCTGATATACTGCTGATACTTTGTAAGAGGCTTCTTAGGCTTCTCATTACCATCCTCATCAAGATTGCTCCTCTTCTTCTTCTTGGTATCCTTCTTCTTTTCGGCAATCTCAATCTTGTTATTCTTCTTCTTCTCCTTGAAATCCTTCTTGAACTGAGCGAAATGCTCATCCAAACCCTTAGAGGTGTTAATCTCATCGGGAATATTCTTCATATACTCCTTGAAGGCCATCCCGATAGTCTGGACAGCAGCAGCGGACATTCTTCTGAAAGAGTTTCTGGATAAAACTTGGAAAGGCTTTTGAAGTTTGATAGGCTGTTCTGTAGGTGGGCTTTAGCTTTTGGCTTAGGCTTGCTTTGACTGCGATAGTAATAATTTAAATACATTTTTGTGTCAATTTTTATCTTAATAATCTCAAATTATAACAAATTTATTCCCATAATCCTATAACCCTATAATCCTATAACCCTATAATCCTATAACCCTATAATCCTATAATCCTATAATCCTATATTCCTATAATCCTATAATATTGATTATTATTATTTTTTATGAAGGCTATTGATAGGCTTGGTGTATTTTCTCATTACCAGTATGATATCATAGAAAGACGCAAGATATTTTATAAAATTGAAAATTAAAATTTGAGTACATCTTTCTGTTTTTTCAAAAATTTCAAAAGTTTTTTGGAAATTACAAAATAATTCAAGAGATGTACTCAAATTTAAAAATGAAAAAATATTAATATTCTTGTGTCTCAAGGATTGCTAGGGTAATCTAAGTATTTTTAGAAGGTTTAATAGATAAAAATATTATATTCGTTAAAATATATAAAAATAAGAAATATCTATAATATAGAAACTTTCAGATTGTATTTGTAGCCTATTGTATATCTATTATGGAAGAAGCAAGAAAAATTAATGAATTTATTGATTATGTTTTAGAAACCCCTATTGTATTCGCCTGCTATTTTTCGCCATCCGGTTTTTTATAGTACTTATCAAACCATACTTGGCCTACTACTTTTGACGCCTGTTCTGATGTTAATTGGTTATTTACAATTTTCTCTCGCATCTCTAAAAAATATTCAAGGCTACTATATTCAAATCCCTCCTCTTTCGTAACCATAGCATATAACATAGGATATCTCTCTTCAAAAAACAAGATACCCTCAATTGATTTTTTCATTTCATTCAATAGCTCCGCGTGGGATGAATGTTTTGCCTTGTTCTCTGTCATATACAATACAATATCTTGAACCATCGCTTTTATATCAGCAGTTTCCATACCATCTTTAACAAAATCAGCAACCTTTCTCCTTTTTCTTTCAGTACTTTCAGTACTCATACTATTTTAAATTAATTATCAATTTTATCTTTATATAATAATATCTATTTTATATATAGAATAATGAAAAAAGAATTAGAATATGCTGAATTAGATTATAACCATAATGTTCCCGTCCCTCCTCAGCCAAAAAATGCCGGATTATATACTGGCGATGTCTTATTTGACAAAAAACCCTGGGGTAATAGTTATAAAATGCCTCCTCCTGAACCTGACGCCGTCGTGTATGCCTCGCATTTTTATGCAAGCCATCACATACCCTCGTATAATAGACCTGGAAATAATCACATAAATACAGATAAATATAAAAAATATACATCAGCCAACTGTAATGATAATTACAATTTCAGCTGTCATACAACAGATATAATATAGAAGCTCGCGAAGCTCGCGAAGCTTACGCGGCGATATCTTGAGCTACAAGATTGGTTGGTTGGATTTTCTTAATAGTATCTTTGTGTTTAATCAAGAAAGTACAGATATACTTATATACCTCATCTACTTGTTCGAAAGATACGCCGCCTGTAATTAAGATGCTCCCACTCTCAAACAAAGCCCCGGTAACCTTTTTACAATCACCGACTTTTTCTCCCTTTCCTTTTCCATAGCATTTCTTAGGGCAATAACAAATACCATTCTTTTTTTCATTGCATTTATTCCAGAAATATTCTAGCTTAACCCCTTGATATATTCCAGGCTGAAACGAACACTTATTATTATATAGTTCGCTGATAAATATATTATGTATCTCGCGTCTCTTTAAACCGAATTGAACCATCATAGAATCGTCGCAATATACCTTGAAATCCGTGTTAATCATCCGAATCTTGAAGTTCTGATATTTCAATTTCAATTCATAATTATCATCGCTGTTATTTATAATGTCCTTACTAATATCATCATAGATATTCCTGATATTCGCAATAATATGATTGACAATAACGACAGTATCCTCAACGACCTTTATTCCAGTTATTTGAATATTGCCATTCTTAAATATTTTTACATTTGGCATATATTTATCGTTCTTATATATAATTGTAACCTGGTTATCAAACCTATTTTTCTTCATCTTATTTTTTTTACTATTCCTCCTCTTCTTGGGATATGTCCCGCGATTTAAATCATCGCCATCCTTCATATATTGTGCCCATACAATCCCGTCTGTATCATCCTTATCTATTATTACAATATTTTCAAACAGCATCTTCAAGTTTAAATTAATATCCTCGCCAATATTCGCATTACAAGTTATAGTAGAAACTCTATAATGCGAAAAGTTTATATCTTCAGCTTTCACAATAGCTCGCGTATCTGTCGCATCCGACTCGGTAGAAACGCCGCAATTATTATCAAGACTAGTCATTCTTAATAGCAATAGTAATTTGGGTAATTCACAATATTTATTGTATCAATGTTCTTATATCATTTTTTGTTTTTTTTTGCCTCAATTTTATTATTCATATTATCTGTAATGTTTTTGAGATAGGATGTATTTACAATTTCGTAATTGTATGTAGTGGCTATCATAGGTGGCAAATTTAATAGGTGCGTTTTTTCATTTGAATGATGACCTTTGCGAAATTCCTCAATATTCATAGGACCATTAAAGATATCCAGCAAAAATCTTGAAGGTGCTGGGCGTATCGGGCGAGTGCATCCAAAATGTTTGCTCAACATCTGTATCAAGCTATTTATCTCCCATACTTTGTCGCTCCCACAATGTGAAGAGAAGTTATATGCATTCGCACATTCTAACGAACAAAAGTTCCCGAACAATATATAAGTATTTGTAGTAATATTATATTTATAAGGCATCCCATATATCCTGTCTTTAATAGAGTGGCAACACCAATAGCAATTATTTGAAGATTTAATAATATTATCATTATAATCTATATTAGTATCTCTATCTCTATCTCTATCATTATCATCCTTAATCAAATTATCCTGAATCGTATTATAAAAGTTAGTCTCATTTATATAACAACAGTTCGGCTCATATGGCGTCGGGGCTTCGTGTAATTCATCAGTAATACTTATTTTATTTATATCATTATCAGATATCGGCAACTGCAATATAATATCCTCATTTTCCACAACTACAACGTCTTTTACAATAGTATTCATTAAGCCTTTCTTCTTATCTATTGTAGATTTAACATCGCTGTTTTTACTTTTTCTCGGCATTTAATTATAAACGCTTATATTATTTATATGTATTTACAGCTCTATTTGTTATTATCAAAGTAGTCTTTAAAATATACGAGGGTCTTTATTAACTCTTTATTAACATTATCAGAAGGTTTTTCGGTGTTTTTTGTAAATGTTATCCCGGTCGCTCCTGCCCCAGATGCTCCTCCGGTTCCCCCGGCTCCAGAGGCCTTGCTGCCGATTATACATTTTTCTTTTATTTCTCTTATCTCTCCATTGAGAGAGTTAATAGTATCTATTAAATATTTTATTATAAATACAAATACAATTATTATTATCAATACAAATAAATCCATAATACTTTAATTATATCAAAGAATATAAAAATAATTGATAGCCGATGGTCTCTTAGCTTAGCTGAACTTTAAGCCAGCACCACCATTAAGGACTGTGAGGACATTTATTTCCATAACATATATAGTAATTTCAAAATTGACCGGATAGACTCTATTTAATATATCAGTATATATTTTAGTGATATATGTATATTTGTCATCATCCTTAACCTCCGGATTTACATTCACAGATAATGAGGTAGTAATTTGCGTATTATCATAAGAACCTGAGCTTATCTGTTTTTCAGGAAATAAAGCGAATGAATAGCAATATATTCCCGTTCTCGGTATATTCGTATGATATTTATGAGGCTCTATGTGATTATAATAAGTAGCATCATAATCAGCGCGTGTTATTTCTCTGTTCCATAATATTGACGCCTTATCTAATATTCCAAGACCCTCGCTATATTCGTGAGACCCCGTGTAATTTGTATAATTATTGAAGTTTTTGACAGAATCGCTTCTTCGCGTAATCCATATAATCTCCTTAATGTGATGATTGGCATTTGTTATATCTATTAGCGTATGATTGGCATTCAATGCAATTGCCTGCGTTTTCTTAACAGTATTAATAATATAATTAATCTGGTTAGTATTCAATAACAAACTACTTCTTTCTGCACTATCTAAATATACATAGGTACATAATAGCTCATTATTAACATCAAAATTGACATCGCTTGGCTTGACGAATGTCGCAATAGATATAGGTACTGCCGGGAGGTGTGTAGTATTATACATTAGCGGACTCACATAGGTATTCAATATATTACTCCATATCTGATATAATCCCTCAAAAGCATTATCGTTAATATAAATATCTAATTCAACCTCGTTATTCTCTAATTTTAATAACGGAAGCGCAAGCGAGGGATTCTTGGTAAACCAGAAATTGAGCGGAACCTGTATTTTTCTCTTTTTAATACTCGGTGTTTGAGGAGTTTTTGCAAAACTTGATACAGGATAAGTAACATTATAAAGCCTGTTATTTAACACACGATATTTTGGAACAAAATTGAAAGGCGCCGTATATTCATCTATATTCCCTATCAACTTATTATATTCAATATTATCTTTACTCGTGAGCTCATTCCATATATTCATCCATTCGCCATATAGTGTCTCTATATTAACAACCCCTATTTTAAGACGCGCTTCCTTAATATAATTGAAACCCAAATTATTGACCCACCTGAACTTATATATATTATCCGAGTATATATCGGGGATTTTGAATGTCAAAAACAAACCCGATAATAAATCGGCATAACGCTTTATTTTAAAATTAATACGCAATTCAGAAGTGGATGGTTTAAAACCAATATTGCTATCGCCAGTAGAAGTAATAACAATAGTTTCCATAGAAAAATTAGTATGTTTTTTGAGAACATATTTATAATAATTAATATGCGGATTTAAGGTAATATATTCGCTCATATTACCCTTCAAAACTAATTGCATCAATCCGCCTCCCATTTTTATTTATACCCTTTATTATATTAAAGTTTTATTAATAGGCTTATATACTCTTATTTTTCAGGATACCTGCGGATACCCACGAATACCTACGGATACCCACGGATACCTGCGGATACCCACGAATACCTACGGATACCCACGAATACCTGCGGATACCCACGAATACCTACGGATACCTACGAATACCTACGGATACCTGCGGATACCCACGAATACCCACGAATACCTACGGATACCTGCGGATACCCACGAATACCTACAGATACCTACATCTCGGCGTATTTTCCTACAAATACCTTCATTTTATCGTATCTTCTGTCATCATTGTATTCCTCTAACTTTTTTTCTGATTCTCTCTTATCTATTATTATAATAGTGGGATATCCAGAGATTTCATATTTATCTATTCTATCCTTGCAATCCTTCATATTATACTTTTTAAAGTCTAATTTATTCCCATATTCACCGTTAAGCTTATCCCATACTCCGGATTTACTGAAATCCTCACAGTGCCCGCAACCGTCCATATAATAATACTCCATTCTATATTTTTTATCAGCCGATTCGCCCATAAAAGTCTCCATTATTTTATTTTTATTATATGCGAATAAAACGGCAATAGCCAATAATAAAAATAATATTATTGAAATCATAATAAATATATCGCTTCCGAAAAAACTCTTTTTTGCAGCCATATTAATATCCTACTTGTATAATCTTCTAAATTATTATTAGATAATAATATCATAATTATTAGATATTTCCTTGTATTCTCTCTTTATTCTCTCGGTTTCTCCTATGATATCATAGTCATTATCATTATCAAATTGTATTATAATTGAATTATAAAAATACGCCCCATATCTATGCATATCTGTCTCTGTATCCGTATCCGCATTTGCGCTAATCTTATTATCAATATACCCCTTGATAAACTTGATAAAATACCCCTTCTCTATTAAAAATATCCTTACATCCAGAGAATCATAATTTATCGCCGCGTCATAATCTTTTAACACATAGCAATCATAATTATTCTCTCTAAGTATATTGACATACTTGTCAAGACTATTATCATCGCACACAATTATAGTTCTATATACAAGATAGTTTGAATATAGCTCCTCTAATCTATTAATTATCTCGCGCGTCATTAATACTTTATTATTTATTATTGTTTTTGCCTTATGTATATTATCCATTTCAAAAAATAACTAAAAAATCTTGTTATATATTAGAATATGAATCGTGGAAGTCAAGAAGAATTGCGCTCTGATATTGAAGAGATGGATAAGAAAGTTAAAGACATTGAGAAGCGTATTAAAGAAAAGTAAAATTAATGGGAAAGTCGTGTTTATAACTTGAATTATACCCCGCCCGGAGTAGTAGGCCAGGATCGTACGATGTACCGGAACCAATAAAAAATGATCTATCCAAATTGTACACTGATATTAAAAATATGAAGAATGAAGCTGCCGCCATTTGTATGAGTATTACAGTAATGAAAAATGAGCTGGAAAGTGTTAAGAAAGCATCCTCGTCTGTGTCAAGAGCATCCTCGTCAAAATCCTCGTCTGCGTCAAGAGCATCCTCGTCTGCGTCAAGAGCATCCTCGTCTGCGTCAAGAGCATCCTCGTCTTCAAAGACAGGTGGTTTACTTAAACGAAGAGGGAAAAAATCTAGATAATACAAAAAACGCGCAAGTGAACTTATAATATTATAATTATATATTTTGATGTGATAATTTATTTTTATTAGATACTGTGATATATCGAATATTATAATTATGTTATGTAATCAATATATAAGATTATTTATAATAACTAATTATAATGGACGAACAAATCATCAAGATTGGTATAGAACAGTTTAGAGATATATATAATTCCATAGATATACCGCACAATATTTTGGATAAAGCCGTAGATATTAAAAATACATATTCGTGTTTCAACTCTTATTATGACCCCAAAATGATATGGGCAAAAAAAATATATAATAATAAGGAGAAGTATAATAAACCTAAGGTTAAATCAAGATTTCACATCATAATACCCGACTTTACGAAGAAATCCGAGCTAAAAAGGTGTTTGATAGGTAATTTAAATAAACTAAGTATTAAAAACAGGGACAGTATCTACGAGAAAATTAAGGAAATTATCGCTGTAAATGATAATAATGATATCAAGGACGATATTTTTATGATTATATGGAATTATATTAAAACGAGCGGAGACGAACTGTATAGCAATATACTCGCTATATTTGACAAGGAATATGTATGTGAGATGCTTGATACGCTCTGGAATAATTACATAAACAATAAGGAATGGGATCCGCCAAGATATATATACGAAAACAATCTTATGGTATTGAACGACGAATACGATATGTATTGCGAATATACCAAATGGAAGCGTGGGATAAATAATATTAATAAGATATGGATTAAATATAAACGCGAAGAACTGCTAATATTGCTAAATAATATCGCAGATTACGTGGTTAGTATTGTATATAATACCGATATCTATAAATATATTCTGGATATTTTACTGGAACAATTATATAAAATCTTGGCTATCGCTAAATATAATTGTATAATAGATAAAATTAAAAATATAAATATTAAAAACTTGGATAATTCTACAAAGTTTTTTATTTATAATATTATTGAATTATAAATAAATTATTTCTATATAATAGTATAGAGTAAGAAATAGTACAATGAAAGAGAGTGAAAATAACTTATCTTTTTATAGTAGTGCCATAATCCAAGCAATTTTTGCTATATTATTGTTAATAATCCTCAGTTATATTTACAAACTGGAGAATATGGGGTGTGAATGTTCGGAACACCCTAACAAGGATTTTATCAAGAACTTCACAGTAATAGCCCTCGGTTATTTCATAATAACTTCTGTTATATCGCTTAAATCTATCGCTAAAAGTATGGGATTCGTCGTAGTCCAATTATTATCAATTGCTACCTTCGTATTCTTCTTAATGTTCGTCGTATACATATACTACGCCTTTGATTATGTTAGATATTTAACCAACGAGAAATGCAAATGCTCGGAGGATTTAAGTCGCGATATCATTTCTATAGGTACAATGATATCTCTCTTCCTCTTCTTAACCCTCCTATTCACCATAATTATCATCCCTATCCTATTAAGCACACTAAGCAGCCTATTATCCAAGATAGAAGTATTTGAAGAGGAAGTGGAAGACACTATCCGCAACCCTATGAAATCTCTACGCAGCACCCCTGATAGAATCGTTAGATCCGTTAAAGAAGTCGGCAGCTTTGTTAATAAATCCGCTAAAAAAATAACCAATCTTAGAAAAAATAGATAAATAACAAATAGCTATTTTACAATTTAACCTTTATTTTTATTCATATATCATATAATATGTTAAAAAAATAGTTATTTTCATAATAGTAGTCGTATGTATATCGTATATCCTTTGTATTTTATATATTTAATGTGCGCGTCCCCTTCTTAGGTCTTCCTCGCCCTTTTAATATCTGGATATCCGCCGTATCCTCTATAATTGAAGTAATCTCTTCGTCGCTAACTGAAAGAGTCTCTATATTATTATCGCTATCATCAGTTGATATCTTGCTATGAACGTTCTTAATTATATTATCAATATCTTCATATTGCTTTTTATCGTTAGACTGTGATGCCATACCTCTGGTTTGTGCGTTCATATTTTGTGCATATGCCGGCATATTTGAAGGTACAGGGTCGCTATTTAAAGAACCAAATAGATTACTTACCATATTGAATAACCCCATATTATCGTTGCTTGACCCGCGATTTTGAGACATTTGCGGCATTTGCTGCGGAGCACCATTTCCCATAACATATTGTTTTGCTGCCGCATTTTGAAACTGCTTCATTAATTCGGGATTAGAACGGAGAACATTCTCTACATCAGGAAGCGGTTGTTCTTTAAACATTCTGCTTGTTAAATGGAACATAAAAGCGCTTCCGGACAGTGATATAAAGAGCCTCAATTCGGGCGCCATCTTCTTGCCCGTCGCCTTGTATTTATAATGCAATTCCTCAAAAATATCATCGTAATCATTTATATTTTCATTTACCTGCTCTGACCACCCATCAAGCTTAATATAAAACGGGTCATATCTCCCATTAATATATTCAGTCCCCGAGATAAATGCCATCAACATTTTTTGCTGAAATCTAACACTCCCATCCAATTCCTTTTCTCTAATAAGCCTATTGTATTCAGTCCTCATCTCTTCAATATCAGAGTTCATATTGAATTTGAAGGGTATCTTAAATCCCTTAGATTCCATTCTGTCAAGCTGATATATTATCTCTCTCTTTTCATTTATCTCGTTCTTTATTATTTCCTTAGGGCTCAAAAACTTATTCTTATTTTTACTGCCACCACTATCGCTCCTATCGCTTCCATCGCTTCCATCGCTTCCATCGCTTCCATCGCTTCCTACACTGCTTCCGCTACTTTCATCGCTGCCTCCGCTGGCTTCGCTGCCTCCGCTGGCTTCGCTAACATTATCATCATATATTTTTTTAATCTTGCAGCGACTTGAACTCTTTTTACTCTCATCACTATCGCTCTCGCTTTCTATTCGCGAACCTCTGCCAATTCTATCTTTATGGCGATATATGTTGCCGATATTTTTCATATAGTTCTTTTTACCACCCGACGAACTTCCGCGCGAAGAACCGCCAGAAGACATTGATATAACATCATCACTTATTTTTTTCCTATTAAACAATTCTTCGTTAATAGCTATATTGGACTGCTTGCCACCACCTCCTGGTATATTAAAACTAAAAGGTTGCTTATTGAAACTTTCTCTATTCAATTCAATTAAATCATCATTTCTATTATTAAAATTTGATAGTAAAGCCATATTATATATTTATTTGGGTATCAAATGTTTATATATCTATTATAATTTTTAAATGTTTATTAATACGCATTCTATGAAAAAATAAGTTTCCAAATATTAGCATTAGCTATTTCTACGAGATAGCCACGATAACCAAGTGCCAAAAAATAATTTCCCAGATTTTACATAATATTCAGGGTGAAATTGTATCCCCAATATATCCTTCTTCTTATGATATAATATATCTATCATATCTTTTCTTTTCATTACAGTCTTAATATTATTACCTACTTTGATAACAATATCATTATGATTATACCTATATCTAGTCTTTACAATATCAAAAGGATACCTTATTTTTAAAGGTCTATCATAGTTTCTAATATATCCCGCATCTCTCGTTCTCACATTTGAGAACTTCCCGAATCTTACAGCAATGTATTGCATTCCGTAACAAATTGCCAAAATAGGTATTTTGTTAGCGTGTTTAAATATTATCTCTGGAACCTTCGGAGACCTTCTATCAACTATGCGATAATCAGAACCAGATACTATAATAGCATCCAATTTATCTTCCAAATTATTCAATAATTTTGCAATACCTTCTTCATCGTACCAATCTCTAAAACATAATCTTGCATTTCTTATAGATTTTTTAAAACGCATCTTTCTTATATTATTCAACACGCGATTACTATACATCATTATTACTAATATTTTAGGACGCTTCTTCCTTTTCATTATTTTCATTACAGCATATATAACTACTATATAATTTATTATATTTATTTGTAATATCTCCCTTCGTATTACTTCTAATATAGGATACAGCTTGCAAACACGCATCACTCAAATCATCCTTTTTCTTGTTTTCATTAAATATCTTCTTTAATTCCTCGTTATCGCTAATATATTCGCGACACAACTCAATACTCAGCATCTTATTATTCTTATATTTATCCCTCCTAAATCCCTTCTTATTCCTCGCCTCTCCACCCTCTCCCTTACAAGCATTCGCTTCCATATTTATAACATAGATGTGGTTCTTAGTTTTTAAAGAGGCATTGACAAGGACAACATTACCGACCTCCTTGTCCCAATATTTAATTAAACTAAAATAACCGTAGATTATATGCTGGATAGTTTTCATAATGCCGTTTAAATTAGAAGGCTGATTCTCTATTAATACATAATCTATCATATTAATGCCCGTATTTTTTAACCCACCAATAATATTATCCATCTCAATATATATTCTTTCAGATATATCATCAATCCCTTTAATCTCCTTCTTAGACGAAGCCAATTCTATGATACGCCATTCCAATATCTCCAATATCTCAGTCTTTCTTAATATACATAAGGCAAGATTCTTAACCCCGATATCAAAACTAACATATATCATAATTCTAATATCATTATTATATCATCATATCCTTATTTGCTAACTTGTCATAACATTTTAGATACATTTTAGATACATTTTAGGTCTATGCTTAGGATTCTATTTTTTTGTGATAGTTTTTTGGATTTCGGTTATTATTTTAGGGCTATATGAAGTAATAGTGTAATGCTTTATAAGCACGGAAAGGTCCTTCCAAAATGTATCTCCCTCATATTTAGAATTGTATTTATTAATTTTCTTACATTTTTTATATAGCCATTTGTATGTCTTCTCTAAGTTTTCAGACCTCTTTGATATCTTACTAAGTCTCTGTTCTCTTATTAATCTGCTAATATAGCTTTTCAACTCCTCGCATTTATTATAGTTAGGCAAAGTCTGTCGCAAATCATAAAATTTCATATAATTATACGAGGGACATATCAACAAATTATCTGTATAATCTATAAATGTCGGATTATTATCTATTATTAATAATCTCTTGCCAATATCATAATTATTTGGTATCTTTATGGTCTTGCTAATTAAAGGTAGTATCTTGGCAATGGATTTCTTTATATCCCCGTATTTATCCATAATACAATTATCGCGCGTTAATAGTGGCCTGTCAAACTTAAAATTATTATGCTTCTCTATTATAGCTATCTCTTTATTCGCCCATTTTTTCTCAGAAGCCGTATAAATATAAAAATAGCTTGATGGATACAGCTTTTTCATAGCATTAATAAATGTGAAAAAATGCGGTCTCACTAATAGAGATTTCTCAGAATAACTTTCATTCAAATATTTATTACATAGCGCCGTATATTTATTTAACCCCTTCATCTTATATTTTTTTACCAATTCAATAATATTATACAAATCACATTGATAATTACAATCACCTATTATAGTTCCATCCAAATCTATTATAAATATATACGGCTCAGCTCTGCCCCTCTTTTCTTCTTTGTTATTCATTAAATCTATTATAATATTATATTAGAATATTGCTTTATAAATAGAAGATATATAAGATAATGGCAGAATCCCATTTATTTAACACTAAAAATATGTCCGCATATAGCCATTTCTCAAATACAATTAATAACAAATATATTGATATGAATAACAGTAAAGAAATAGATATTAAAGTTCCCGATGCATTACTTAAATATTTTAAGGATAAAACGCTCAAATATAATATAGACAAAAGAATATTCTATTATAAGCATATAACGAACAAATTAAAAGATATAAATAATAAACAGTGTCTAAAAGAATACTCTATCAATTCTAAAAAAAATGAAGATGTTCGCGGATACAATATCAATAATAAGGTATTTCTTACAAAAAAGTTCGGTTCTATTAGCAAATACGGGTATATTTATATAGCATCTATTAAAAATGAATTCGGCAAATATCCTATTGCTTCAAAAATTATGATTAATAACCGCGTTAATCTGTTTGAAGCACAGATTAACTTGAAAATAACCGATAAAGTTATTAAAAATATGATATCAAGACATTTCATTCTAACTTACAAAGTTATTATCTGCGACAAAATATCCAATAAAAACTTACCAGATATCGTTCTAAATAAGAAATACTATATTTTATTAAATGAGCTCGCCCGAGGCGATTTGAAACAGCTCTGTAATAGTAAAATATTCCTCAAAAATAACAGCGTGTTATATAATGTATTTATCCAAATAATGTTATCTATATCTACATTTCATCATCTCGGATTTATTCACGGCGATTGTCATTGGGGAAATTTTCTATATCATATGAATTATAATGTTACCAAAAATAGCTATCATCACTATAATATTTATGGTAAAAATTATTATCTAAAATCCTGCGAATACGTTATGTATATTTATGATTTCGGTTTTGCCGAAAAAATCAAATCTGTCAAAAAATCCCTTATTGACGATGACTATAAAAGATTGATAAATGCTTTTAGAAATAAAAAGATAGAACCGCGATCCTGGATATCTATAGATAACAATCTGCCATCTGATGAAATCGGCGAATATGTCAAAACATTTAGAAAAGCTATTAATAATAGTCGTCGTTCAAGTAGCGGAAGTGGCAGCTATAGAAGTAGCTATGAAAATAATAGCATATATTTAGAAAAATTAACTATTGATACAATTCTGCCAATATTATTAAAAGCCCCCGACAAAATATTTATCACCAAATTACCTGCAAATGCCACGGTTATTAATAAAAACCCCTATTACATCAATAAAAAAATATTAATCAAAGACTAATCGCATCAATGCGCGCATTAGCATCAGCTGTATATTTTGCAGATAATTCGTCAATATATTCAGTCATTGTTTCAAAGCCGACAAATACCATTTCGTCAATCTCCTTTTTAGTTATATGTAATCGCATTCCCTTCCTCGCGAATATTATATTCATTCCGCTTTTTAAAACGAGATTTTGAGGGCGATAATAATTAGTATATTTGCTATCTTGAATCTGCTTTAATAAAACCTCTTTTACTCTTAGAATATTTAATATTGTCATCAACTGCTTTACAATATATATAAAATTTATAGTTTTTACAGGAATATGCTCTGTATTTTCATTGTCTTTATCTTTATACAAAAGCATACCTATTATATTCTCTCGTGGCACATCGGCAAATATTTTTATAGGAAAATTGTTAGTTAATCCCCCGTCATAATAATGATAATCTCCTATATTTATCGGCTTAAACAATAATGGTATAGACATTGAGGCACAACAAGCCTTATATACACAGACATCAGGCGTTTTCTCAATAGAAAAAATCTCATTTTCACAAGTATTTATATTCGTACAAGATATATACATATTTACTCCGAAAATTTTAGATAATTGCGAGAATGTAATAGTATCTGATATATCATCGGCATTATACTCGTCGGGATCTCCCGTATCCTTTGTATCCTTCATACCATTGCACCTATCTGCATATTTCCTCTTTACTATAATTTTTAAATGCTTAATCATTACCTCTGTATCAAATAAACCAAGTTCTGTAATTAATCTTATGTACTTTTTAATAGATAAAAAACATAACTCATTATCTTTCATACAATTATATAATACATCTTCCATCTCATAAATAGTTAATTTAAGGGCAAACATAAAACCTATTAAAGAACCTATTGAACACCCTGCAATATGTTTTATATTCTTATGCATATTATTTAAATATAAGTATCTAAGAGCACCCACAAATATAACACCACGCATACCACCCCCCGATAAAACTAAATGTGTAATATTAATATTCTCAATACTCGCCTCACTCGCTATACTAGTACTCTTAGTACTCATTTTTAAATATATAATATTATATATAATATATCCAAATATCGCACATATCTCTTAAATATTCCTAAATATGCGAATTGTATTCTTGGATACTAACTTTATAGTATATAAGAGCCTCTTTAGATGCATTGTTCTCCGCTTCTTTTTTAGTATTTCCAGTAGCCGTAGAAATAATGCTCCCATTCTTGTCTTTGATACAATATGTAAATATCCTAACATTATCTTTTACGGTTACATTAAGCTCTTTAAATTGTGGTACATCCTGTAAAGAATGAAGCATATGAGATACCAGCATATCCTTGTAATTGTTTTTAATTCTAATGAGTTCGCAAAAGTCTATGTAATTCTCAATTATATATATTATCCAAGATTCTACAACGAAATATCCCGCTCCTGAAGAAGGATTTATATTAATATTGGGAATAATAATATTGTCAGCATCTGTCTGAAAATCCAAATAGAGTGCCCCTAAAAATGCCTCAAATATATCCTCCATAATTTTATAGTTATTCCTTCCACCGGATTCTTCAACCTGTTTAGATATAATGGCGAACTTCGGTAATCCTATTTTATCCGACAAATACCCCAACATCTTTCCATTTACTATCTTCGTCCTAATTTTAGATAAGAACCCCTCGTTTTGGTCTGGAAATCTATTATATAAATAATTCGTTACAATCATTCCAAGCAAAGAGTCCCCTAAAAATTCAAGGCGCTCATAAGACATATCTTGAAGAGGAAGACAATCACACGGACAATTTGCATTACTTTTCTCAAAATCAATATTTTTCATAGTACAATAAGATTTATGAACGAATGCAACACGATATAAATTGATGTTCTTTATTTCTAAATCAGGCAAACCATTGCTACTCAGCAATTTATATAAGTCCTCTTCGCTTATCAGAATGTTTTTTGAATTATATGGTTGATTTTCAACATCAATATCCATCGTTTTATTATGGATATTATCAATTCTTTTCATCTTAGTTTTATTTATATATCTTGGTTATATCTATTTCTCAAAATATGATTATATCAATTTTTATATATATAAATATTAAATGTATTTTTCTTTTAAATAGAATAAGATAATAAATGAGTTATCTAGCTAATGATATAACAGCCCCCCTAATCCAAATAGATTCGGTTGCTATCGGGTTTCAATTGGACAGCGAAAGTGAAGCAAGAAATATCAATAGTTTAGATTTAAATAAAGATGAATTTTTGGCCGTAGGAGAGAAAACATATATTCCAGGTGATACTTTAAATACTAAATGGTCTCTTCTTGTTAATAGCCAAGGTACTTCCGTAAATGCATCAAGAAACCTTGCGCGCGAAAGTTTAACACTTGATACTTCGCTATATGTAGATAAAAATATTCATTGTTCGGGTATTATTAAAGCAGCCGGGTTAGAGCTTAATAATATCAGAATTGACAATACAACAACTATAACAAGCAATTTAATTAAGGAGTTTATCGTTAAAACCAACGATCTTGTGGTGTCTCAGCCTTTCCAAACAGGCTACATTACAAATTATAACAACCTCTATAATATCAATTATGATGTTAAAAATGTTTATACTCCAAACTTCGTTACCTTCGGAGGCCATATTGATACATTTAAAAATACACATCCGCTAAACATTGTCACCACTCCTAACAATAAATTCAGCAGTATGCATATTTCTATAAGAAACGATACTAATAATGCCGAAGAACCTTCAAGAATGTGTATTGGTATGATTGGTGGAAGCAATATATCTCCTGCTATTATTTCTACAACACAAGGAGTTCCGCTTGAATTTCATATTAGCACTTCTTCTGAGAGTATTAATTCTGCCTATGGAACGAGAGCATTACCTATATACAACTCTAATAATGCCCCTGCTATGACAATTGATGCAAATAATAATATAGGTATCGGTACAAATAACACTTCGCAAAAAAATTATAATAAAAGGGTTTTTGAAAATAATAGCACAACTACCGTTGAAAAAATCGGTAAATCTAAATTTGAAGTAAAAGGACTATCTACATTTGATGACATATTATTACACGATTACCAAACAAATACCTATAAACATCTTGACGATATATATATTCGCGGAACAGGTGTAGGGGTTCTAAATGCAACACAAATAAATGGCGGTGATTTTACGGATTCTCTATACAGATTTAATAATAATCTATCTGTCTCAAAGATATTAAACGCAGGCGATGCTAATATCACCAATAATGCAACAGTTGGATGTAATTTAACAACTGAATATTTGAAGGTCAACGAACATTCAACTTTTGAAGGAACAGTTGCCTTTAATAATGATGTTAATTTTGACAGCGTCCAAAATATTAATATCAATAATCTTAATATAAATAACGACCTATTCATCAATAATAAGCGCGTAACACCTCTCAATACAAATGATACTTTTACAGGGAACTTTGAAAAAAGCATAGTAGATGGTAGCAACTATATATTCGTTTATGTTAGCAGCAATATCGCTTCTCTTGATGCCAACTGTAATGTCAATTTTCCTAATAAACTTGGAATTGGTCTCACAGATACTGACGGTTTTGATGGTGTCCTAAATATTATAAAGAATGATAGAACAACGAGCAATAATTTTGACATATTACTAAAAAATACCATAGAAAACAAGACATACGTCGCAAATATTGGAAGACTCTCGCGACTTGATTATAACGACAACAGCTTGATATTTAACACGAACAAGGTACAGGGAAAAAATAATAATATATATTTTTATCCTTCAAGTGATATATCTATATTGACTTCTAATAGGTTTCTTCCCAATATAAGAAATACCCCTCCAACGCTATCTTTATTAAATGGCAAGGTAGGTATAAACAAATTGAATCCCGATAATCTTTTTGCACTTGATATTGCGGGTAATATAGCAGCTAACGATTATTATGTATCACAAGATAACAATTTTAAAAGGACCAAGAACTTTGTTTATAATAATGGCAAAAACTTTTTCAATTTATATGATACATCAACTGATAAGTTTTGCATAAATTATAACGAGCTTATATCATTCGCTTCGGATATGAGAGGCCTCAATGTTAAAAAAGGTATTAACGCCGATTTATATTATCAAAATAACATATTATTAGAAACCCTACAAAAAGCGAGTTCGGCTGACAGTTTTTACACTAATAAGAATATATCTATAGGCTGGAACGGCGAAGCTAATGTTACGCCTCTTCAAGTTAGAAACTTATACACGAACGATTATAATTATTCAACTATACGCATCTATAGAGGTGTTCGTGGTGGCGGTCTTTTTAATAACGCAGATTATAGTGGTATTGATATCTGCGAGTATGACAGAGATATTAATCAAGACAGAAATAAAGAGAAGTGGTTCATTTATAAAAATCATAAATATAATGACCTTGACGCCAGAGATTATATGCGCATCGGCCCTTTGCAAATTGGATACACTGATAAAACAATTGAACCCACTTCATATGGTATGTCGTTTTATTATGATCCGATAAGTTCAAAATATCACATAGATGTTAATAACCCTAAGGTATCCTATGAAGATAAATCTGCTATGACAATATATGGCGACCTAAATGTTCACGGGAATGTTAATATTTTAGATAACGAAGGATGCAATTTTAATTTTACTATGAAAGCATTATCATCTAATCTAAAAAGAGTAGACAGATATATCAATTATATATCTGGCGGTGGCGTTGATACAGGATATTCGGCATCTACAAATAAAATTGCTATGTCTATTGATATTTTGAGACCCAGAGAAAATGTTATAATAGACCCTGTGGAAAATCAGAAGATTCCTGTAATAATTAAAAATATGAATGATGATAATCCGACTACAAAGTTTATTACTTATTCTAAGAGCAATATTTGCTATTCTATGATAGAATTAGCAATTTATAATAGCAACCTTCAATTAGTAGATGATGCCATAGATAAGCAAAACAATATCAGAAATGCCATTCAAATGAGTGTGGGTAATAATAATAGCAACACTTATCTTGATTTCAATGTATATAACAATGATTCATATAAAAACTTTTTGCGATTTGTTAATAGAGTCAGTGATAACGGCGATGCCAATAGTACTATTGCTCACTTGGGTCTCGGTACAGACAAGAGTTCTAATATCCTTTTTCATATTGACGGGAATGAAAAATATGGCCTTCAAATTACCAACAATAAATATCCGGCTTCTATCAATTTATTGAACTCCGAGGGAAAAAATATTTATCATACTATATCAGGCGGTGATCTTCATAACAATCACAAGTTTACTATTGATGTCTCTTCAGCTACTGTAGATGATCTAAATAACGAACCAGTTATGACAAATGTATTCACTATTGATGCGTTTGAATATAATGGAGATAAACGCAGAGGAGCCCGATACGGATTCAACGAAGACTTTGCATCTAACATAAATCAGACCCTTGTAATTAAAAGCGATTATGATACTGTTCCTATGGCTATTACGAGCAGATACAGCTATGAATATATGTTTAATAGTACAGTTAAAATAGATTATGACAAAGTGCTATTTGATATATTATCATCTAATTGGAATAATGCGTCCAAGACATATTTCAGTTTTTATAAACAGGCTATAACAGAGCTACCGGCAATAGATGCTAATAATAACGTTATCACTTCTAATAATCTGCAAGACGATGGCTTCATATTCAAAACAAATAATCTAATATCAAGGAATCTCTCGTATATTACAGTACATTCTAATATCGCTTATCCGTATTTTTTCAGCAATTTAGATATTGATTATATGCCTCTTAATAACCTAATATTTAACATAGAAACCGATAGTGTCAAGGATAAATATTATTTATTCAAAGAAAACGATTTTTCCTTAGTACCGCAAGGCATATTTTACAGTAGCAACGACGATATTAAACCAAGCGATATTTCAGAAAAAATGCTTTCCGTAAATGACAAAGCCGTATTTAATGTCTATAATAGTAACATATTATTCAACTATGAATATATAAATAGATATATTATATCTGACAACATATCGTGCAATATAGCTATTAGTGTTAGTTCAAATATTCGGAAAATTAATAACAGCAACTATTTTAATATCAGCAACTATATAACAACAACTTTTGGAACTGCCAATCAGCCTTTTAATGCCCTTGAAAATGTAATGGAACATACCTATATGGATTATCATCAAAATGCTATTAATCTCAATCTAAAGTTTTTAGAATATTCCAACATATATTTAAATACATATACTACAAATGTTTTGAAATACAATTCTAATATAGCATATAATGGCGTATTTTATTCCGTTCATACTAATCATTTAAATATTGCAACTTCCAATATTATATTTGAAGAGCTATTTGAATTAAGCACGGCATATCTTGATATAACTTCTAATATTCAAAATAATAATATAATTTTTAGAACATCCAACTATTCTATTAACAACAATGCTAATGCTACGCAAAGAAATATGGTTATCCAGAAATTTAGTTCAAATGTTTTCCAAGATACCTTTGATATTTTGGGTAATCCTATAAATAAAACTATAGTTATAGAAGAATATTTTAATAACTATTGCAATTATAATTTAGAAGATATCAATATAGGAATTCGCAACTATAACTATAAAAATTATAAACCACATATCTCTTTGATAAATGATGTTGAGAAAAACGATAGTGTTTTTGAAGGACACGAAATATACAGCTATGATGGAGTATTTGAAATAAAATATGCTAATTCCGCGAATAAGCAATTTGTCCCCCTCAAAATTGATAATATAGGTAATATGTTCATTCACGGTGGCATAGATATGAGAGGCGATTTGAGATTTGACGGACACATATACGACGCAAATGGCAATGATTTAATTGAGATACTTAACAAAAATTATTATAAAGAATACGAGATAAACTCAAGTAATATTCATTTTAATTCTTTGGGTTCAAATGGTCTTGAAATTAATTCTTATGCTAGCAATAATCATATTGATTATAAGTTCTTTTATGTAAAAGATTATTTATCTTCCAATGTAATTAATGATATTTTAATATTACATAAATCTGAACTATTAAATAATACATATAATCTTGATTTATATGCGGATTTGTATATTAACTGTAATTTATATATTGAAGGTGAAGGAAATATTCCTTCATTATCAGTATTCCAAAAACATAACCAAAATATTATACAGGTTGCTAATTTGGAACGCGAAGTTATGACAGTCGCCTATGACGGAAGCGTGGGATTAGGAGTGTCAGAGCCACAAAGTGCTCTATTTAATATCAGACAAAATAATGAATATACCAATGTTATATCAGCTTCTAATTTGGATCGCGAATTGATGACATTAGCATATGATGGTAGCTTAGGATTGGGAGTAGTAGAGCCACAAGGAGTCTTGTTAAATGTACGCCAGAATAATATAGATATTAATGTTATCTCAGCATCTAATTTAGATAGAGAAGTCCTAACAGTTGCCTATGACGGAAGTATTGGATTTGGTGTTACTCAACCGCGAGGCATTCTTTTTAATGCAAGACAGAATAATATAGGAAGCAATATTATCTCAGCTTCTAATTTAGATAGAGAAGTGCTTACAGTAGCCTATGACGGTAGCATAGGTTTTGGTGTTACGCAACCACAAGGAGTATTACTAAATGCCCGACAGAATAATATAGGTGGCAATATTATCTCGGCTTCTAATTTGAATAGGGAAGTCCTTACGGTAGCCTATGACGGAAGTATTGGGTTTGGTGTTATGCAACCGCGAGGAATATTACTAAATGCCCGACAGAATAATATAGGAAGCAATATTATCTCAGCTTCTAACATTGACCGCGAAGTGCTTACAGTAGCCTATGATGGAAGTATTGGGTTTGGTGTTACGCAACCGCGAGGAATATTACTAAATGCCCGACAGAATAATATAGGTAGCAATATTATCTCTGCTTCTAATTTGGATAGAGAAGTCCTTACTGTTGCCTATGACGGTAGCATAGGTTTTGGCGTTACGCAACCACGAGGAATATTGCTAAATGCACGACAGAATAATATAGGTAGCAATATTATCTCAGCTTCTAACATTGACCGCGAAGTGCTTACAGTAGCCTATGACGGTAGCATAGGTTTTGGTGTTACGCGACCACAAGGAGTATTACTAAATGCCCGACAGAATAATATAGGTGGCAATATTATCTCGGCTTCTAATTTGAATAGGGAAGTCCTTACGGTAGCCTATGACGGAAGTATTGGGTTTGGTGTTATGCAACCGCGAGGAATATTACTAAATGCCCGACAGAATAATATAGGAAGCAATATTATCTCAGCTTCTAACATTGACCGCGAAGTGCTTACAGTAGCCTATGATGGAAGTATTGGGTTTGGTGTTACGCAACCGCGAGGAATATTACTAAATGCCCGACAGAATAATATAGGTAGCAATATTATCTCTGCTTCTAATTTGGATAGAGAAGTCCTTACTGTTGCCTATGATGGTAGCATAGGTTTTGGTGTTACGCGACCACAAGGTGTATTGCTAAATGCCCGACAGAATAATATAGGTAGCAATATTATCTCAGCATCTAATTTAGATAGAGAAGTGCTTACAGTAGCCTATGATGGTAGCATTGGATTTGGTGTTACGCGACCACGAGGCATATTACTAAATGCCCGACAGAATAATATAGGAAGTAATATTATCTCTGCTTCCAATTTGGATAGAGAAGTCCTTACGGTTGCATATGATGGTAGCATAGGTTTTGGTGTTACGCAACCACGGGGAGTATTGCTAAATGCACGACAGAATAATATAGGAAGCAATATTATCTCAGCTTCTAATATTAATCGCGAAGTCTTGACAGTAGCCTATGATGGTAGCATAGGGTTTGGTGTTATGCAACCGCGAGGAGTATTGCTAAATGCCCGACAGAATAATATAGGAAGCAATATTATCTCTGCTTCCAATTTGGATAGAGAAGTGCTTACAGTAGCCTATGACGGAAGTATTGGGTTTGGTGTTATGCAACCACAAGGAGTATTGCTAAATGCCCGGCAGAATAATATAGGAAGCAATATTATCTCGGCTTCTAATTTGAATAGCGAGGTTATGACTCTGACCTACGATGGTATTATGGGCTTAGGAGTAACAAATCCTAATAAACAAAGTAAATTGGATGTGAGAGGCAATATAAATATTGTTAGCGAACCTGGAACCGATTTTGTATATACTATTAACAATCGCGATATTATGAAAGAAACCTGTAATTATATTCTGGAGACAAGTAATTTTATAGCTACCAGAATAACTAATCTAACAACAGATTTAATTACAGAAAATAGCACTTCTATAAATAAATTCATAGTAGCTAATAAATATAATAATAATCTATTTATTGACGGCGATTTAACTATCAATTCTAATTTAATTGTATATGGCGTAACAACAACCTTGAATACTGATGTATATACTACAGAACAATTGAATATAACAAATACTGGCACAGGAGATGCTCTGATAGTTAAGCAAATTAATAATTCATATAATATATTCACGGCTTCAAATAATGATATCCCTGTTTTTAATATTAATTATAATGGCAAGGTAGGCATTGGTACCGAATCTCCCAAAGTATATTTGGAAATCAATACGACAGACGGCATCAAAATACCAAGTGGTACAGATATCCAGCGACCTGCCGGAATCAATCTAATCAAAGGTACTATCCGTTATAACACAGATACCAATCAATTTGAAGGCTATGGAGCAGGTAATAACTGGGGAACACTAGGAGGCGTCAAAGATGTAAATAATGATACTTTTATAAGTGCCGAGAGCGCCCCTGGTGTTAATAATGACGAGCTACGCTTTATAACAAGCAATATTGAAAAGATGATTATCAAAAAAGATGGCAAGGTTGGGATTGGCAAACAGAATCCTGAATATTTGTTAGACGTTCAAGGAGATATCAGGGCAAACTCCAATCTATTTGTCAATTTCAACGTAGGCATAGGAACTACTAATATTTCTAGTTCGCTGCTAAATATATACGGTAAAGCTGCCAATATTAAAATACAAAATCCTTATATTGATAATCAGGTATCCTCTATAGAGTTTATAAACGGCATTAATAATTCTATACAAAACAATGATTTATTTGGATGGCGAATATCAAATAGCAATAACAATTTTGCGATTTCATCTGGTAAAAATAATCTTATAAGTGATCGCCTAATTATTGACGGTGGGACGGGTAATATAGGTATCGGAACAAAACCGCATATTGAAATGGATAATAACGGAGATACTTATAAAATAAATATTAATGGAAGTATCAATATTGAAGGTGATATATATAAACAGGGAGTATTATTCTCGCAAGGCTCTGGTGGAACTGGTGGAGGAGGAAGTGTCGGGGTTATATCTCAAAATATGCCTATACAAACATTATCAAAGACATATACAAATACTAAATCATATTTAGAATCTGGCTTAGATAATGACAGCGGATGGAAGTTTATTGATGAAAATGTTAATAGTGGCTTTTTAATAAAAATTAAACCTTCTCACAGGACATCAAAGATTTTAATAAATCTCTCTATGCATATCGGCATAGACAGTGATCCCGAATCAATCTGGTGGGGTCTTAGATTATATAGAAAAATGACCGATAACAATCTAAATGTAATAACTGATTGGCACGAAGTAGTAGCATCGCGTCCTGAAAATAACCCTGATAATGCTACGCCTTGCTGGCTATCTCATACGCTCGGAGCAAATTTGACAAGTTATGAAAACTTCGTAGCTAATATTAACGGCACATTCTTTGATACGCCAGATTCAAGATACAATGTTTATTACACAGTAAAATGGAAAACGAACCTGGGCGATAATTATGGCGGAAGCGCGAATATTTATCTAAATAGACCTGCCAAATATAATTCAAACAACTCCTCTGTGTTATCTTCAACCTGGACGGCGACCGAAATATGGCAATTGGGAACTCCATATATACCTAGCGAAGGCTCAAATATAATTACCATATATAACCAAGATTTTGTAGGCATAGGTAATACACAACCGCAACATTCTCTTGATATTGCCGGCGATATTAACATAACAGGGACATACAAGGTAAATAACGAAATATTCAAGACGAGCCAATGGACTACTAACAGCGATAACAATATATATTATAATAATTACATCGGTGTCGGTACCGCCAAACCAGACTGTTTGTTGGCTTTGAGCGGAGCAAATGGCAAAATTAAAATCCACGATGATGGCATAAATAACGACGGGAGCGCGAGAGCACAATTATCAACATCAATAGATTTAATTAACGGAACTAGCAATGCCCTGCAATATAACTTAAATAAATGCGGGTGGAGAATGTCAAATAGCAACAACAATTATATAATATCTTCGGGTAGCAATACCATAATTAAAGACAGGTTTATTATAGATAGCGTGGGTAATATAGGTGTCGGTACAGCGCCAAATCATAAATTAGATATAGATGGTATTATAAATGCCAAGGCTTTTAATTTGAATGGCTCCCCTTTTGTTTTGGAATTCACACAAGGTATGACAATACAAACAATACACAAAACCTACTCTAAAACTGTTGAAAAAGAATTGAACTCCGTCGGATGGGTTCCTATAGATATTCAAAACAATGGATTTTTTGTCAAGATAAAGCCTTCGCATATTCAATCAAAAGTCCTCGTATCTATGACTTGTCATATAGGTATGGATTATGCAGAAGATTCGCGCTGGTGGGGTCTGCAATTATATAGAAAAATAGGCAACGGCTCTTGGGTGCCTATAAATGATGCTAATGGAACTAATGGTGGAGGATTAGAATGCAGTCCTTGTTGGATATCACACAATCTTGGTGCAGATAATAGTATGTACTCGCATTCCATAATAAATGTGTCAGGTTCCTATGAAGATATGCCAAATACTGAGGAAGATGTTTATTATACAGCATTTTGGAAATCAAAACTGGACAATACAATTGGCAAACTCTATATTAATAGACCGGCATATGTTAATAATTCAAATTATCCTCTAACATCTTCTAGCTGGACGGCGAGCGAAATATGGAATAATGGGACGCCCTACAAACCTATTACTACTACAATAGCAATTGCATATGACAAAGTTGGAATTGGAATGACACCGAGCGAATCAAGCGGATATAAATTGGAAGTTGCCGGTAATCTTAAATGTACCAATTTACAATGTGTCTCTGTTACTCAAACGAGTGATGCGCGATATAAAAAGAATATAGAAAATATTGGGAATGCATTGGATGATATAAATAAATTGAATCCGGTATCTTATTTGCTATTGAATCAGGAATCTGCTGATAAAAAATCCTATGGCTTTATAGCTCAAGAATTAAAGGATATATTCCCCGAAGTTGTCGTTGAGCCCTCAGATGATAATGATATGTACGGTATAAATTATACTTCTATAATTCCTCTATTGACAAAATCAATTCAAGAATTGACTAAAAAAATAGAATTACAGCAGATTGAAATTAATTATCTTAAACAAAAATTATAAAGATTTGTCATTTTTTTTTATTAAATATAAATATTAATATTATAGATAGAGAGAACTAATAATATAAATGAATATATTAAATGTGGGGTATGGTACAACAAATCCACAAACTCTATTTCATTTAGTTCAGTGCAATGTTGCTCTTCGGCTGGAGGACCCCCGAAATAATGTTAATAGTATTATTAATATAGATTTTAAAAGGGGGTCTGGAACATTCGGGAATACCTCAAGCGGCGCAAGCGGCGATTGGAGATTATCCAGTTCAAACTCGCAATTTAATATTGAAAAACACGCATATAATTTAACCAGCAATATATTGTCTATAAATGAAAATGGAAATATAGCAGTAGCAAATGATATTATAATCGGAGGAAATTTTATTAAAAACGGCAATAATGTTATAACTGATGTTTCTAACTATATAAATGCTGTTGATAGCAATCTCAATACTATCATAAATACTACTGTACTTACGAGCATAGACTCTAACAATTCTAATGTCAGCAATTATATCCAGGCAGTTGATAGCAATCTTAACACTATCATAAATACTACTGTCTTGACGAGCATTGACTCTAACAACTCCAATGTCAGCAACTATATTCGGGCTGTTGATAGCAATCTAAATGTCATTATTAATACTACTGTACTTACGAGCATTGACTCTAACAATTCTAATGTCAGCAATTATATTCGGGCTGTTGATAGCAATCTCAATACTATCATAAATACTACTGTTCTTACGAGCATAGACTCTAACAACTCCAATGTCAGCAACTATATTAGGGCTGTTGATAGCAATCTTAATGTTATCATAAATACTACTGTCTTGACGAGCATTGACTCTAACAACTCCAATGTCAGCAACTATATTCGGGCTGTTGATAGCAATCTCAATACTATCATAAATACTACTGTTCTTACGAGCATTGACTCTAACAACTCCAATGTCAGCAACTATATCAAAGCCGTTGATAGCAATCTTAATGTTATTATAAATACTACTGTCTTGACGAGCATTGACTCTAACAACTCCAATGTCAGCAACTATATTCGGGCTGTTGATAGCAATCTTAATACTATTATAAATACTACTGTGCTGACGAGCATTGACTCTAACAACTCCAATGTCAGCAATTATATTCAAGCAGTTGATAGCAATCTGAATGTCATTATTAATACTACTGTCTTGACGAGCATTGACTCTAACAATTCTAATGTCAGCAATTATATTCGGGCTGTTGATAGCAATCTGAATGTCATTATTAATACTACTGTGCTGACGAGCATAGACTCTAACAACTCCAATGTCAGCAACTATATTCGGGCTGTTGATAGCAATCTTAATACTATCATAAATACTACTGTTCTTACGAGCATTGACTCTAACAACTCCAATGTCAGCAACTATATTCGGGCTGTTGATAGCAATATCAATACTATCATAAATATAAAAGATACATCTTTATCTAACTATTCTCTTAGTATAAATGACCGGTTGAGTGGTATTATAAGCGTAAATCATAATACTATGTCAAATTTTTTATTAAATAATTCCAATACTCTTGCATTAAGAATAGATAATATTACAACGGACGAAATTAATAATGGAGTAAATAACAAGTTTATAGTAAATAATTACCATAATGATATATTGAATGTTGCTGGAAAGTTCAATATTTTTTCTGATAACAGTTTTGTTGATATCGTAAATGTTTACGAGGATAATATTAATAGCAATAGTATTTTAAAAATATTACAAAATGGGAGAGTAGGAATAGGCAATTCACAGCCAGACGAAAAATTAGATGTTAGCGGTAATATGAATATTACAGGAATATATAAAAGAAATAATGTTGATATCATACAGCAGACAAATGATAATATAGTATCTTCATCTAACTTATTAAATAAAAGGGTAGATGATTTATCTGCCTCGCTATTTTATTATGACTCATATAATTTAAAAATATCAAATATATTATTACCGCGAGCAACATGTAATAATTTTGGTGCAATTAAACCCGACAATATAACTATTAAAATAGATAGCAATGGTATTATAAGTGGTAATCTATCAGTTGATTTATCTTCATACGCTACTAAAAATGATTTAGATTCAGTTGTCTCTGGTCTAACATTCATAGATCCAGTAGAACTTGCGACTACTGTGAATATTACTTATCCTCCCGCCGGCCTAATACAGATAGATGGGGTATTTACTTCACTTAATAACAGAGTCTTAGTAAAGAATCAGAATCTAAAATATGAGAATGGTATTTATACCGCATCAACAAGTACATGGAGTAGAAGCGAAGATTTCAATAGTACTGAAAATATCAAAAGTGGTGCTTTCGTATTTGTGAAAAATGGCAATATTAATAAAAACTCAGGGTATGTATTTAATACTTCCAATTTTGCAACATTAGGAACAGATTCTATTAACTTTACTCAATTTTCAAGTGCAGGACAAACAACGGGCGGGACAGGTATTGTCAAAGATGTAAATGCGTTTAATCTTAATATTAAAGATGAAGGAGGTATAGAAATAGATGGCAACAATCAAATATATGTTAATTTGGGACTTGCAAATATAAGCAGTGTTTTACCTGTAGCTAAGGGGGGGACTGGCTCAACTACGCTTGAAAATCTAATTAATCTCCCTTCGCATACAACAGGCATTTTACCCATAGCTAAGGGAGGAACAGGTACTAATAGTCTTAATAATTTAATTAATTTATCTTCGCATACTACGGGTATTTTACCAGCATCCAAGGGTGGTAGCGGAAAAGATATATTGACATTAAATCAGGTAATAGTAGGCAATGGTACAGGCGCAGTTATTCAAAGCGGCGGATTGACATGGGCTAATAATACTCTATTTGCTACTAATATTTCGGGGAATGGCGCAGGTATTACTCTATTAAATGCCAATAATGTAGCAAGTGGTATATTAGCAGTTGAAAGAGGTGGGATTGGGGCATCTTCCTTCAATAATTTAATCAATTTATCTACTCATACGAATGGTATATTGCCTGTATCCAAGGGAGGCACCGGTGCTAATAATTTAGCAGCAAATCAGCTCATAGTAGGGAATGCAACAGATGCTCCAATACAATCTGAAAATCTAACATGGAATAATATAAGCAGTATATTATCGGCTACCAACATAGAAGCAACTACTTTATCAGGCTCAGGAGCGAATATTACTTCTCTAAGTGCTGCAAATATATCAACAGGGACATTATCAATTGCGAGAGGAGGTACTGGTGTGAGTAGTTTTGTTCAAAATCAGCTTATTGTAGGTAATGGTACTAATGCGCCTATACAATCTGCAAGTTTATCCTGGAATAATACAACAAATACGCTTTCTGCAGCAAATATAGCAGGTTCAGGCGAGAATATTACAGGTTTAAATATTGATAATATATCTGCTGGTGTTTTGCCTGTTTCTAAGGGTGGGACGGGTATCAATAATTTAGTCGCAAATCAGCTCGTAGTAGGTAATGCCACGAATACTCCTATACAATCAGCCAATTTAACTTGGAATAATACTACAAATACGCTTGCTGCCACAAATATTACAGGGAACGGTTCTTTAATAACTGCTCTAAATGCAGCAAATATATCATCGGGGACATTATCAATTGCGAGAGGCGGTACAGGAACAGGTAGTTTTGTTCAAAATCAGCTTATTGTAGGTAATGGTACTAATGCACCTATACAATCAGCAAATTTATCATGGAATAATACAACAAATACGCTTTCAGCTACAAATATAGCAGGTTCGGGCGAGAATATTACAGGTTTAAATATTGATAATATATCTGCTGGTGTTTTGCCTGTTTCCAAGGGTGGTACAGGTGCTAATAATTTAGCTGAAAATCAACTCTTAGTAGGGAATGCAGCCAATACTCCAATACAATCTGCTAATTTAACTTGGAATAATATAGGTAATATATTATCGGCTACCAACATAGAAGCTACTACTTTATCAGGCTCAGGAGCAAATATTACTGCTCTAAGTGCCGCAAATATATCTACTGGTACTCTTAGTGTATCCAGGGGTGGTACGGGTACAGGTAGTTTTGTTCAAAATCAGCTTATTGTCGGTAATGGTACTAATACACCTATACAATCTGCAAGTTTATTATGGAATAATACCACAAATACACTTTCAGCTACAAATATAGCAGGTTCGGGTGAGAATATTACAGGTTTAAATATTGATAATATATCTGCTGGTGTTTTGCCTGTTTCCAAGGGTGGTACAGGTGCTAATAATTTAGTCGCAAATCAGCTCGTAGTAGGGAATGCGACTGATGCTCCAATACAATCTGGTAATTTAACTTGGAATAATATAGGTAGTATATTATCGGCTACCAACATAGAAGCAACTACTTTATCAGGCTCAGGAGCAAATATTACTGCTCTAAGTGCAGAAAATATATCTACTGGTACTCTTGGTGTATCAAGGGGCGGTACAGGAACAGGTAGTTTTGTTCAAAATCAGCTTATTGTAGGTAATGGTACTAATGCACCTATACAATCTGTAAGTTTATCATGGAATAATACTACAAATACGCTTTCAGCTACAAATATAGCTGGTTCAGGAGAGAATATTACAGGTTTAAATATTGATAACATATCTGCTGGTGTTTTGCCTGTTTCTAAGGGTGGTACTGGTGCTAATAATTTAGCAGCAAATCAGCTCCTAGTAGGGAATGCTGCTAATACTCCGATACAATCTGCTAATTTAACTTGGAATAATACTACAAATACTCTTGTGGCTACTAATATTACAGGAAACGGTTCTTTGATAAATGCTTTGAATGCTAATAATATATCATCAGGGACATTATCAATCGCACGAGGTGGTACAGGTTCCAGTACATTGACGGCAGATATTATAGAGCAGGGAACCGTTAAAAGATTTATTGAAAATGATACTATATCAATGCCAAATATACCTCTTAATGTTAATAAAATATTATATATGGGGGCTAGTATAATTCCTACATTAGATAATACTTTTTCATTTGGTTCAGCAGATAAGAAATGGAAAAGTATATTTGTGGGCGCTAATACAATTACAATAGGCACTACGACTTTATCAGCAAGTCCAACGGGAGCTCTCGAAATGAGTTCAATTAGTTTTGCTGATAAAATAAATCTTGTTACTTCAAACGAAATTCATAGTCTCACAGGAATTACTAAAAATGTACAACAGCAAATAAATGAATTAAATCTTGATAATATAGCGAATGGTGCTATTAATAAATATATAATAAATAATCAATATGAAGGAGAGCTGACAGTAGGTTCGCGTTTAAATGTAGGCTCCTATTATTCTACTGAAAACCAAAATGGAAATCTTCATGTATTCGGAGATTTGATATTAGAGGGAGATGTAACAACAAACAGCCCTTTTATAACACAGATACATAGAAATCTATCTAATTACAATACTGGCTATATTGATATTTATAATATAGATGATTCTTCTAATAAACCGAGTGTTAAAATCAGACACAATACAGGATATTCAAACGTATTAGAATGTTATTCCAAAGATGACAATAATATAAATAACCCTCTTTTTATAATAACATCTAATGGAAATATTGGAATTGCCAATAAGATACCTACAGAAAAATTGGATATAATAGGTAACATTAAATATACTGGAAAAATTAATAATATAACAGCGAGCGAGATGGCGCATTTGTCGGGGATAAATTATAATATCAAACAGAGAATAGCGGATAATGATATCAAGCAATCTAATTATGTATTAAACATATCTAATATTCTAAATATTGATTATTCGAATAGAGACGCAATCATAAGCAATTTTGTAATAGATGTTAGAGAAGCATTAGATAAAAAAATAATAACTTCTAATAATATTCTATATTTATATGCGAGCAATAATGATATTAATAATTCAAATTATTTATTGAGTACTATTATCAATTTAAATAATACACAGGCTAATAGTGATTTAAATATCTCCAACTATATCTCTGCGACTTCAAACGAAATAATGACCTTTATTAAAAATAATGGAGGAAATCAGTTAGAATTAATATTAGAAACTTCAAATGTGCTATTTAAATATTCATTTGACAACAATATATATCAATCAAATTATGTGGCTTCTACATCAAATATTCTTATAGCATATTCAAGCAATATCAATATAAATCTTTTAAACTACATTCATATGACTTCCAATAATCTACTAAGAAACGCGAGCAATATTAATGTTAATCTTTCTAATTATATTCTGGCAACTTCTAACAATCTAATAAGAAATGCTAACAATATTAATACTAACCTTTCTAACTATGTGCTTGGTACTTCTAACTATCTAATAAATTATTCTATTACAAGTGATAAGTCTCTATCTAATTATATCATATCTACTTCCAATACATTAAATACGAATCTAATCAACTTTTCGAGAAATGCTGTTAATATTACTCAGGGTCTAATAAACTCTGACAGATTACCCGTGGCTACAGCAGATAAAAAAGGTGCTATCAAAAAAGGAAATAATGTTAATATATTATCAGACGGAACTTTGAGTGTAATTTTAGATGTCTATGAGGGCAATACATTCATCAAAGGTGATTTAATAACATCCAATTTAACTGTATTAGGTTCTAGTACTATATTAGATACTAATGTGTATATAACAGAGAGGTTAGAGATAATTAACGATAGCTTAAATAATGCCGTGGATATCAGACAAAAGGCTAATGGATATAACATAATGAATATATCCAATCTAACAAGTGAGGTATTTAATATTGGCTATAATGGCGATATTACATTTAGTGATTCAATTAACAATATAAGCGTATCTGAGTTTGCTAAAATTGCAAATATAACAGCAAATGATAGGAATGTCAGCAATTATGTGGAAGCCGTAGATACAAGGCTATCTGCTTTAATAGCTTATAATGATGTGGATACCTGTAATTATATCAAAGAGACGAGCAATGTATTAGCAGTTGATTACAATAGGCTTAATAGAAATGTTAGCAACTTTGTGGAAGCCGTAGATACCAGACTATCTGCTTTAATAGCTTATAATGATGTTGATACCTGTAATTATATCAAAGAGACGAGCAATATCTTAGCAGTGGATTACAATAGGCTTAATGGAAATATTAGCAATTATATTAGAGTTACTAGTAATTTTATTGTAAATGATTATAAAAATCGTGATGTAAGTGTTAGCAATTACATAAATGCTATAAGTAATATTTTAAGTATTACTATACAAAGTACAAATGATTCATTGATTAGCAGCGATGTGTGGAATAAATCTGGTAATAATATTGATAATAAAAATACGGGAAATGTTGGTATAGGAACTACGAATCCACTGAAAAAACTACATATTTTACAAGCGCATAATTCAGAAGGAACTATTGATACTACAAATGTAGATATTGTAGACGCTGATGTTATTGTATCATCTATGTCTTTTCCATCTAATAGAAAAGATGCTGGTATAATGTTTATTGCAAGTAGTGCTGTAGGAAGTGCTAATATTTCTACGCCATCATCTTTTATTAAGTCGGGTTGGACGACAGCCGGAAGTACTGCGTGGAATAAATCATATATAGATTTTAATACTCACGCTACAAATACTACTGCTTGGACAACAGACATGAGAATACAAGGTGGCAAAGTAGGTATAGGAACTACTAATCCTACGCAATTATTGACATTAAATAATGGTAATATATTACTAACAGGCGCGTGGAACTCTTCATCTAAATATAGTATTCAATGTTACAACGCTGATAAACGCATAGAGTTTGATTATGTAAATGGTACAGGAATATTTGATAATAATAGAATTACTTTTAATGCGGGTAATCAGCGTATTATGAATATTGTAAATACAGGCAGTGTTGGTATTGGAATTGACAATCCAACCGCAGGGAATAAACTTCATATTGTAGGAAATACTATTACGGATGGCAATGCTTATATAACTGGAAACTTAGTAGTTAATTCAACTTTAACTGTTAATGGACAAGTATTAACAACTTTAATATCTACAAATGATTCTAATGTCAGCAATTATATAGGTGCTGTAGATACCAGACTATCAGATTTAATAGCTTATAATGATGTTGATACAAGCAATTATGTCAAAGAGACAAGCAATATATTAGCAGTTGATTACAACAGGCTTAATGGAAATGTTAGCAATTATGTGGGAGCCGTAGATACACGGATATCATCTTTGATAACTGTAGGTGATGATAGAGCCAGTAATTATGTAAGTGTGGCAAGTAATCTACTTGTTTTGGATTACAAGAGGCTTGATAGTAATGTTAGCAATTATGTGGGAGCCGTAGATACACGGATATCATCTTTGATAACTATCAATGATGATAGAGCCAGTAATTATGTAAGTGTGGCAAGTAATGTTATAATTTCAACAGTCAAATCAATAGGCTATATAACAGCTAGTACTTTGCCTACGGCTACTACTGGAGCATTAGGAGGTGTCAAAGTTGATGGAAGCACGATAACTATAAATGGTTCAGGTGTTATATCTGGAGCTAATACTTATGTTCTGCCCGCTGCAACTACTGGAGCATTAGGAGGTGTCAAAGTTGATGGAAGCACGATAACTATAAATGGTTCAGGTGTTATATCTGGAGCTAATACTTATGTTCTGCCCGCTGCAACTACTGGAGCATTAGGAGGTGTCAAAGTTGATGGAAGCACGATAACTATAAATGGTTCAGGTGTTATATCTGGAGCTAATACTTATGTTCTGCCCGCTGCAACTACTGGAGCATTAGGAGGTGTCAAAGTTGATGGAAGCACGATAACTATAAATGGTTCAGGTGTTATATCTGGAGCTAATACTTATGTTCTGCCCGCTGCAACTACTGGAGCATTAGGAGGTGTAAGACAAGGAACCAATACAGCTATTAATGCAAGTGGTATTATATCAGTTGATTTAAGTACATATACTGGAAATGCTATAATAAATGGAAATCTTACAACATCTAATCTTACTGTCTTGGGTTCTACTACTACATTAGATACAAACGTGTATATAACAGAGAGATTAGAGATTATAAATGACAGTCTTAATAATGCTGTCATTATCAAGCAAAAGACAGCGGGATATAACATAATGAATGTATCAAATTTAACAAGTGAAGTATTAAGTGTTGGCTATAATGGCAATATTACTTTTAAAGAATCTATAAATAATATTACAGCTACTCAATTCAATCAAATTGCTAATATAACTACAAATGATGATAGAGCAAGTAATTATGTAAGAGTGGCAAGTAATCTTCTTGTAGTAGATTACAAGAGGCTTGATGGGAATGTTAGTAATTATGTGAGCTCTTCTAGTAATGCGCTAGTTTTGGATTACAAGAGGCTTGATGGGAATGTTAGCAATTATGTAAACGCTTCAAGTAATGCGCTCGTGTTGGATTACAAGAGGCTTGATGGGAATGTTAGTAATTATGTGAGCTCTTCTAGTAATGCGTTAGTTTTGGATTACAAGAGGCTTGATAGTAATGTTAGCAATTATGTAAGCGCATCAAGTAATGCACTTGTATTGGATTATAGGACACTTGATGCTAATGTTAGCAATTATGTAAGAGCCGCAAGTAATTACTTGTATAATAATTATAGTAATCTTATAGCGAATATAGCCGTTTCTGGCGGAGGAACTACTACAATTGTAAGTGGTGGCGGTGGAGGTTTAAGTTATTGGAAGAATGTTACAGCTACTACTAAAAATACCATATATTATGGTGCTCCTGTTAAAATCGGTGGCGACAAAACAGTAGATGTAGCCAATAATTATATAATGGATATCGTAGGTAATGTAAGGGTTTCTGGTAAACTTACAACAGGATGGTCGGGTGATGGTGGGGGCGCAAGTGATGGCGGTGTTAGTAGTATTGGAGGCGGCGATTCATATTGGAGCGCAATTGAAGCAACAAAACACATTTATTATACTTCAAATGTCAAAATAGGCGGAGCAAGCAATTTATCTCCTACAAATAAATTAGAAGTATCTGGTAATATTTCGGCAACAGGTGTAATTATCTCGGGATTTTCAGATAATAGATTGAAAACGATAACATCAAATATCAATAATCCTATGGATATTATTAGTAAATTGAATGGTTTCTATTATATTCCCAATGATATAGCTATTAACAATTGTAGTGCTAAAAATAAAGAAGATGTAGGGTTGAGCGCCCAAGATGTTAATAAAATCCTTCCTCATATAGTTAATTTGGCTCCATTTGACTGCCTTATGGATAATAGCAATAATTTAATATCAAAATCAGGTTGTAATTATTTGACAGTAAATTACGAAAAGCTTGCACCGATATTTATAGAGGCTATTAAGACGCTTAATGAAAAAATAAATTATTTAACAAATGAGATAGAAAAATTGAAAGCAAGGGATTGAAGCGTCTATATAAAGAATACTATTTACTATTTAATATATATATGGAAGGTCTTATTGATACTAGAAATGAATATATTGAACATATACAGGATGTAATAGCTATACCATTATCTCAGCGCATATATGATATATGGTGTGATTGCTCTAAAATTAAAGGGAGCATTAAAGAGTTTCAGAAAGAGCTAATACAAATCAAAAAATGGAATAATAATATTATATACGAAGAATACAAAAAAATTATAAAGAAAACTAAATGCAAATATTTACCAGACCTTATTAAAATGATTATAATAACTACTATAAAAATAAAGATTTATGAGTACAAGGATCATTTTAGCAATATCAAAATTAAAATACCATTGGCTGAAGATTTTATCCACAAATGCTATATAAATATATCAATATTCTCTTGGAAAAATGCTTATCTATTTAATAATAAAAACATCAAGGATTCTGAATATCAAAATAATTTGAATATCATAGAAGAGAATATTAGAGTAATTATTAAAAAAACATTTAGAGATTTCATCCCATTTGACGATATATTCCAGCAAATACAAGATAATATTGATGAAGAGAGTGCCGAACGAGATATCAGCAAAACTAAATCATCTAAACAAAGTAAAACCAAAAAATATACTATAGCCGAAGAAGAAGCCGAAGAAGAAGCCGAAGAAGAAGCCGAAGAAGAAGCCGAAGAAGAAGCCGAAGAAGAAGCCGAAGAAGAAGCCGAAGAAGAAGCCGAAGAAGAAGCCGAAGCTTCAAAGTCTGCTAATTCTATTATTATAAAACAAGAAGTTGAAAAAAACGAAAATAAAAACGAGGAAGACAATGCTAAAGATGTTGTTGAACAAAAAATTGTAAAAGTAGATGACAACGAAGATGATGAAGAAGAGGATGATGAAGAGGATGAAGAAGAGAATGATGAAGAGGATGATGAAGAGGATGATGAAGAAGAAGATGAAGAAGAAGATGAAGAGGATGAAGAAGAGGATGAAGAAGAAGATGAAGAAGAGGATGATGAAGAGGATGATGAAGAGGATGATGAAGAGGATGAAGAAGAGGATGAAGAAGAAGATGAAGAAGATGAAATAGAGAAAAATAGAAATAGTGTTAAAAACGAAGGTAATATAATAACTATTAGTAATAGTATAGATAATGATGAGTATAAAACAGAAATCTATAAAAAGGGCGGGTTTATGTATTCAATAAATAATAAGGAAGAAGCAGAAGGTAAACTTTTGCCTATTAATATTGCACAAAAAGCCGGATCCGTTAATGAATATAATTTATTACAAAAAAAAGAAGCATACAAGAATATTGAAAGGAAGCTTTCTGTTGAAACAGACAATAGCTCTAAAAAGAGTAGCGATATTAAAGAGATAGTTATAAATAATGACAATAATGTTAAAAACAAAAGGCTAAGATTTTTCTAATATTTTTGGTTTTTTTTGACCTTTATCAATTTTGTATTTTTCTTTTTCAGAAAAACACCCGGGTCAAAATCCTCGTTGTCTTCCTCTTCTTCATCATTCATAAGTCCCATTAAATCTCTCTGATCCTGTAGAGCCTGCATTTCCCATAAGTTTTGCGAACACATTTTATAATTACTATCTTGCGCTTTGTACCAATACACATTATCATTTATATTATTTGATTGCGTTTTATTATCTATGACGAGACATTCAAAGTTTTCGGTACATTGATTCATCACCTGATTAAATACATCAAATGTAGGGAACATTCCGGCATAATGATTATATATTTTCTCTCTTTCTTTAACTATATTGTTTCGGAATATGAAGACATAGTCTATATTTGAGCGTAAATCAGGAGGTAAGCCGAGTCCATGTTGCATAGTTATAAGCAAGAAGATTTTGTAATGGCGACCGTTCATAAATATACATCTTATATTTTTATCTTTTATTGAAGTCTTGTTATACATACAGTCATCTAATATTAAGAAGGCTCTCGGGTCTATTGTAGAAGAGCCGTGTTTTTCTAATTCACGCTTTTTATCCTTTGTAATATTAATCTGTCTATTTAAAAACTTGCCAACGAGCTTCTCTTCAAGTTCGTCGTATATTAACATTTTAGGTATGAATTTTTCAAAATATCCGTTGGCTCTCTCTGTTTGTGATACTACAACACCAACAGGTATATCTCTATTATAGCTCAAAATATCTTTCATACAATAACTTTTTCCAGTGTTTCTCTTACCAATAAAAACAACGACGGAATCGCTTTTAATTTTAGTAGGGTCAAACTTTTTAAGTTCTAACTTCATTTATCTTATAATAACAAAAATAATATAACTACTATACCACAATAAAAATATACATATACATATACATATAAGATTATATTGCAAACTTATAAATATATTATATATCCTTATACATATTAAATCTATTAGAATGTCATTAATACATTATTGGATTAATCTTGACCGGAGCGATAAGCGGAGGGTATTTATGGAAAATCAATTTAATAGCCTCAACATTAAGAATCATAGGGTTGCTGCTATATCGCCTGATGATTTTGATGATTTACTGGAAAATAAGAGACCACTTACTTGTAAACATCCGGGGTGCGTAAATTGCGAATATGAGTTCGCATGTATATCTAGTCATATCAAGGCGATGAAAGCGGGTTTGGAAGACGAAAAAAATAGAGCTAATGATTGGTTTGTTATTATGGAAGATGATATGTTCTTGCCTTTTAATATAAATTACGATGAACTAATCAAAGATGCACCTAAAGATTTTGAGATATTGCAGATGTGCATATCATATGGTAATACTATTAAAATATTATATAACGAGCTATTCCTTAAAAATAACGAGAGCTTTATTAAATGGCGGTACTTGCTTCCTTGTGCTGGTATGTATATAATTTCTCGTAAAGGAGCGGAAAAATTAGTTAATAAGTTTTATATAAATGGAAAATACGATTTTTCTTCTTGCGAATATCAGATAGTGGCTGATGTAGCAATATATTCAACAGCTAATAGTTTTGCCACGACATTTCCTTGTTCGTATCCTAATATTGAAATGGGTTCTGAAATCCACCCGCATCATCTTGAAGCCCATAACAGCGCTATAATAGACATTAAGGCCGTTCTTAATCACGCAGCGACATATAAGACAATTAAATACCTTACTATGTACCAGGCTCGGAATTAGCCTTGGTGAGATTCAGGTTTGTCTGTTTTAATCATATATTTTTCGTTAAAAAAATATAGGACTATCAATTGCTTTCTATGATTTCTCAATTTGTCCGTACAGTATAGGATATAATCGTCATTATTATTGTTTAGATTCTTATTTTTAATCCATATTTTAAATAATTCATTGTATAGAACTACGGATTCTTTAATTAGAGGATATTTCTCAATTTGATTTGTGGCCAACATTTCGGCCTCTTCTGCTAACCCTATTATATGTAGGAAGTGCTTAGTAATACAATCCCTGCATCTTTTGTTTTTATTTGTTAAATGCTCTTCCAATAATATGGATTGTTTAATTATTTGCTGCATATTATATCTCGGATCACTCACAGGATCCAAAGCATCGCAAGTAGTCGTGCATTTATCACCGCTTGCTTTGCTTGTTTTGCTTGCTTTGCTCTTTGATATATTAGTGCTGTTTATTTCTATTAAATTGTTATAATTGACATCTAAACCTCTGTTTTTATTTATAACCCAAACTATAATACTTGTGCTAATAATAATTGTTAATATTATCGCAAATGTTTCTACAATATTAGACATATATATTCTAATATTATATTATATTATAATATATAATGCAAGAATATACCGAATATTTTTTTGAAAACTTTAAAGGCGGAGGTAGGGGCGGTGGTTGGAGAAAAAAAAAGAAAACTAAGAATGATGAAGAAGATGAACTAAGAGATAGTATTAGAAGTATTGGTATATTTTTTACTTTATTTGCATTTATCTATTATATAAATGCTTTGTTCCCTAAACAGTCAACATCTGTTTTAAAAAGATACGACGAAGCCTTTGATTATATAAATAATATTACATATCTCGCTATCTTTATTATAATCATTTTAACATTATATACGGTTGTCATATATATATATAATAATGATTTTGAGACGCCCGACGCAGAAAAGCCCGGTGGTTAATACACTGTAAATAATAAATAATAATATTATGTTTATATTAGAAAATTGAATATAGATGAACCGCCTTTATATGTTTACGAATGAAAAAATGAATAATTATGAAGGATTTAAACCTTCTAAACTTATTTCAGGTAATAGTGGAGGGACAACTGGTACAGGCGGAGCTGGCGGTAAGGCTAACGGTACTGCTGGTGGCGCTGGGGGAGGAGCGGCTGGTGGTTTTGCAGGAGGTGCTGCTGGAGGTGCTGCTGGAGGTGCTGCTGGAGGTGCTGCAGGAGGCGTAGCTGGTGGAGCGACGGGAGGTATTTTTGAAGGAACGGCAAGCGGAGTAATGTCAGGAGGCGCCGCTTCTCTTATGAGTAATTCTGGTTCAAATAATGTAGTAAGATGTCCTATAGAGGATACATCGTTTTATTGTGTAGTAAGCAGAACTGCAAGTATAACAGGTATGATAGTATATATCATAATGATACTTATATTCTTTTCTCTTTTTATATATTTTCTATATAGTATGTATAATCTATATTATGGTTCTAAAAGTTCTAAATCAAATAAAAAATAAGACTATAATATAATAGAACTTATAATATAATATTAATATGAGTGTCAATCAATGCAATGAGTTAAATAATGTAAGCAAGGGTTTATATAATACAGATTCAAACACACCGAATTGTCCTGAGTTATCTGTATTAAATAATATTATAAATAGCAGTAATAATGGCAGTAATAATGGTAGTAATAATGGTAGTAATAATGGCAGTAATAATAGTGGAAATTTAAATATTTTCAATAATAATTTAAAAATAATGGATTATTCTGGTGCTCCTATTTATATATTGTTATTAATAGCCATAATAGCTAATATTTTCTTGGCAATTCCTTTGACGCCGGTATTTATCGCAGGGTTTTTGTATCTAATCATTTTGATTTTGATTTTGGCTATGCTATGTATATATCTAATACATATGCTTCTATTTCAAGAGAAGGTATAATAAGGTTATGAAAGAGTATATAAACCATCCCCAAGCCGTATCATATAAAGCCAGAGTAATTTCAAACTTTTCATAAATTATCAATGAAATTAAATTGTATATGCCATATATGCAAAATCCCACACTCCCACCATATATGATTGATTTATAGGCCTTCATTTGTAAATCGTCGCTATTGCTGATATTATTTAATGTCAAAGGTATAGCTATGTGTAATAATGATAGCAAGATTAATATATAGCAAATTATTATATAGACTACTCGTTTATATGTGATTTCCGTATGTTTTCCTTGTATTCTTATAATGTTTTCATTTTGCTCACGGATATTTAAAAATATCCATATTACATCTAAAACCAAATAGACGACAGAGACTATTAGCATTTTTATATTATTATCCATTATATGCAAGGCTCCGTGATATTCTCTATTATTAGGCAGTCAATTTATTTTCATTCCATTTGTCAGCAGCCATTTTCATCAAATCCTTATATTGCTTGTCGGGGTTTTCTGCCTTCAGTTTCAAAATCTCTTCCTTGACAAAAATGTTATATTTAGTAGGCTCCCTTTTTACAACTTCATCACCTGATTTGCTCGAACGCTTACTTGTTTTTTTAGAAGCTTCTTTAAAAGCTGCCGTAATTAGTTTTTTATATTCATCAAGAGTATAGCTATTTGTGCTGTCAATAGATTCCTTAAAATATTCAAGAACCTTGTTAGTATCTACATTTTTTGCGACTGCTTTGGATTTTTTGTCTTGGATTTCAGGGCTATCGCTTGAGATTACCGCGCCTCCGACATTATCCAATACATTATCCATTTTGACTACTTTAAATATATATTATGCCCATTGTTTTATATAATTTTTATCAATATATAATAGTATAGCGATTTTTGTATATAAATATGATTAATACAAATAAAAAGATACATATTTATAATAGGTTTAGAACCATATATACTTCTAAAAATAGATATTACATTAGACATAATAAAAAGTATATAGATTTATATACGATTATTAAAAAGGCTAATCTAAATGACAGACAGCGTGGTGGAGGAAAAAATAAAGATGATAAAGCTTTTTTAGTGCAGGAATTGAATGCTATAAAAGATAGTATTGTTATTTTTAAATTACTAATAGACGATAAGCAATCAGAAGCTATAAATATCTATCTCAATTTAATAGAGCTAATTAATTCTAAAAGAGAGTTGATTATTAATAAAATAAAAACATATCCTCAAAACTATTTTGATAACGAATTAAATAAATCGGCTATTATAACATATGTTAAAAATATGCTATATAAAAATATTTTTCACGATTATCTACTCAATATAATACCAAGAATAGATATAAATAATCTTATAAAAGAGACTGATAAGGATACTATAGAAAATATAATTAAATCCTTACTTCACTTAAATAATAATAGTGACCTAAGAATTTTGCAGGATACTATGCTTAAAATTCAAAAATATAACGAAATTATTGAATCAACTAGAAAAGACAACTGTACTAATTATGAAGCTTTAAAAAATATTATAGGTAACAAAATAGAAAAAGCTTTGGAGGCAGTAGAAGAAGCCGAAGGAGCCGATGAAGAAGCCGAAGGAGCCGGAGGAGCCGATGAAGAAGCCGAAGGAGCCGATGAAGAAGCCGAAGGAGCCGATGAAGAAGCCGAAGGAGCCGAAGAGGGAGCTAAAGGAGCCAAAGAGGGAGCTAAAGGAGCCGAAGATGGAGCTAAAGGAGCCGAAGATAAACCAAAAAAGGGTAAAGAAAATACTGGAAAAAAAAACAAGGTTACTAAAAAGAAGCAGGTCAATAAAGATGATATTAAAAAGGTTATAGATGAAGAAATGATAGCTATAAAAGAAGCTTTAGATAATTTGGAAAATAAGGATTATGTTGATAAATTATTGCCTGTGTTAGGAAAAGAATCAGAATATTATAAAATGTTTATAGATAGTGATGATGGTGTTTTTGATAATGATGAACTACATCAATATTTTAATAATATCCACAAGTTTTTAAAAGATTACAACGAACTATATGAAAATTATATTAACATTATGAATAAAGAGCTTGAAGAAAAAAAAAATGACAGGGATGATAAGCAAGAACGTATTAATACAATTGATAAATATATAAATATTTATGAGAACAAACTTGAAAGTTTAAAAACAAATCTTGATAATTTAAACAAAGAGCGTCCTGATATTGATAAAGAAAGAGAAGATGAAGAAGTTAATAAAGCAGGACAAGAAGAAGCTGTAGAAGCAGCTGCTGAAGATATGAGTTCTGTAAAAAAGGTTAGTGAGCTTAAAGAAAAAATTAAAGGGTTTGAAAATGACTATGCTGATTGTATTAGGAATATAAGGAAAATTAAGATAGAAAGGAATGATTTAAAGAAAGAGTTAGATAAGATTAAAAAAAGGATAGAGACGATTGAAAAAAAGATTAAACAATATATAGAATTTTTAGTTAAAATAAATGTTTTTTTTGAAACTATAAATAGTATATTGACAAAATTAACGGAAGGTAATTCTCGTGCTGAAAAAAATCTACAGGAATATAGTAATATAACTTTGTATAAAAATTATATTGAAAACATTATATTTAATATTAAAACAAAAATCCTATATTATTTTATAGCTAATTATATAGTATTTTGTAAAGATTTAAATGAATGCAAAAAAGTCAATAATAAAAAAGGGGAGAGCTATGATAAATTAAAAGGTTTAATTGAAACATTGGATGAAAAAAAAGAGTCAGATAAATCGAAAGCTATTGCTACTCAAGCTCATACTGGTCCTGCTGCTTCTGTTCCTAATCCTATTGCTGGTGCTGTTCATGTTGTTGCTTCTGCTGCTCCTGTTGTTGCTCCTGGTGCTCTTGCTCCTGGTGCTCTTGCTCCTGGTGCTCTTGCTCCTGGTGCTCTTGCTCCTGGTGCTCTTGCTCCTGGTGCTCTTGCTCCTGGTGCTCTTGCTCCTGTTGTTGCTTCTGGTGCTGCTGCTGCTCCTGTTGTTGTATTAAATGGATTTGGAGGTTTTGGTGATGCTGTTCCTGTTACCGGTGGAAAAGGGAAACCAAGTGTGTGTGCGTATCTTACGGATGTTGAGGGTAATCTTGATTTTTTTGAAAAATATGTTAGAATATCAAAGGTTATTGAATGGGTAGATTCTAAAAAAAATAGATTACGCTTTAAACAAAAAGATAGTATGTTCGTCTTCGGGGGTGATTGTCAGGACCGCGGTATAGGTGATATAAGATTTGTCAATTTATTATTAAAATTTAAGGATGAATATCCGGATCGTGTAGAGTTTATAATTGGGAATAGGGATGCAAACAAGATACGCATATATTCTGAAATGTCTGAAAAAATAGACTCCGGTGATTTAAAAGCTAAAAGTAAATATTTGGCGAAATATGATAATTTCCCTTATTGGGTTAATAAGGGCGAGAGGATTACATTAAGAAAATATCTGAATGATAATAATTTAAAGATTAATGCTGTAAGCCGATTAAAATATATATTGGACTATACAATGGGTTCAAATGATTCCTTTGTCAAAAGGAGAAAGGAGCTTTCAATTATATTAAATAAAAGTCCTGATTCAATTAGCGATAATGATATAGTTACGAGCTTCTTAAACTCTGTCTCACCTAATCCTAAGAATATCAAAAATACGAATGATAACTATATGCTTAAATACTTAAAAAATGGGAAGATAGCTTATATATTTGGGGAACATATCTTTGTTCACGGTGCCGTTAATAAAAATAATATTGGTTATATTCCTAACAATAAAAATATAGTTGATGATGTAGGAAAATGGGTTTATGGTCTTAATAAGTGGTTTCAGAAAGATTTAAAAGAATATATGGCGAATCCTGAATATGGAGGAATAAGCAAGAAACGCAAAGGATATAAAATAATAGATTACGCCGTTCCTTCCGATAATAAAACAGTAGTTTATTCTGATAATCTTAAAAATGGGAATGGACGATATATAAATGTCAAGGTTATAAAGTATTTAAATAAGGGAGGTGTTCACAGTATTATATCAGGCCACAGACCGCACGGAGATTGCCCACTTGTTCTTCGTAGCAAAAAATTAACGGCTGTCAGTGCAGATACTTCATATAGCAAAATGGGTCATAGGTCTAAGTGGGGAATAGATAATCGCGGTAATGCCGTAAGCGAAGTTCTATTATATCTCAACGGAGACATACGAACACACGGTATATTACAAGACAACCAAAAATATGACTATATTATAAAAAATAAGGAGGTAAAACCTGCCAACACTGGCAAGCCAGACAAAAGCGCTCCCAAGTATGACAAATATGTTGGCTTACAATTAAAAAATAATTATTGGGTTAAAAATGTGAGGTATGATAAGAATGCTAAGAGTGCCAAATATCTCATATCATATGCCAAAGGTTTTGAATATGACGATAAATGGATAACCGAAACAGAGATGTTAAAATTACTCTGAGCTGTTAGGTTTTTTATAATATCTGAGGTAATACATTACTGTTTTATCAGACATATCTTTATATACGGGATATAAAACATATTTATTCCCCACTTCACCTGCAGAAATACACATACCTAATGGTATAGATTTAAACATATCAAATGAAAGTCTGTCATTAGCATCAAGCTCTTCTTTTTTCTTTTTGTAATGCGCGTTTAATCTTGTTGAAATAATATACCCCTCTTTCTCTATAAATGCACTTGGTTCCTTTTTAATATTTTCATATCCAGGAATAGTTTTCAAGTAATCCAGTGCTTTCTTAGGTGTCTTAAACGATACAGGAGCTTCTACTATATTATTTCCTTTTTTTGGCTCTTTTGCTTTTATTTCTGGAAGATTATTTTTAGCTTCATTAACAGCCATACAAATTGAATAGCCAATTTTAGTATTGCTTTCATCAACCATCGTGTTATGCCTTCTTATTTTTTGCTCTGTTTCTTCATCCATCCAATAATCAGTTGTGCCAGAATATTGCGGAGAGTTTCCTATATTTCCAGATCCTCGCCCCGATTTTTGCACCGCAGAAGCAATATTATCTATTCTTCCTAATATGATATCCGTCCAAACAAGACCGTCTCTATTTTTGCTAATTAGCTTACCTAATTTTGGAACACACTCAATAACTATCTCGTCATCATTATTAGGACAATAATGAAATCCGACGCCTCTATCTATTTTTTTACTACCAATAATAATAATTGGCTTATCATTTAGATTTAGCTTTTTATACAAATAATATAATAACTCGTTAAATTTGCAACCCTTTGTTTTGTAAACACGGATATCATTTTCATAACTATAAATTTTTATGCTTGTGCCACAATTACCATTAAAAACAATTGCATAATAATTATTATTTGAAATACAGTATTTTGCAAACTCATCCATATCTTTTGTTCTATGATTTGAAATGGCTATTATTTTTCTATAATAAATTTCTCCTGTAGGAAGAACAATAGGTGTAGTAAAATGTTCCTTGTTATTTTCTAGTATATCAATAGCATATGAATTGTGTGTGTGTTTTGATGTAAAAGGCATAATGTGAGTTATTGATTCTTCGTGATGAAGAGCGCGATAATTTTTTTGATCTTCAGGTGATATTTCTACAGGATATAAGTATGCATTTGAGCACTCTGGATAATCTTCGTCTAATAAATTACCATCGGTTGCTGTTACAAATCCTAATCTATAAAGTGCAATTGTATTGTCTACTGTAAAAGTTTTACAAGTAATAGTAGTATTATTTATAGTAAACGCTTTATCTCTTAGTTGCGAATAAGTCTTATCCGCTTCATCCCATATCATAGCATATCTAAGTTGCGAATTGTTTACAGAAACCTTTTTTTCAATATGCGCCAATAACTTAAGCATTTTTTCACACTGTTTATTATTACAAAGGAGTGTAATGATAGGCATAGAATAATCACCTTCTGTATCGCCTGCGTAAGCATCAATATATGTTTTAATATCGTCAAATGTAACCCTTGTATTACTATTGAGACTGAAAATCTTAACATTTATTTTTTCAAAATTTCTTGTAATACTATCAACAGATTGATCCGATAGAGTTTTATCATTATCTACTATGTAAAATGTCACTACCTTTTTTGTATTATCCTGAGCCCATCTTTTCAATTCAATAACAACAATCTTGGTTTTTCCTTTTTGTGTATTTTGCAAAATAAAGAATGTATGTTTATTTTTTATAAGAAAGAGTAGGATTGATTTTTTTATATTGTCTTCCATATTATTACATTCTTCCATTCTTAAACTTTTCTTGGCAGAATATAATACATTATCATTATACAAAGCTGTCTCAATAAACCCTTCGCAAATAAGCTCATCAATCTTCTTGGCAAGATAGTCATATTCTTCGGGAAAATTATCGTCGAAAGATCTTATATAGTCGTTTAAATCATCATAACTTTTCATTATACTTGACATTATAGTCTGCTAATAACTTATACTATTTCGCCGTGTATCAATTTTTATATTTTAGCCTAAAATATTCTTTTCATTTTTTAGAAATATCCAGTATCTTTTTAAGCCATCATTATGGTATTACAAATAGCCTGCGAGCTTCTCAATAGCCCGCGATAGCCTCTCAATAATTATTATAAAAATACTAAGATTATTACAGCAGTTATTGAGACACTGGAATATCTTTATTTTTTCATTTTTAAATTTGAGTACATCTCTTGATTTATTTTGTAATTTCTAAAAAACTTTTGAAATTTTTAAAAAAACAGAAAGATGTACTCAATTTTTAATTTTCAATTTTTAGAAAAACACAGTTCCTTTTTAGGGTATCATTATGGTATTATAAATAGCTTGCGATCCTCTCAATAGCCAGCAATAGCCCTTTCTATCACCCTCCATATAAAACCGCGTTGGAGAACAGGTTCCCCCCATCTATAAGAATAAAAATTGATTTAATATGATATATATTGTGGTAATACATTGTTATTGCAGTTATTATGAATAAGGATATTGCTGATATAGAGAATATTGTTAGGCATAATAATAATCACAAGAGCCGGACATATACTGATGAGGAATATAAGAGCATTTCGGTGGAGTTTTTGAAAAATATAGATACTATTAAAAAAAGCGACGATATTACGAAGTTTCAAAAGCATATTCAGAGAACTGTTAAAGTATCTTTGTCAAAATCTAACCTTATTTATTTCTATAAAGCTCTGAATATTGATAATCTTACTATTAAAAATCTCATTACCAAGAAAAAAAACAAGTCCAATTCAGGTGTCATAGTAATTACTATATTAACTTCGGGAACTCCAGAATATATAGACGATGAAGGAAATAAAGTCGTAGGCAAGTTCAGCTGTCGCCACAATTGCGCTTATTGTCCTAATGAAAAAGCGCACGCCGGCAATAATTGGGTGGATCAACCGCGCTCATATCTTTATACTGAACCGGCCGTTCTAAGAGCCAATGATAACAAGTTTGACCCAGTATTACAATTTAATTCGCGCGTGGATGCTCTGATTAATATGGGGCATATTGTAGATAAATTGGAAATCATCGTATTAGGCGGGACTTGGTCTAATTATCATAAAAATTATAAGGATTATTTTATAAAGTCTACTTATTATGCAGCAAATACATATTATGAAAAACGCGAGATGCTCTCGTTAGAACAAGAGATATCCTTGAATGAGAATGCCAAAATACATATTATAGGCCTTACACTAGAAACTCGTCCAGATTGTATAAGTCTCGCTGAAATAATAGAGTTCAGGAAATATAATTGTACCCGCGTTCAACTCGGTGTTCAGCATACACACAATGATGTTCTCAAAAAAATTAAGAGAGGCCATTCAATTGAAAAGGTCTATCTTGCTATTAAACTTCTCAAGGATAATGGATATAAAATTGATATTCATTTGATGCCCAATTTACCATGCTCTTCTTACGAGATGGATAAAGAAATGCTTGAAGCCTCTTTGTATGACGAGAGATTACAGGTAGACCAATACAAAATATATCCGACAGCTATTGTTCCTTGGACACAAATCAAAGAATGGTATGATAGCGGAGAATATAAGCCATACGATGACACATTGCTTTACGAATTGATTAAGGAGTTTAAGAAAAAAGTACAAAAATGGAAGAGGCTCAACCGAATTATCAGAGATATCCCATCTACCTATATAACTGGCGGATATAAACACGAATATGTCAATATGCGCCAACTATTACAGGATGATATGAAAAAAAATAATTGGTGCTGTAATTGTATTAGATGCCGAGAGATTAAAGATTTGAGCGTAAATCCTTCAAGCATTAACCTTGATATAACATCATATATCGCGAGTGGCGGTACGGAATATTTTATATCATTTGAATCTGCTGGCAAATACTTAATTGGATTTATTAGGCTTCGCCTAACCTACATCACCGGCGTAGATAGCGTAGATAAAGCTACACAACTTCCTATATTGCACGATTGTGCGCTAATTCGCGAACTACACGTTTATTCAAATGTTAGTAATGTAGGTAATAATATAGAAGCCTCCTATCAACACAAGGGATATGGCAAGAGATTAATAGAAGAAGCTGAGAGAATCTCAAAAGAACAAGGATATACTAAAATTGCTATTATTAGCGGTACAGGTGTTAGAAATTATTATAGAAAGCTAGGATATACCCTTAAAGACACTTATATGTACAAAGAATTATAATTACACTATTATAATTTAATATATATGTGTTAAATAGAATTATATAAAGATGTCGGGTAAGTATCCGGCTTTTGAAAAATTGATACAAGAAACATTAGGTAATCATGTGCAATCAAATGAAGCTGGAACTGCTTTAAGAACCCCCAGTGTAGCATCTCAAAGAAATGCTTTTGGACAAATGTCGAGAACACCAAGTGTAGCATCTCTCGGAAATGCTTTTGGAAGAATGTCTATAACATCTAGTCATGTCTCTATGGGACAACCTAATGGAGCCGCGCAAGGACCTCCACAACAAAGACTATCACTATATGATAGAACTCCTTCAGAAATAGCATTTGAAGAAAATTTAGAAATTATTATAGAAGATGATACTAAACCGCCCGGTTATGTAGAACAATGGCTTCCTCAATATTTTGTACCTTCGTGGATAAAATACAGAGACCGTGAAAGAAGAAAAATACCTTTTTCTATATTAATTTACTCAAAAACGAAAAAAGAATTAAGAGATTTAGATGAATTATGGGATGACTATAATAATCAATGGGACCCAGCAACTAAAACATTAAAAAATAATCCCCGTGGTTATTTTTTAGCATTGTTAGACGGAAAAACAGAAGCTTTAACAATGGTACAACAAAAGTGCGGAACAGGAATTGAATCGTATAAAAATGTTTTAAAATGTCTTTTACTATTTAATTTAAAAAGAATACATAAAATTGTTGAATGGGAAGATGAACTGCATCTATCGGGTATTCCTATATATGATAAAAGTCCCAATAGAATATTTAAAAATATTAATATTCAAACCATTTTTGATGGTGGAGCATTAAATCAATATGAAAGTGAATTTGTTAATATTATGAATCAAGAAGCAACTAATTTATATGCAATATCAGCACAAACTAATATAACTTCTCAAAGTTCTCCTTTTATTGATATGAATGAATACGATCAATTCAGAAATGACGCATTTTTTACATTGACAAATTCCAACTTTCGTATATTTTTAAATAGGGTATCTATTAGATATTGGAAATCTCTTAGATTTCATAAAAAATATTAGTGTTAGTAGTATGTTATTTTATACCAAAATTAATTGGTTTTTTTGATACAAAATTAAATATTTTTTTATTCTTATTTTTTAAAACGTTTTTAATAATAGAATCAAATTCTATATTTATTAGATTTTCTCTTTTTAATTTACTTAATTCATTTGAAGATACATCTAATCTAATTTTAACAAGACCCTTATCCTTATTTTTTTTTATAAGTTCTTCTGTTGTCATCAATCCTGTCATAAATTTTTTTATTATATTATTAGACGATGATTTTTCAGAAGAAGGCGATGTACTTTTAGTATTTCTGTTAATTACTTTTATTTTGTTATCCATAACTATATTATCAATTCTAATATATATATATATATAAATATTAATTATATTAGTGCAAATATTTTATATTTACTTTTTTATAGTGAAATATATGTATTTATTAGCATAGTCTTTTACATTATAAATTTCGTTTAGTGAAATATATGTATTTATTAGCATAGTCTTTTACATTATAATTTTCGTTACTTTGCACTTTTGTTATACCTGGTGTTCTTACATTAGAAGGCACATCCTGATATGATATATATTTATTATATTTGTCTACATTGTCGCTTTTATCGGTTATTTTTAACGCATCATTGATATTTATTATATTATTATGTACTTTTGAATCATTATCTTTACTCAAGTCATCTAAATTTGCCATAGTATAATAGGTGGCCATCAGCTTATTTATAGTTATATCATCTTCATACTCTTTAATATCTCTTCTAATACTTAGTATGGTTTTGCCGAATGCATCCTTTCTAACGGTACTCTTTTTTACCAATGATAACTCTAAATCATCTATCTCATCCTCCTTATCAGTTATATCAAAAATTTCTTTTAAATCAACGAGATTATTAGCATTTTTAGAATCTTGCACACTTTTACTTATAGCAGTACTAATATCCCGAACAGTTTTTTTATTATATTCAAATAAATCGTTGTTATTCTTAGTAGATTTAAAATATATCGCTCCTGTTATTGATATATCCACAATTATATATATATTAAGTACTATAATTATATTTTTATTTGGAGGGTAATCATCCATAAGCACCTTGTATTTTGTGTTGCTCATCTCTATCTTAGACGAATCATACAGTTTAATATTAGGCCTATAATTTGTATTGTTATACACATATGCCTTTATCTTATATGTTTCGTATGTATCCAGGTCTTTATTGACCGTCAACAATATCAAATTGTTCGCATCATTCTCTCGTATTTCATTTGTAATTTTGGCATATGATGTATTTTCCTTATTGTGTGTCAATAATGAATCCATATCTTTGGGTACGCCGTAAGATATTACGAGGTTATTGGCATTCGCCAATCTTGTGATTTGCCTACCGGTTTGTGTATGAGTCAATGTGTAGTTTTTATTTTTAATATCGGCACTCATATTATAATCACCAGCAATTAGATTATGTTTAATGCCATTTATTTTGACAGGTATATCAGTTGGTAAATTCATACTTATCGCATTTGTAGTAACGGGATTGTGGTATAAAGTAATACTTCCTATTTTTGTTGAACTTGGATCTCCCCAATTATTTACTATTTTAAATACAATCTGCTTATAATCACCCGGTATATCCAATTTGTAAAATGGCGAGTATTTCCAGCTGGCACTGTTCGGCAGAATAAATGTTAATACTTTAGTAGTTATCCAAGCTCCACTGGCATTTTGATATTTCCCAAAAACTTCTATATTTTTAGCATTACAAGATATATTATATAGTTCATTTATGCCATAAAATTCAAAACCTGATATAAAATTGACCACTGGCATCGTTATAGTTATTTCAGGATTAATCCCGACCGCTCCATAAGCACTGTTATGATATGTATCAACTCCTTCTGTTTTCCATCCATTTTGAACATCCTTGCAGTTTTTATAACATCCTACAACAAGACCTGATGCGTTATTATCCATCCAGTGTAGAACGGGAGTATCATTAGTAAAACTCATACTAGCCCCACTAAAACCACCGTGATAATACATATAAGCATAATAATTAGGAGGAACTAGTATAGAACTAATTACATCATTTCCTAATCCAAGATTCCAGTGATCATAAGCACCAACATGTTTCACCACTCGTGTACCACGATAATATGGCTCCGAATAAATAGTAACGCCCTGATTACCACATTTATCAGAACATTCCTGGCGATATGTCGGAACTTGCCGTGAACCTTTTATTATTTGTGTTTGCGCCCGTCTATTGCTGTCTATTAATATAGCACTGAGTCCCTGATTTGAAACTGTTTTTAATGATGATTCTATAGTCCAGCCACCGTAATATAGTGTTTTAGTTGCGTTATCAATGCGGTGAGCATCTGGATAATGAGGCGTTGCTAGTATTTGTCTGTTGCCTATGAAAGAGTAATCAATGGTTTTTGTATTGTATTTCAGAGTAGCTTTCAAATTGTCGTCGTTTATTTTAGGCTCTAATATTTTATTTTCAACATATTTTTGATAGGATATTTTCCCAGGCTTTAAATATTTATTCAAGAAGTTCTTAGTTTCCTGATCGTAATTCAGTGCATCCACCGTAATTATATTTATTATATACTTGTCTATTGTAGATATTTTCTCGGCAAAAGCATTTTTCACCTTCTCTAATTCTACAAGTTCTGCTTTTTTTACTGCTATTTCTCTTTTTATAGGAACATTCAAGGAATCTACACGATTATCTATGTGATTTTTAATAATTTCTAAGATTTCTTTCTTATCCTTAAAATTCTTCGGTTCATAATACTGTACAAACACATTATTCGTATCATAGTAGCTTCTGTATGATGTAAATTTATCCAGAATATCCGATGTAAGCTCGGTATTATTTATAACAATGGGCACAATAAGTGCATCTATGTTTATTAGAGAAACAGTATTCAATTCAGTATCATCTGTTATTAAGTTGTCGTATGATATTATCTCTTCTTTATCACATAAAAGGTTTCTTTCAAACAAGTATATTGTGACGGTAACTATCTTGTCGCTTCTATTGATGTTGAATTTGAAAGCCTTGCTATTAGTATCGTAATAATAGGTAGTTGAACTCGTATCTAATAATTCAGTCAAAGAGAAGGGTATTTTTTCAAATTTGTTATTGTTAGCCGAGTTTATTTCAATTTTATCAATGCTTTGAATGTTATTATCTTTATCTATATATAAGCGATATAATGAGACATTATTTAATGGTGGTGTTAGCATAGTATCGTATGTATAGCTACATATACTTTCAATAGCATATTTATGATAGTCCGTTTCTTCTGTGAGCGAGGGATTAAAGTTCATCTGTATATATTCCTTTTTGCCTCCATCGGCCGTTTGTAATGTTGTATATTTATTATCATTATATGATATCAAATCATTTTTCGAGTATTTATGCGCATTTAAATCATTCACTTTATTTTTTAACTTAAAACATCTACTTTCCTCGCTGAAATTATTGAAAGCCGATTTATTAGCTCCTTCCTTCGTTAGTGTTTTCTTAGCATATTCATATGGCAAATCTATGGTCTTTTTACCTGTGTTATTATTAATCATGGCAATTTCCTCCCAATCATCTTTAAAAATGTATTTACTTGAACCGTCTTTGTTAAATCTAATTTCACAAGGTCTAAGAGTTACTGTTGCATCTTTGCTTGGATAAAATAGAGAGGTTGGGTCTAATTCTAATTGTTGCGTAGAATATGTGCGCGTTCCTCTTCGTGTTTCTCCATATTCTTCAAACAATTTATAATGTTTTCGGTTGGTATTTTTCAAATAGAATAATATAATTACTATAAATAACATAATGAATATAGATAAATATATATATTGCATATTCTCTTCTAAGCTTATTGTATTGTAATTTAACATTTGTTGTTTATATTCTTAATAATTTATTATATTTTATTTTCTTCTTTATTTTATAGAAGAAGAATTGAATGAGTGTCGCTGGATACGAAAAAGTTAAAACTAAAGTTATTGAAGGAAAAAAAAAGTGCATTTATAAGAAATACAAGGGAACCAAACTATATGTTAAAGGGTTTGGGAAAATGAGATCCGTAGAAAGCTACGTAAAATTATGCAAAAAAGCGGCCGCTAAGTCCGCAAAAAGCGCCAAGCCTATGAAGGCCAAAAAGGCGCGTTCAAATACCGCGAGAAAATATGGTGGGTTCCTCCAAGAGTTTTTCTCCAATATAGACGGTGATAATGTTGCCAACAAAGTCAAGGAGAAAGGCGCCGATAAGTTCACTACGTCTTCTATGATGACCAGTGCCGCGGACACTAAACCAGCGTCTCAAGCTGCTCACGCGTCTAAGGATACTTTTGCTACTCCGCCGGCAAAAACCGGTGGAAGCAACTGTAGTAGACAAGGCGGCTACAGAGGTGGCAACGGAATGATGACTGGCTTATCTCAAGACTTATCTCAAGGCTTATCTGCCTTTACTGGCGCTGGCGGCTACAGAGGTGGCAACGTTGTAGATCAATTCCAAGATGATTCTTCTGAACAATTCCAAGAGGATCATTATGGTCAAGATGGCGGAAGACGCAGAAAAAGAAATAGGGCTGCTAAATCTATGTTAGACAAATTAATGATGGCTGCTACTTTCAGAAAACGCTCTGCTAAAAAGGGCAAAAAACTCCGTCGCAAAGGCGGCAATCTGGTTGCTCAAGCCACTGACGCGTTCGGTAATTTAATTGGTGGTAAACGTAAAGCTAAGAAGGGCAAGGGTAAAAAGGGCGGCTCATCGCAAAATGATTATTAAACAATAGTCTCAAATCATATCTCGTGTGTAATAATAAATACTTTATAATAATAGTTATAATAGATAATTTCAATTAGCAAAGCTTTTTCATAATCGTCTATTGCGTCCGTCTCGTTAGGCTCGCTTGCCTTGCTCGCATACTTCTTTTCGTATGTTATTTTTGCATCATATATGTCATTATCATATATGATTTTTCTAATTGCTGGCTTTTTCAAGTTTGATACTAATCGTGTTATATGTGATTTCAAGATAGCCAAGGAATAACTCTCTATATTCACAAATTGCTCTGAATCAATCTCAACATTTTTACTAATTTGACTATATTTCAGTATATTTCTATTCATTCTCTTGCTAATAAAGCAGTCCCTCGCATTACTGTAATTATTCCAAAATGATATATATATATCACAATATCGGCGCTTAGAAATATCCATAATCATTTCTTGAATATCCCACGGAATATCGTGAAGATAATTCTCTTCAAACATTACCTTTCTTATCTTCAGTAGGCCTGTCTGTCGCTTATTATATACTATTATATATGCCCTATCATTTTTTTATTTACGATGCAAAAAAATATAAAAATATATACATAGGGCTTCATAGGGCTTGGCTACAGATTACCTCTCAATTCTGATTGCGTAGACGATAGGATAATATGCCGAGAATATATATTGAGATAACAGGGCTTTCTCGTAATTGGATACAAGGCTGTTGTTGCCGGGATTGTTCCGTTCATATACTTTCTTGGCATTATAGATTCTGTTATTTCTCAGGATTCTTTTCACTTTCGGCATCTTCATATATTTAATAATATCATCAATATGATTTTTCAGCTTTTCTCCAGCAATCTTCGCGCGATTCGTAAAGGCGCGTGTATCCACACCTGCCTTATATACATAATTCAAACGACATATGCTCTTGTGCATCCTGTCGTCAATGAAACTATTGTATCGCCAGCTAAAATTATCTCTTTCGGTCTTGATGTGGATGTTGTAATCATCTTGACGCCAATACATATCAATAATTTCAAGAATATCATCAGGAATCTCTGTCAAATAATTCTCCTTAAACATACTGATACACTGAGTATCAATATATTTCTCTTCTGTTGTCGGCTGGACTTCGGTCTTGCTTTTTGTCGTTGTCGGGCTTACGGGATGTGTTAGCGCTACTGAGGCGCTCTGTGGTGGTCTGGTTGGTTAGACAATTATATTTTATAGATTTTAATCAATTTTTCAGTTATATTGCAAAATATAGGACATTTTACGCGGATTGCGCAAGTATATAAAAAATGATTATATATAGTAAAGTGGTAATATCTTAATATCATAACTATGGAGAAAGGGATGAAAATCATAGTCATAGTAGGATTCCCTGCTTCTGGTAAATCTACATATTCCAAAAAAATAGCAGCGAAATATTCTAAAAATGGCATCATATTATCGCGCGATACATTAGGTGGTGTAATAGTGGATATTTTACCAAAATTGAAGGAACTTTTAGAATCTAAAAATAACTATAAAATAATTATTGATAATACAAATATTACGATAGATACTAGAAAGCCTTTTGTAAAATTGGCACAGAGCGCAAATGTTCCCATAGAAGCCCATTATATTGTAAATACTATTGAAGATAGCCAAGTTAAAACATTACATAGGATGTTTGATAGATATAAACGCATCTATATGACTGGTAAAGCAGAAAAAGATACAGAGGCTCACAAAGACCCAAATGTATTTCCTCCAGCTACTCTGTTTGCTATGCGAAAAAAGATAGAGATTCCAAAAATTGCCGAGGGATTTACTAATGTAATAACTGTACAGGCACCATCTATTAAATGGGATGGGCGGAAATACAGGAATAAGGCGGTATTATTTGATATAGACGGAACTCTGCGATATACCGAACATCTTAAAAATAAATATCCCGTAATTCCCGAAGAAGTTGAGCCAATGAAGATTATATCTCTGGAAGAACAGAGAGCAAAATTGAAGGATCTTCTTAAAAATAAATATAAATTGCTCGGTATAAGTAATCAGTCTGGCATTTCTAAGGGTATTGTTAGCGAAAATCAGGTCGTCGCATGTATGAATAAGACTCGCGAAATGCTGGGATTGACAGAGAAAGAGTTCAATATTACTTATTGTCCCCATAGCGCATTTCCTCTAAGTTGCTATTGTAGAAAACCGCAAGTGGGACAAGTTGTCAATTTTGTAGAAACTCTAAAATTAAATCCTTCCAAATGTATTTTTGTAGGAGATAGAAAAACCGACGAAACTACCGCGATTAGAATGGGAATGCAATTTATTACAGCAGAAGACTTCTGGAAAAATCCCTGATATCATATAGATTTCATATAAATATGATATAATATCATATAATATCATATAAACATATGGGCAATTAAACAAGTAATTAAAATAATTAGAGGTGCGAGGAGTAATGAGTTTTAATAATCAGCTTTTGGAGAAATATAATGTCAAGTTATTTAGTATAGAATACACCACGTATGATATAATAAATGATTTTCTTAAAAATAATCAGAGCGAACAGCCATTCTATATCATAGACTTGGGGGAAATTATTAAATTGTATGAGAAATGGATAACGATTTTTCCGAATATTAAGCCATATTATGCAGTCAAATGTAATCCTAATCCCGTCATCCTGGATTTACTATGTTGTCTCGGGACTTATTTTGATTGCGCTTCTGAGAATGAAATTAAGTCTGTCATAGAATACACGAACGACCCTGATAAAATCATCTTCGCCAATCCTTGCAAAATGTCTTCACAAATAAAATATGCCCGCGCTAATGATGTTGATATGATGACCTTTGATTGTGAAGAAGAGCTGTATAAGATTAAACTGTATCACCCATATTCCAAGCTTCTTTTGCGTTTGGCCGTAGATGATAGCAATAGCATCTGTCAGTTTAATTCTAAGTTCGGGTGTAAATTGGAAAATGTGGAGAAACTAATGACGCTTATGAATACTCTAAGCTTGAATCTCGTAGGCTTCAGCTTTCACGTAGGAAGCGGTTGTCGTTCTCTGGATAACTATTATAATGCTATAAAAACCTGTCGCGAAGCTTACGACCTGGCGATTAAAAATAATATCAACATTAATATCATAGATATTGGTGGCGGATTTCCAGGAGTCTATTCGGATACTTCTATAAATATTGACCAGATTGCCGAGACTATCACAAGCGCACAGATGGAGTTTTTTGCCACCGAGATAGAAAAAGGGACTATTCAGTTTATCGCCGAGCCCGGGAGATATTTTGTGGAAAAATCGCATATCCTCGTTCTTAATGTAATCGGCAAAAAACGCGAGAAATATTTGAACAAGGATACGGGCGAATTGGAAGAAATTATCATTTATTATCTTAATGACGGCGTTTATGGCTCCTTCAATTGTATCTATTTTGACCACAACAATCCCATCATACAACCTTTCAATGAACGCAACGAGAAGATACTATATAAGAGCAAGATTTTCGGACCCACTTGCGACAGTATGGATTTAATAGCGAATGAAATAATGCTCCCTGAATTGGTCGTAGGCGAATGGGTATATGTAGAGAACTTCGGGGCATATACTACGGCTGCCAGCTCATCCTTCAACGGCTTTATGACAACCGACTATAAATACATCCTCCGCAATTAGGCGCAGACTGTCCGCGGCTGTTCGTTAATATCTCTTTATAATTAATAATATATAATATATAATATAGAGTTGATTATGTAGGGGATGAAAGGAGATAATGTGATATATTTTACAGTTGATGATGTAATAGATAAATATAAGAATAGTTATTGGAGCAGGAGCGAGGAAAATTATTTATTATCCAATGTTTTGGCGGTGGAATATTCTAATATTGCTAAGGTATTGAAGAAGGAATATGATGATGTCATATATAAAATAATAAAGAACATTTTGCATAAGGAATATATAAATGATATATTTAATAAAAAATATAGAGATGATGAAGGTACCAGTATATTACGAAAGAAATATAAATTGGAATACATAACAGAAACAGAGATTGACAAAATATTCCGCTCGGCCTAATTGAGGGAATCTATGAATATTGTGGATATGGTGCAGGTTGATGTTAGGCCGTTGAATAATGCCATAGCACCAAAGAGTATCAATATGATCAAGGGAATCTTATTTATATTTTTATAGGAATATGTAGCATATAGAGTGTGGCCCCCGATGAGTAATATGAGGGAACCGAGAATTATTTGGGTTATTCTCATAATATTATAGAGATTGAAGCTATTGGTTCCTATTACATTTATTTTTACAGTATTATTGTTTTGCAAAGAAACCGTATTAACTCCCTGAGATAAATTATTGAATTGAAGAGAATTGCTGACAATTACATTACGGTCGTTGGCAAAATACTTGTCCTTTATGAATTGCGAGCGGGATGCCGAATTGCATACTATATATATCTCCTTCTTGTATTTTAGATGTGTTTTTATCATATCCACGTTGAACCTTATCATATACATAGGGATATAATACACATCGTAATTATAGGATTTATCAAAGCGTCGCGAATATACTTCGTCGCTCTTTCGTATATCTATAAATAAATAATCGGCCATAATCTATGTCTTATTTTATCTTATCTTCTTACTTTTTGCAACATTTTATTTATTATTCGTCTGCGTGTATGCTTTGCGAATCTCAAGAGGTTTTATGAATACTTCTTTGAACTTATCCATTACTTTGTCGTATGTATAGTCTCTGAAAGCATTCCAATCCTTCGTTTTTTCTACGCTCGGGTTAAAGCTAGTTAGGATATTATGTAATTCGCTTAAACTGTTATACCAGATTCCCTTATCTCCTAGTAAATGAAAGTGTGCATCGCTACCTATCTTGGCGGCTATTACAGGCTTGTTCTTGCTTGAAAATTCGCCTATGGATAGCCCAAAGGTTTCGCCATCTATTCGCGCCCACAACATAGCATCGCAAGTATTGATGAACCTAACTTTCTCGTTCAAATCTATTATTTTGTCTATATAAATAATATTAGGGATATTCTCACAGAATGGTCGCGTATTACATAATAGGAAGTATATCTTTGGGTTATTCTTGGCAATACTGACGACCAGCTCGGGAACGCGTGGGATATTGAATTGGTCGTATCCGCCGTGTCTCCCGAATACCACGGCATCACCGGGAATATTTAATTCTTTCCGCATATTTATATTATCTGGCAAATCCGGCAAGTTAATCATATACGGTACTACTGGGATATTTGTATTGCCTTTTTCATACATAACATAGGGCGATATAGTAGCATAGACATCGCCGTGGGGAAAATAGGTGTTGAAAACACAATGGACGACAGTTTTACATATATCTTTGGAAGCTATTTTATTGTCCCACTCACCTGCCTTCTGCATATACAAGATATCGCATTTTTCCTCTTTAAGTATATTGTCGGCTTCTTGTTGCCAATTGCCATAAGGCCTGAGCGTAAATTCCTTGCTAAACTTCTCTATTACATCTGGGAAATTATACTGATGACTATTACAATACATAATTATACTCTCATTCCCCAAATAATACTTATTATAATAAGCATAATCATATAGCGAAACCGTAGTTCCTCTCTCACATAACTGATTGTCGTGAAAGGCAATCTTAATCTTCTTTTTCATCTTTTCTATCTCCATATCCATAATATATGTTTATTAATACCTGCAATATGTTTATATGGGGGAGACCGCCCCCAACGCGGTTTTATTGAGAGGCTATTGAGCTATTTATATTACCTTTATGGTGTCTTAAAAAGGAACTGAGTTTTTCTAAAAGTTGAAAATTAAAATTTGAGTACATCTTTCTGTTTTTTCAAAAATTTCAAAAGTTTTTTAGAAATTACAAAATAAATCAAGAGATGTACTCAAATTTAAAAATCAAAAAATATTGATATTCCAGTGTCTCTATAACTGCTATGTTAATCTAAGTATTTTTATAATAAATATTGAGAGGCTATCGCTGGCTATTGTCAAGGTTATAGAAAAGGCTTGGGGAACCCGCCCCCAACGCGGGTTATTGTCAAGGTGATAGAAAAGGTTATTGCTGGCTATTTATATTACCTTTATTGTGTCGTAAAAAGAAACTTGAATTTTCTAAAAATTAAAATTGAAATTGAAAAAATATGGATATTCTAGTGTCTCAAGAACTGCTAAGAATCTTCTAAGTATTTTTATAATAATAAAGTTTATTAAAATAATGATAAATAGCACCATCATTAGCTGTGTCGCTGTCAATAATGAATTCAATATAATCAGTATAAATAGATAAAATATTAACATTAAGGATACGCATATAAATGAGATAGAAGAGGATAAAGAAGATAGAAAAGATGATATCAGGGAAGGTTATTAAGCGATTGATAATGAGAAGCAAGGGGATTATTTTAGCAAGGGTATTTATAGATATATAATAGGTAAGAAGTGATTTTTCATTAAGGCGAGGGATAATGATAAATAGAGAGATGAGGAAGAAGGAGATAGCGATAGATATAAGAATAACAGGATTAAAGGGAACTATTCCAAATAAATAAAGAATAGTATAAAGGAAAATCCAGATAGAGAGGAACCTATCAAGGGTGATAACTGGTTTTTCCATAAAATAATATAGATATTCTACTATGTATAATATTAAATTGTAGGATATGGGGGGATGGGGGGAAACCGCCCCCAACGCGGTTTTATAGAAAGGTGATAGAAAAGGCTATTGCTGGCTATTGTCAAGGCGATAGAAAAGGCTATCGCAGGCTATTGTCAAGGTAATAGAAAAGGCTATCGCTGGCTATTGTCAAGGTAATAGAAAAGGCTATTGCTGGCTATTGTCAAGGTAATAGAAAAGGCTATTGCTGGCTATTGTCAAGGCGATAGAAAAGGCTATCGCAGGCTATTGTCAAGGTAATAGAAAAGGCTATCGCTGGCTATTGTCAAGGTAATAGAAAAGGCTATCGCTGGCTATTGTCAAGGTAATAGAAAAGGCTATTGCTGGCTATTGTCAAGGTGATAGAAAAGGCTATCGCTGGCTATTGTCAAGGTAATAGAAAAGGCTATTGCTGGCTATTGTCAAGGTGATAGAAAAGGCTATCGCTGGCTATTTATATTACCTTTATGGTGTCTTAAAAAGGAACTGGATTTTTCTAAAAATTGAAAATTATAATTTGAGTACATCTTTCTGTTTTTTCAAAAATTTCAAAAGTTTTTTAGAAATTACAAAATAATTCAAGAGATGTACTCAAATTTAAAAATGAAAAAATATTGATATTCCAGTGTCTCAAGAACTGCTATGTTAATCTAAGTATTTTTATAATAAATATTGAGAGGCTATCGCTGGCTATCGTCAAGGTTATAGAAAAGGCTATTAGATGGTAAGCCTCTCAAAACACTTCATCTATCCCCACATAAAACCGCGTTGGGGGCGGTTTCCCCCATAGGTTTCCCCCATAGGTTTCCCCCATAGGTTTCCCCCATAGGTTTCCCCCATATATTATGATATATAGCGACATACTTGGGACATCGCCAGTAATAGCTTCTCTTTCTTGCTAATCGGTTTTACTTTCTTAGATATGTAAGTTTCGCCAAAAAGTCTATACTCTATCTGTGATAATATACAATAATTATTATTCAACAGCCACGATATATATACGGCAACTGCTATATGAGTATTATAGGGCGAATAAGGATAAATCGTATAGATGACAAACAAATAATGAAATGAGAACGCTAAATATTTCAATATCATAATATGCCTGTGGTTTATTCATAATATCACAGATATTTCTTAGATATTTTATACATCTTTGGATATCATATGGAGTTTGTTGCTACTGGAGTAGTTTATTAGGAATATTCCTAGTAATATGAGAATAAAGCCGAGGAACTCTTCGCCCTTTATTGTCTCGTTTAGATACAGATAGCCGAATATTAGAGTTAGCACGGGATATATTGAGGTTAATATAGCAACTAAGGCAATTGATTTGTCATTATTTACGATATATAGATATAGATATTTTGAAATAAATAATAAGATAGTTATAAAAAATATCCCTGTTATTATGCTGGTATCATTAAGCAATATAGTCGCATCCTTGATAATATACGCATTATCATAGTATAACATTAAAAGTAATGCAGCCAAAAATTGGATACCAGAACCTATTATGATAAATGATAGGATGTTTATCTTTCTCAATAAATACTTTTCAAATATCGGTGAAATGCCCCATATGACATTCACAAATAAATAATATAATAACAGCATTATACTATATATAAACATAGAATATATTATATTATCTGTAATGAAAATGAACGTTCACAATAAACTTATCGCATCCCAATATAACATTATCTCAAAAGTATTTGATAATTCTCGTGTAAGAATATGGAACAACGTCAAACAATTCCTCCTTGACGACCAAGGAAGAACTGCAAATACTTTGTTAGATTGTGGGTGTGGCAATGGTAAAAATATGATATACGCACAATCTCTGGGATATCATAGCGAAGGCTTTGATATCTCTGACAATTTATTAGATATCTGTAAAAATAAAGGGCTCAACGTATATTATCAAGATGTATTGAATCTCAAAGCTAATAAAAAATATAACAAGATTATCTCAATAGCCGTCCTACATCATCTACAAACATTTGAAGAACAAATCGCCGCCATCAAGATTTTATGCGATTGTCTGGATAATAATGGAAAACTACTCGTATCTTTCTGGTCAAAAGAAAAAAACTTAGAAGACATCAAAGAATATCGCAAAGACGGCCAGGACTTGATAGTTCCTGATGTAAGAAGTAAGAGCGATAGCAGAGATTTTGTATTGGGCCCTAATTATGTTAGCTGGAAGCTTGATAGAGAAAATATTATTCAGCGATTCTATTATATTCACGATTACAAAAGTATTCAAGAATTGGCAAAAAATATAAATGTAAAATATACGATATCTTGGGAACAGCAAAATTGGTTCATTCTATTTACGAAAGACATATAAGAAATATCTACTATATATTATTACGCTCTCATAGCTCAGTCGGTAGAGCGCTTGGCTTTTAACCAAGTGGTCGCGGGTTCGAGCCCCGCTGAGGGTGTCATAATTTATTTTTACAATATATATCACTAACATATCTATTTTGATGATGATGCCGCGGATGCCGCCGAATAATATTTAGAACTCGTAGAACTCGTAGAACTCGCGGAACTCGCGGAACTCGCGGAACTCGCAGAAGACTTGGATTTTGCTGAATAATACTGAGAAGACGATGCGTGCGCCTGTTGTGATGATTTTTTAGGAGCCGGTCTCTGTCGCGGCTGCCTTGGCGGTATTACTGTTAAATCGGTGACGGTTATTTTCTTAGCCATCGTTTCGTCAGGGCATATTATATTGTTTTTGTAATAGTTTATTGAGTGCCTGGCGTAATCTATGTAATATTTTGTGTTAAATGGCAAGAGTATCTCGTCCTCTTCTTCGTATCCGCTGATATTGTCTATTACACCTTTGGACATTTAAAATGCCGATTTTAGTCTTTATAATTCTTGTATTTTCTTATCTTATTTTTCTTAATATATTTGGGTTGTCTATTATATGTTCCATTTAATATTCTCTTATAATAGCCTTCTGGTATTGTTTTTATTACCTCTTTAATATTATTATTTAAGTCTTCATAATATAACCCTTGTTTCTTTTGTAATTTAGATTTTAGAAGACTAAAAAACATTTCTATACTATTTGTATAATGTTGATATGGAACTGAATAAATCAACTTATTATTTTTGTTTATTAATTCCTTAACTCTAATGTTTCTATGAGAACTTGCATTATCTAAAATGATAACCTTGTTTTTATATTTATTAGTAATAAACCTTTCTAAAAATATTAATAACCTATCACTATCTATACCACCTTTATTATATAATTCATAACCGATTACTCCTTTTATTGAAATAGCAAAAACACCTGTATATTTTTTGAAAACTTCTTGTGAATTAGTTTTAACTACACATATTTTACCTACTTCATTATAGCAATAGTGTCTTAATTGTAAAGAGTTAATACTTGTTTCATCTATGCAAATAATGTCGTCAATATTATAATTTTTTATTTCATTATAAAAATCTTTAATTTTTTCATTAATATTTATATCCTTACCAAATCGCTTATAGGTTCATGTCTAATTTTAGTTAATTTTAATGATATATAATTTTCTTTAATTATCCTACTAATATGTCTTCTTGTAATGTTTAATTTAGAATACTTATTACTTAATTTAGTAAGTAAATCTTCTATTGTAATAGTCTTATTATTTTTAAGTTCTTCTAATATAAACTTTATATGTTCTTTTTTAACCTTATATGATATTGGTTTTCTGTTATGTCGTTTAATTTCATTTTCTTCTTCATATCTTTTAGTCCATCTTAATAGACTTCTTACAGAGCATTTAAATATTCTACATGTGTTGTCTTGTGTATCCTTATTTTCTAAAAAATATTTTACTGCGGATAATTTATAATCTTCGCTTTTATGTTAGTCATAAAATTATTTAAAGTTATGCGTCTTATATTATAATGATAAGATAATATGACTGATATGGTTAATATTGATATGTATAATAATTTAATGATTGAAAATGAATTGTTAAAGAAAAAAATTGTAGAATTAGAAGAAAAATTAAAAACATATACCAATACAGAAAGGAATAAAAGGTATTATGAAAAAAATAGTGAGAAGGTAAAAGAAAAGGCAAAGAACTATATGGAGAAAATGAAAACGGAGAACCCGGAAAAACTTAAAGAGTGGCGACATACTGCTTATATGAATAGAAAAGCAAAGTTGGAACAGAGTTAATAGTTATATTTTCTAAATTTTTGCTGTAATATTTTTACACATTTATTTATTTTGTTCCAATCATTTTCCCATATAACTACTAAATTATATCCTAAATTTTTCAAAATCCCTTCTTTTTTTAATGTTTTTTCATATAACTCCTTGTATGTACATTTTGTTATTGTATTTATATCATCGTCTTTATAAATATTTGGATTGCCGTGCCAGAAATCTCCATGAAATTCATATATTGTATTATTTTCTTTGCAAAAACCATCTGCCTTATATTTGGTTGTTGTAATAACATATTCACCATCATTACAAGCATGTTGAATATTGATATTATAAAGTTTAGAAAGAAAATCTAACCATAAAATTGATGGTTTAGAATAACCATTATTACTACATTTAGGACACCCTTGTCCTGATTGATAATGTCCTCCTGCTATTTGTTGAAATATGCCATGTTTCTTACATATAATTTTAACTTTTTTACCACTATTAATATAAACACTTTGAGAATAGTCATATAAATCTCCGTGTATTTTCTTACTTCTTTCTATAAAATCTTCTGTAGTTAATTTAGCAACACCAGCACATTTTTGACAACCACTACCTGAAAAATAATGTCCTATTGGTGTTTGTAAAAAATCTCCATGAATTTTACAACCTATAATAACATTTTCACTACATTTTGTATAATATACTTTGGAGTAGTCATATAAATCTCCATGAACTAATTTAGATTTTTCTATAAATTCTTCTTTTGTAAGTGTTTGTCTTTTACTAATTGCATTATAATAACATTTTTGACAACCATGACTATTTAAATGTGAATTAGGTTTTTGTAAAAATTCTCCATGTTCTTTACAAATTATATTAACCTTTTCATTAGAAAGATTATATACAACATTTGAATAGTCATATAAATCCCCGTGAACTAATTTAGATTTTTCTATAAATTCTTCTGTTGTTAAAGTGCAATGTCCCGCACATTTAGGACAACCAGAACCTCCTAAATGATAAGATGCTATTTGATTAAATTCTCCATGTTCTTTACAAATTATATTAACTTTTTGATTAGAAAGATTATAAATAACATTAGAATAATCATATATATCTCCGTGAACTAATTTAGATTTTTCTATAAATTCTTCTGTTGTTAAAGTGCAATGTCCCGCACATTTAGGACAACCTGCTTTATTCCAATAATGATAGACAGGTTTTTGTAAAAAATCGCCGTGTGTTTTACAAATAATTGAAACCTCTTTATTACTATTTTTATAATCTACTTTTGAATAGTCATATAAATCTCCATGAACTAATTTAGATTTTTCTATAAATTCTTCTGTTGTTAATGTATAATGTCCTGTACATTTAGGACAACAACTGCCGCGATTTAAATGATGATTTGGTTTTTGTTGAAATTCGCCATGTTCTTTGCAAATAATTATTATTTTTGTATTAGCGTCAATATAATCTACTTTTGAATAATCATATTTATCGCCATGTTTTTCTCTACATTTTTTTATAAATTCATCTAAAGGTGTTTTTCTTTTATTACCATTTAAAACATTACCACATTTAGAACAACCTATTCCTTTTAAAT